TTAAATTAAGGTTTGTTTCATTTATTTGTAATATAAGGTCAGATAATAAAATCTTTATACCAATTGATGCTGATGCGGTTTCTGACTTTCCCATTATTATAGTATTATATTATAATTCGGCGTTTTAAATGTATGAAGGTGTAAAAAAATTGATATAATTAATTTAATATAATATGTTATTATATTAAATTAATGACTAATATTAATATAGATCAATATAATTTTACATTATATGAAGATACTCATACTATTTATGTAACTAGTTCAGATATATCACCGATATTATTAGATAAAATCAATATAATTTTATCTAATAGTATGAATAAAACAAATAGTGAATTTGTCGAGATTATATCAAATGTTTTAAAAAGTAATAAAAAAGAATTTATTATCATAAATGATTATATGGGTATTTTTGAAGATACAACTATAACTAAATATAAATTAAATAAAAATTCTATTTACTCAAAATATATGAAGAATATTGGTAATATTCAATCTAATTTACTAAATATGATTCCAAAAGAATTATTGTTAAATGATAACTCGTTATATAAAATGTTAATTAATGAAATTGAACGAGTTAATAATAATATGTCACATGATCATTATATTGTATGTAATGATAATAATATATTTGATCTATCTGTACGTATTAGATATAGAGATAACGAAATATCCAAAATTATGAAACAATTTTATAATACATATGAATATGATTACTTTGAACTAACATTTCATTTGTCCAAGACATATCCATTTTTACCACCTAAAATAGATTACATTAGACCAAAAATAGATCTGGTTTTGGCACAAAGTATTATTAGTATGGATATATGGAATGTAACAAACTGGAATTATACAATATCATTAGATCATCTTATAACAAATTTAGCAATTGCATTAGAACATCATTTTATTAAATCAATTGATATAGATTGTGAAAATAATAAATTAACTAGTTCTCCATTCAATAATATTGAAATGAAATTATTACATTTAATTAAACGAACAAAAATGGGTATAGCAAATATTATACCAATTGATATAAATCTAATTACCATCAAACAATTAAAAGATACAACAAATAAGAATACAACACAATGGAAGTCAGGAACTGGTTATGGAAATAACAGTACTACTACTTGGGATATAAATAGTTATATAGATGCTATAAAACTAAACACGATTGATACAATAGATACACTTAATAATATAATTGAATTTTTAAAAATTATGGAATCATATACTATAGATTTGATTTTTGAATCTTATATAATCGATGTATTAACTGGAATTAATATTCTTGATTTTAATAAATCTCATGAATACTATCATATTTTAATTACTTTGATAAATATAATAATTACTAAGAAATTTAATATATCGTTACATTTTATTGATAATATTATAAATATAACAAAAGATTTATATGACATTATCAATAATATATTATCAATCGACATTAATGAATCAAGTCATAGTACAAAACATGTATCTAGCACCGATTCATTAATGTCAATTGATATATATATAAATACCTATATTCATTTTATTGATACGATTAATATTGTGAGAGCGAAACAAATTGTTTCTATTCCAATTATACAAGATATTGTTATTCCAAGTAATATAAAAGATTCATATAATCAAATAATATCACAACAACAATTTGGTGAATATAATTTAATCAATTCACATTTATATTATAAAAATAAGACTAATAGTATAAATAAAAAATCAATGTTAAGAATAATATCAGAGACATCGTCGCTTAGAAAAAATTTACCAAATTCCTGGGATTCAAGTGTAATACTAAGAGTATCTAAAACAAATGTTAATTTGATATCATTTGTTATAACTGGACCAAAAGATACACCATATCATAATGGTATATTTGAATTTCACGCTTATTTTCCAGATGGGTATCCAACAAAAGTTCCTGAAGTATTGATAGCAACAACAAATGGAGGAACATTTAGATTTAATCCTAATTTATATGCTAATGGTAAGGTATGTTTGTCACTATTAGGTACATGGAGTGGTGATGTAGGTGAATCATGGAATCCTGAATTATCAACGTTCCTACAAGTAATCATTTCAATACAAGCGCTAATATTAGTAGAACAACCATATTTTAATGAACCGGGATATGAAAATACAATGAATACAAATGATGGGAAAATTAAAAGTATTAAATATAATGAAAATATAAGAGTTGGTACAATAAAATATGCTATGACTAGTATACTAAAGAATAAGATCCCCTCATATGAAACATTTATTGAAAATCATTTTAAATTAAAGAAAGATGAAATTATATCAACTGTTAATATGTGGATTCAAGAATCTAAATATCTTACAGATGATATGAAAATAGCAGCAGATGAGTTATATAGTATTTTAAATTCTATTTAATTATAAAGTGCTTTAATTATAAAGTGCTTTAATTATAAAGTGCTTTAATTATAAAGTGCTTTAATTATAAAGTGCTTTAATTATAAAGTGCTTTAATTATAAAGAAAAATATCTATTATTTTAATGCTAATAAAAGAAAATAAAAAACAATATACTATTCATATATGCGATAGTATAAAGAATATAGAGTATATGATTCGATATATTGAAACATATTTATTAAAAAAAACTAAAAGAATAATAGGAATTGATTTTGAATTTAATCGTGTTAATAATATGAGACAAATTGCTCTTTGTCAAATTAATATGGAAATATATGGTGATAATAATGCAATAATATTTTTATTTTATCCTCCTGATATTGTTAAACATAGTGATATTTTTAAAAGACTCTTAATTTCACCAAATATAATTAAAATACTACATGGAGGAGAATCATTAGACGTACCATATCTTTTTAATGAAGTATTATTAAATACAAGTGATAGGAAAAAATTTTGTGAAAATTTATTTGATACTAAATATATGTGCGAATATTATAATATATCAAATAATTTAATAAATAATAAATGTAAAATTTATGATTTATTATTACAAATGAATGTAATAAGTAGTAATAAATATAATGAATTAGAAGAAAATGATAAAAAGATGGGTAATATATGGGAAATTAATATAAAAATAAATAAATTATCTAAAAATGTTATTATTTATAGTTTATATGATGTACTATATCTACCCGATTTATTTGAAAAATTTCCAAAAACTGATGTGTATATTAAACTATTACCATGTATAAATTCTTATAATTTGATAAATAGATATAATGATAATATAATATTGCAGTTTAATATGATATCTCGATATAATACATCGTATTATGAAAATATATCATTCAATGATATATATATATCAGTATATAGTTGGTTGATATGTTATCCATATTTTGATTATTTATTTCAAATTAATTATTTTAAAAAATTTTATGAAATTCTCATTAAAAATATCCTGTACAGTAAACTATCAGATGAATATAAAAATAAAGTATATGATAACATAATTAAAGATGATACCATGAATACATTAGAAATGAAAAAATTTCAAAAGAACCTATGTGAACATATTATTATGATGTTATGAAACAGATATAAGCGGTATAAAGAAATAATATTATATATAATTAAGTTAATAAATGTCAAACAAGTCTGAATCATATAATACTACCCGAAAGTCTACTATTCGTAGACCCGGACGAACACTTTTGATCAAACCAACATCTAATATTGATTTGAGTGTTTTAGACACATTAGAAGGGTGCATTACAAAGCACCTCACTGAAAAGTCTAACTCGTATTTTCTTACTTTTACAACTGCCGACCAATCTCTTAGTGCTCTAAAGCAATTGAAAAAGCAATTTGGAACATCTGTAAGAGTAAAGTTTGCTCACTACCGTGTTTATTTCACTTTAACTGGTTTGGTTGATACTAGTGATTACGGTGATGTAAAGAAAACTCACACACTTTTGATTACACAAGGAAACAAATGTAATGTTCTTTACTATCGTCTTTATAGAAAGGATAATCATTATTTGGGTTGCGGAGATCTAACAGTTGATACAAAGGAAGGTTTTGATCAATTGATGAGTAGTGATTCGTTGAAGGATTTTGTTCTAGGTGAAAATCTAACAGGAATCCATTATCGTTTTAATAAGACACAAGCACCTCATCAAGAAGATGCTCATCAAGATGTTCATCATCCTACTAGTCATTCTACATCTAATTAAAAAAATTGAATATATAATTATATTATTAATAAAATATTAATAATATAATGTCTTTTTCTAATAAGATTGATAAAATTGCAAATATGATGCAACATACTAATATTGTCGATTTATCTAATAAAGCAATAATTTATGCACGTTGTAGTACAAAGAAACAAAATGAAGATATGAATCAAAGTTTAGAAACACAAGTTAGTATATGTATTGATTATTGTAAAAGGAATAACATGAAAGTACATGAAATAGTAAAAGAGGTAGTAAGTGGACATGATTATAAGAAACAATCATATTATAATATATTAGATCGTGTAAGTAATACCAATATTATTATTGCCGACCCTTCGAGATTATCAAGGAATGTTGGTTCAGCGGATACTTTTATTAATAAATGTAATAAAATGAATATAACTATCCATTCAGTAAGAGATAATATTATAAGTGATTCACATGTTAATTGTAAGAAAATATTAAATCTAGTATACGACGCTTTTGTAGAAAGTAGTATTATTAGTAAACGTGTTAGTACTGCGATGAAAATAAGGAAACAAATGGGATCTCATATCGGTAAACCACCATATGGTTATGATATAGAACATATTAAAGATAAAACAACAGGTATGAAATTAAGAAAATTAAAAGGGAATAAAATTGAACAATCCATAATACAATTAATTAACTTTTTGTATTATGGATGTAATATTTCAACATTGAAGAAACATTGTTTATATAAAAACATAATGAATTGTAAATATATACAACAGTTTGATACTATTATTTATTACGGAAATCTATGGGCATGTGATATAGTAAAAATATTAAATAGTTGTATGATAGAAGGACGTCAACCTAAATGGACAACACATAATATTACAAAAATTGTAAAGAAAAATATTTATTGTAAAAAGATGTTATTGTAATAATTTATTTAATAAAACAAAAAAATTATGTAAAAGTAATACTGAATAATCTATTACAAATTTTAGTATTATCGACTTGTCTAGCATCTTCTTCTAATTGTTTATGTTTTTTAAATATTTTATCATATTTATTTTTCATAGTTTCTGATGATAAAACATAATACGCTTCTTTTATATTTTTAATATCTTGTATCATCATTTTAGTTAAGAAAGGTAAACCAACAAATCTTGATATTTGTACATTATATGCATCTTTAATTTGTTTAGCAGATAGATCGTCTTCCGTATTATTAATATCAAGTATCTTATAATAATCTTTCATTAAAATAATTTATATATTTTAATACAGTATTTAGACTAGATAAATTCTCATTAAAATTAATGGAAACAAAATATAATAATCCACAGAAAAATCCTTTATTTAATATTATGAAAAATATTACTTCAACATATTATTATATGGATAAATTTGAACGCCGTGACAATGATAAATTTATTGAAAATAAAACAGAACTAACTGATATTGGAAAAGAAATGTTCAATATGTTTGGTCTAGATATAGTTGATATTAAATTTTTTGTAGATATTTGTGCAGCACCTGGTATGTATTCAAAGATAATATATGATGGTCGCGGACCAGAAGATAGACCACCTACTGGTATTGGTATTAGTTTACCTCCAGAAAAAGGGGGTGTTAAGTTTGAATTTAATCACGATAATTATAAACAATTTTATAAAGATATTTTAGAAAAACAATATAAATTAGAATTACCAAAGAAACTTGATTTTGGTATTGCATCATGTGTGTCATATATTGATGATAAAAAAAATTCACATCTACTTAATATGGAATTAATAATAACTAGTTTAAATATGATAATGAATAATTTGATGATAGATGGAAGTTTAATTATAAATATGTCAATGAAAAATATTTATACATGTTATAATATTTTAAATATATTATTAGAACATTTTAAAATAATAAATTTATGGAAATCTTCTAATATATGGGGAACTAAAAATACATTTTATGTGTTTTGTTATGATTTTAAGACTAATAATTATAATAATAACATGATTAAATATATTAATATGATTAAGGATAATAATTCAGAAATAAATACAAAATTTTTGGGGACCGAGGAAAATTTTAAAAGAATAACGCGGTTAATAGAACCTATTTATATGGTTAGAATAAATTGTTGGTTAAATAAAATTATGAGTTGAGTTTTGATTTAATATACCCATTCATAATTTGACCCCTAAATATAATTCATAATATATTGTGGATTACTAGAAATACCCAACTTAACAATAGTATTTAATGTATCTATATTAAGACTTTTTAATTTATTATATATATTTCCCCCGCCTTTCATTTGATCATGAATATCGTATATCATATTACCCATATTTGTAATTTCGTAATATGATATACGATATTCATGATCAAATAGAATTATATTATTTCTTTCTAATAATTTTTTATACTTTAAGAAATTCATTATAATATGATAGAAAAAAGTATTAAAAAAATTGAATTTTAGTATAAAAAAAGAATATATATAGATTATATAATGTTTTCACCAAGTAATAAGAAAGTAATTTCGGAACTTTTCAATACAATTGATATTGAAGATGAGTTTGAAGTGATGTTTAATAATTACAAACAAGATAACCCGCTTGCTTTGGCAGATTTTATGAATGTAATGAAATATGTAAAATATAGAAGTGAAACATCTAAATTGCCATTATATGAAGTTGTCAGTTTAGATATATTTTATAATGAATTCCGTGCTTCTATAAATGGTATAGATAATATAAATAGTTTTTTAGGATTAGTATATCAGAGGAAAAATAATAATATAATGTCAATATTAGTAAGTCAATATCTGGACAAGGAAGGGTATCTATTAATTAAAAAGGAGAAAGACAAATTAAATCGCATTGATATTGATAATTTAGATATAAGAATTCGTAAATCAAAAGAAATTAATATTATTGATAAGAGTATGATAGAAATGTTAAAAAACCTTGGCCCCCAAGACTCTGATAAAATTGTATTTCGTTACAAACAACGAATGACATTAGAATTGGATAAAAATACAATGATTGATATGACAATTGTTAAAACGAGTGATAATGTATCTAATATATATTCTTCTCCTAAAATATATGAAATTGAAATTGACTATTCGTCGAAAAACATAGATAAGAAAAATTTAAATAATATTCTTACTAAAATTTTAGACGAAGCATCGCAAATCAAAAAAGTTTTAACAAGTAATGATATTATAATAACTAAAGAAGCGGAGAAAAAAATAATAGAAAAATACAAAATTCTTACTTATGGAAATAGTAATGAAATGTCCAATATGTTGTATAGCAGTCAACCTATTTCGACAGAAGTTCAACATATTATTGATAATATTCCAAATAAATATTCAGTAACTGATAAAGCAGACGGTGATAAATATCAGTTATTTATATATGATAGTGAAGTATATTTAATATCGAATAATTTGAATGTTAGAAAACTTGATATGGTAGTAAAAAAATTAGATAATACTATTATTGAAGGAGAATTAATTACATTACCCGATAGTCGTAAATATATATTCATGATGTTTGATTGTCTATTTTATAAAGGTGAAGATATGAGAAATGTATCAATCTTAAAAAAACGTTTAATACCAATTAAAGAAATTTCGATACTACTTGGAAGTAAACCGTATGAAATGAAAGATTACGATGGTCCTTTTAATATGATGGATATTAAGAAATATTATACAGGTTGTATCAAAGAATATTATGATAGTTTGAATAATGATATTGCTCGTATAAAAACAAATGATTATTTGTTTTTCCCTAAATTATTTCTATTTCCTTCAGGTGGTAGTCCATCTGAATGTTTCTTATTTTCTGACTTAGTATGGATTAATTGTACAAGAAACACTAATTTAAATTGTCCATATTTATTAGATGGTATTATATTTACACCAATTGAACAGAAATATACAAGAGAAAAGAAAGAACAAAAATATCCATTCTATAAATATAAACCACCTCAAACAAATTCTTTGGATGTATATATTATATTTGAAAAGAATAAAGAAACAAATGGTTATATGGATATTTATGACAATTCAATTCAAGATAGTTTGCCGTTCAAAACATATCGTGTTGCAAATATTTATGTTGGTGATATGATTGCGGGGAAAGAACAACCAGTACCCTTTATGAAAGAACATCATAATAATATGATTTATCTTCCTATTGTAAATAATACAGTTCGGGATGTAGAAGGAAATCTGGTTCAAGATAAAACAGTTATAGAAATAGTATATTCAAATGATATTACTATCCCTCATCCATATCGATGGAATATATTAAGGACAAGGTGGGATAAAACTGAATCTGTTATGAGATATAATAAAAAGTATGGAAATTTTAAAGATGTAGCAGAAAAAATTTGGAAATCTATGATAGAAGCAGTTACTATAGATGAGATCAATATTTTATCTAATCCAAAAACATATGAAATGCAAATGAAATTATTACGTTCTCGTTTAGATAGTAGTGTAATTATATCACAGAAAAAACAAGATATATATTATCAGAAAGTTACTGATCTTATTAAGAAAATGCGTGAATTTCATAACTGGATTAAAACAAGTATTATTAATACATATTGCTCCCCATCACCTTCTGAAACAGGTGGAAAAATAGTTAGAAAAAGTTTTCTCGATCTCGGTTGTGGAAGAGGTGGTGATATTTTAAAAATATATCATGCTAGAGTAGGAGATTATGTGGGGATAGATCCAGACTTTGAAGGTATATATAGTGCAACGAATGGTGCTATCAGTAGATACAATCACCTTAAAACAAAATATCCTAACTTTGGTAAAGTAACATATATTCAAGCAGATGGAGGAGTACAGTTTAATAGTGAAGCGCAAAGTAAGAGTATTGCCAATTTATCTAAAGAGAATAAAGATAATATAGATAAAATATTTACAAAAACTAGGAAATTTGATATTATTAGTTCACAAATGGTTATTCACTATTTATTTGGCAATATGACTAGTATCAATAATTTGATTGAAAATATTAAAAATTATTTGAAGAAAGATGGTTATATTCTATTAACATTATTTGATGCAATGAAAATACACAAATCATTTGATACTAATGGAAAAATAACATCTACCTATACAGACAAAGATGGTAATAGGAATGTCTTGTATGAAATTATTAAAAAATATAATGGTGATTTGGGACATGATATTGGAATGCCTATCGATGTTCATATGGCGTGGATCAGTGAAGAAGGCAAATTTATTGAAGAATATCTTGTCTCACAAGAATTAATGGAAAAGACAATGAAAGCAGCAGGATGTAGATTAGTAGAGACTGATTTATTTGCTAATTTGTTTGAACTAAATAAACCATATTTTGAAAAGGTAATTAAATATGAAGAAAATCCAAACAACCGACAGTTCTTTGAAAAGATTGGGGAGTTTTTTGGTGAAATGACTGGAGCGGATAAAGAAAGTCGTAACTTTTCATTTTTATATAGATATTATATTTTTCAAAAAAATTAATAAAATAGTCCTTTATAATAATAATTATTAGGATAAAATATTTTTCTTAAATGAACACCACTAAATATTATACTTGTAATAATAATTAAAATGGAAAATATTTTTGTTTTTTTATACATTTCAAATCCTCTATAAATTAATATAATACCTATTATTATAGAAATATATTCACACCAAACTGGATGTGTTAATTGATTTGAAATTGATTCAGGATTATCTATTGAATTAAATGGCCATACCTGGTGTTTGAAACCTGAATATAAATGATATAAAAATAATAAAAATATTATTATAACTATAACAGGTTCATTATATTTTAATCCAATAGTAATTAATAATGGTATGATAAACAGATATAAAAATTTATAAAATATTGTTTCTGTTATTTTCATATATATTATATATTATATTTAATTATGTATCAATGTTAAAAAAATTGATTTATTTAATATATGATTATTGTTTGCTATCATAATAATAAATGGAAATTACGTATAGTACAATGAGAAACTGTGGATTGGTAGAAGATAGTAATAATATTATAATGCATCCAATACATAATATGATAATACCTTTAACTCAAATTAATATGTATTTATTTGGAATTAATTCTATTCCACATACAGTATGTCTTCAATCTATAATTGATAAGAATATTGTAATAAAACATAATAATATATTCTATTTAATTCTTTCTAAACTTAGTCAATATATCGATATGTTTGATTCTGATAATTTACAAAAATATCAGAATAAATATATATTAATTAATTTCAATAATCTATTAAATATAGAATTAGAGGGAGTACAAGATCTATTATATTATTTTCACACAAAATTTATAAATTTTTTAAATGAAAAAAAACCTCTTTTTCACAATATAATTAAGAAAATGTTTGGAGATAAATGTTATAAGGGTCAATTTGTAGATTACGAGACAAATACTAAAATTATATCAGTCAAATTTAATTATAATAAACCAATTGTTGTTCATTTTGGGTTTCCCGATGCAACAATACCATTATATGTAAATTTTAATACAATCCTTAATAATGATTCATATAATAAATTTTACGAAGAAATAAAGAATGAAATATTATTACAAGATCCTGATCAATTTATTGTAAATAATCTTGGTACATTTATGGATATTTCTATTGCCCAATTAATAGTAAAAAGTCATAATAATAAAATGGAACATATTATACCATTAGAACAATTATTGAGATTGACAATATTTAAATCAGATAAACTTAAAGAAGAATATGTTAAAGTATTTAAATCATTATATGATGAAAATACAATTTGGTGCTATAATAATAAAACAGTATATTTGAACTTTGATGGACTAAATAAATATTTTTTAAATTTAGAATTAAAATATTTAGATAGTTTTGAAATGAAAGAAACAATCAACACATTTTATAGCATGACAATGAATGAATTGATCGAATGTTATAAATATTTGTATAGTATAAAATAATTATTTTAATTTAACGAATTCTTAATGGATACGTACCTAATTCAAAATAAGGTGTTGCATAGGCATAAAATGTAGGTATGTACATTGAATCTAGACGGTATACTAATGGATCATAATACATATAATACAAGGGTTGACTTGTAACTGGTACATAGGATTTTGCTTCCCGATAGAAATCATATGAATCATCCATATCAGATGAATCGTCGCGATTTCTGCTACTACGTTTCTTGCTACGACGTTTGGATGATTTTCTTGCTCCTCCGTTAAAACGACCCTTAAATTTATCAAAGTTTTCAACAAATTGTTCAATTGCCATATCGTCACCTTTAATTTCAAATGGATGAATGGAGTAATTAACTTCATCTTGTGTTTTCTTTTCTTTTACTTCAAAATGATAAAATTTACCCTTTCCACTACCACCTTTTTGAATAGTAAAATAATATTTAGGTACATTATTATTAAAGTGTTCGGATAAATTTTTATAAAATATTTTTGCCGCTTCTATAGAATTGGCTGCTTCTAGTTTTGTTTCAAACTCACCTTTAATATAAGGATTTACAAGCTTATATTTATTAACCATATTATATAATAATCTAGATATTTTTTTTATAATAATCTATATATTTTTTATTTTCAAGACTATGAATTATACATAAAATATTATGAGACAAGTCGCCGCATAGCGGTTCTTGAGCGGAGAGAATTTCAAACTGAAGTTTGAACCATATTGAATAATTCTTTCAGAATTATCCGCTACTATTCACCCCAACTCATATATTCACTATACTGAAAATATTGATATAAATAGGTTAAAGGAGTAATAGGATATTTATGTATAAAATGGTTTGTGTATTAGAACTAAAAACAACGCAATCTGTCCATATCAGGACTCTCATTGATTCTCTTAACGCTCTTTTAACAGATGTAAATATTACATTTTATCCCTATCATATTGAACCAACTAATGATGAGAAAGATAAAAAAATCGGCGGGGTAGTAATTAAAGAAATTAATAAAACTAGTAGTATATTGATACATTGTAAATTAGACGCTGATCAATTTGAATATTATAATTATAATTACAAACAATATAAATTGACAATTGGTATTAACTTAAATAATTTCTTAAAATGTATAAAATGTATGACTAATTTTGATATCATGACTTGGAAAATAGATGATGAAGATATAAACAAACTAATAATGATATTAGAAAGTGAGAAAGAAAAGAAGATATTTAAAATAAATTTAATGGATCTAGAAGATGTTGATTATCCAATTGAACCAGTCAAGTTACCATATTCTATTATTCTACCAACTCAAGATTTTCAAAATTATTGTAAAAACATGATGTCCGCAACTGATAAGATTGATATTAAATGTGTAAATGATAATCTATTTTTATCTGGGAAAGGTGAATTAGGAGTAATTGATTTTGAACTAACTGCTTCAAATGTAAGTAGTGGTCTTACAATTGTTAAGAATACAGATAATGTTAATGAAATAGTTCAAGGAACTTTTGAATTAAAATATCTTATAATATTTACTAGATGTTCTAGTTTATGCAGTCATGTAAATTTATTTTTAAAGAATAATTACCCACTTATTATTCAATACTCTGTTGCTAAATTAGGACAAATTAAATTTGTATTATCACAAAGTAAACCAAAGTTATTATATTAAAAATTGATTTTTTATTTTTTTATATTTATGATATTATACTATATAATGGAAAGTATTGAAATTCATGTTAAAACATTTACAGGTAAAACAATTAAAATTTTACCACAAGATATTCATACAAGAAATAAAACAAATATTTCTTGTATAGATATTAAAAATTATATTGAGAGGATTGAAATGATACCATCAAATATACAAAAAATTGTACATAATAGTATTACACTCGCTGATAATGATATGATTGATATAATCGATGATATCACTATTTTATATTTAATAGTAAACATTCGTGGCGGTATGTTTCATGAAACAAGTGGACGACATGGGATGACTTTATTAAGATAAAATTATATTTTATTTTTTTCTGGCATATGAGCAATATAAATAATATCAGTTTTCCATTTCTTTAATATATCACGATTAATATGTTTAATACTATTACACATACTATCAGTATTCCATATTTTAACAACACATGTATTATTTTTTTTTATTGAAATTGATAAACCAACTACATCACATCCTTCTATTAATTCATTTGTTACTAAAAGGATAGATAAATCTTCCCACAATTCAGTAACTGTATTATTATTTATTTTAAATGACCAGCATCCACCATTAATATTCATTTGATCTTCCCATAATGGTTTAATATTATTTTTCATTATAAAATAATGTTTCCCAACTAATCCATCGATAGCATCCCAATTATTATAAAGTTTCCAAAAATCAACACCATTCTTGATACTATAAATATTTTTATATCCATCTATAGTCCATATGTCTTTCGTATGATGATACCAAATATCCCATGTATCTTTAAAAGTTGTATCTGTTTCCATTTATAGATAATTATCTTTAATTCTTTATATATAATGCTTAAAGAATAACTCGATTTAAAAATATTTAAAAATAATTGAAATATTAAGATAAAATATATAAAACTAATGTTATTATATATATAATGGCAGTTAATCAAACAGATGTTAATCAAACAGATATAAATAAATTGATAAAATTGTACTTTAAGCAACCAAATATTCTGTATGAACACCTATTTAGTTCTTTTCATCAATTAGTAGAAGAGATTATACCTTATAGTTTAAATAAGGATAATAATTATTTTTATGAAAATATCGAAAATAATATTATTTATTTACATGGTTTTAAATGTGATAATATTAGAATAAAACCACCTACTAATCCATCTAACAATGATCTGTTGTCACCAAAAGAGGCGAGAACAAAACATTTGAAATATTTTGCAACTATACTTGTTGACATTTATCAGTTTGTAGAAAAGGAAGATCTTATTACTGGTGATAAAACAATTACAGTTGTAGGTGAAATTGAAAAAGATGTAAACATTGCCAATATTCCTATCATGGTAAAGTCTAAATATTGTTCTACTAGTATAAAAAATGATTTAATGGGAGAATGTCGTTATGACCCAGGTGGATATTTCATAGTAAATGGTAAAGAAAAAATTATAATGTCTATAGAGAAAATGGTGGATAATAAGATATTAATATTTAGTAAAAATGATCCTACAGCAGTCGAGGGAAAAAGTTATATTGCTCATATTAATTCACGACAAGATGATTGGTCTGATAATTTACAAATTCTTACAATCAAGAACAAAAAGAATGGTGAATTAGTATTTTCAAATTCACAGTTTTCAGATATTCCATTGTTTATATTCATGCGAGCACTCGGTTTAGAATCAGATAAGGATATCATTTCAAATATTACATATGATATAGAAGATATAGAAATATTAAATCTATTACGACCTTCTATTTTAAGTTCAGTTGATGAAAATAATGTAATGATTAAAACGAAAGATGAATCATATAATTATCTTATTGGGAAATTAAAAAGAAATAAACGTATTTCACAAAATGACGAAGCGTTAGCAACTATACAAAAAAAAATATATTTAGATAAAGTTTTACGAAAAGATTTATTACCTCATTTGGGCGAAGATGTTCCTAAAAAAATTAGATTTTTAGGTCTAATGGTAAATAAATTACTTTTAGTTTTGGTAAAACGCCGGATGGTAGATGATCGAGATGGTTTTGATAATAAGCGTATTGAAACACCAGGTGTTCTATTAGGACAATTATTTAGGCAAAATTGGAAAAAATTATTAAATGAAATTGGAAAAAATTTCAAAAGAAAAAACCAATCTGATGAAAAACCAATAAATATGATACAACAGATTAAACCTACTATTATTGAACAGGGAATTAAAACAGCACTCTCTACTGGTATATGGGGAATGAATAAAACAAAAAAAGGTGTTGCGCAATCATTACAAAGATTATCATGGGTATTAGCACTTTCTAACTTGAGAAGAATTATGTCTCCTTCATTGGACGCTTCTACTACAAAAGTAACATCAATTCGTCATGTAAATAATGTATCATATGGTTTTATCTGTCCGGTACAAACACCAGAAGGGCAAAAAATTGGTATAGTTAAAAGTTTAGCAATGATGAGTAGTATTACCAATCAAAATGTATCACAAAAAATAATATTAGAGGATATATTAACAGAATTTAAAAAATACAAACACCCATATGAAATTGATCCAATTGATATGAATAATTGGTGTAAAATAATGTTCAATGGTGATTGGATTGGATGTACTAAATCTGTCTATGAATTATATAATCATATGATTGCGAAAAGGAATAATAATATTATAGATAGATTAACATCTATTTCATTAAATTATGAAGAAAAAGAATTACGGGTATATTATGACGCAGGAAGATTAATTAGACCTTTGTTATGTGTTAAGAACAATAATATGTTATTAACACATGATATTATTAAAGAAGTTGATGAATTATTATTAACGTCGGCAATAAAAGGATGGAATATTATATTAAACAAGTATCCTGATATTATATCATATGAAGATATAGAGAGTACTAAATATTTGATGTCGGCGGAATATATAGATGATCTGAATGAAAGTAAAACTAATATGAAAAATAAACCAACTGAAAATATTGTTAATAGATATGGTGAAAATAAATATATTAGATACACTCATTTAGAATTTCAAAGATGGACTATTTTAGGCGAAGTCGCGTGTGGTATTCCATTTGCGAATCACAATTATGGTACTAAAAATATTATTAATTTCTCACAATCTAAGCAGGCAATCGGTTTATATCTAACTAGTTATAAAGACAGAATGGATATATCTCAAGTATTATATCACCCGCAACTTCCATTAGTAACAACAGAAGGAATGAATTATAACAATATGATGAATTTACCTGCTGGAGAGAATGTAATTGTTGCGATTATGACATATACTGGATATAATCAAGAAGATTCATTAGTATTTAATCAGTCTGCGATTGATAGGGGAGTATTTAGAGTTGATTCATTAAAAACATATCATAGTGAAATTGAAAAGAATCCATCAACATCGCAAGATGATGTGTTTATTAAACCTGATCGTAATAAGGTTACCGGTATGAAACAAGGTAATTACGACAAGTTGAATGAAAAAGGGTTTGTACCTGAAGAGACTATGATAGATAACGAGGATATTATTATCGGTAAAGTATCACCTATTCAACCAACTGGAAATAATAATAAGGTGTATAAAGATAGTAGTGAAATATTTAAGAGTAATGTTCCCGGTGTTATTGATAGGGTTCATACAAATATATTTAACAATGATGGATATGAACAATATAATGTAAGGGTTAGAATGGAACGTATTCCAATGATTGGCGACAAGTTCGCGAGTCGCCACGGTCAAAAAGGTACTCTAGGTATTGCTCTCCCACAAAAAGATATGCCATTCACTGAAGAGGGGATGGTACCGGATCTAATATTCAATCCTCATGGTATTCCAACACGTATGACTGTTGCGCAATTAATAGAATGTCTTTCATCAAAAATAGGAGCAATTGAAGGTAAATTTATAGATGGCACTCCTTTTAATAATTATAATATTAGAGATTTACCCACTATATTAAAAAAATTAGGATATTCTCCGCATGGAACTGAAACAATGTATTGTGGAATAACTGGTAAGAAAATAGAAACTGAAATTTTTATTGGTCCTACATATTATATGAGGTTAAAACATATGGTTTTAGATAAAGTTCATGGAAGAGCACGAGGACCAAGACAGGCGCTTACACGACAACCACTAGATGGAAGAGCAAGAGCAGGTGGATTAAAAGTGGGTGAGATGGAAAAAGATTCAATGGAAGCACATGGATTGGGTCAATTTACAAAAGAAAGAATGATGGAAACATCAGATATAGAAACATTTAAAATATGCGATGATTGTGGGTTATTGGCGACACGTGTTATTGATAAGGATTATTATGTATGTCATCCTTGTAATAATCATACTAGAATATCAAGTATCAATTTACCATATGCGTGTAAATTATTATTTCAGGAATTAATGAGTATTAATATTTTACCTAGAATAAGAACAGAACAAAGTAAATATGATTAAGATTATTTTATAATTTATAATATAATATAATATAATAGGTAGATGAAAGAAATATTAATACTTATTATCATTATATTTATAATATTAATATTATATTTAATATTTAATAATAATGAATCATTATCAAATGATATACCAATACCTTTTGTTCCAAACAAAGAATTAAAATTTATTCATATAACTAAAACAGGAGGATCTTCTATAGAAGATTGTGCCTTTAGAAACAAAATTTATTATGGAAAATATGATAAAGAATATAATATGAATCATATTAATATCGGTAATAAGACACAAATTGGTTATGTATCACAATGGCATATATTATTTCCATTAAATAGTATTGAGTATAAACAAAAATATGATTGGTTTATGATTGTTAGAAATCCTTATACTAGAATAATATCAGAGATAAATTATTTATTTATATTTAATCCTGCTGTATCAGAAAATATAATAAATCATTTAGATAATATTAATAATATGATACAGTATTATATCGTTAATAGATCGCAAATAGGCGATCATTTTACTGAACAATATCTTTATCTAGATCCAGATCCAAATATTAAAATACATGTATTAAAATTTGAGAATATGAAAGAAGACTTTGATAGCTTGATGAAACTTTATAATATTGATATTGTATTAGATGTTCATAAAAATAAATCAAAAAATCTTATTAAGATGGAACATTTATATAAAAATACTATTGAATTAATTAATTCCGTATATAGTAAGGATTTTGAACTTTTTAATTATAATAAGATTACATATGAATCTATGAGTCGCGACTCGCTTGAGTAGAATGAATTTATCACTACATTGGTGCACCTATTATTAATACTAATCTTCCTTCTTTCGATTTTTTGTTCTCTTAAGATTAATACGTTGAATATCAGGTCGTGAATTAATTATATGTTCTGTCATAGTACTTGCTTTAGTTGCGTCTCCTACTAATTCGACTAAAGATTGATAAATTGTTTCTTTTTTTAATGGTGCTTTAGTTTTGGTTACATTTTTAGATAACTTTCCATCTTTTATTACAATACTATCTTCTTCTACTTCAGTTAAATAAGTTATTATTTTTTCTTCAAATTCTTTTTTCTCAGTTGTCAACTCTTTTACTTTATTACGGATATTTTTAATTTTATCATCTATATCAATCCATTGTAATACATTATTTCTAAATGTTTTTGTTACTTTTTGTTGTACATCATTATTAGATTCTGAATCTGACATATATATATAATAATAGAAAGTTTATTTTTAAATATATGAGGTTAATATATTTAAAAATGAGACAAGTCATCTAGTTATGAAATATTTTTATGAATTTTTTATTTAGTACAGTCGCTCAATCTATTAATTGTCATGGGTTCACCATAGATTGCCGATTGATAGAAAGGTGTTAATTTATCATTGTAAGGAGTTGGGATATCACCGCGGAAATCATGACTGGCATTTCTATTCACATTAGCAATAGAATTGGTATAATAAAATCTATCTGCGAGAGGTGCAGATAGAAAATCAGTACCATCTACTTTATAAACATCATTCACATCTTCTGTTTGTGGTGCTTGTCCACTGGGTTCTGGTTGTGGTACATACGCAGCAGCATTAATATCGCTATTCGATAAATCAACTACACCTTTTATATTATCATTTGATTGATATGGAGGATTAATGAATACATTACCGGTTCCTTGACTTTCAAAACCTTCAGGTTTCTTGTAGTTTGATTCTATTATATTGGTGTCATTGGCACCTTTAATAGCAGCAATATTTTTAATACTATTTGTATTATTTGAACCAATTGAATAATTTATTATAACATCAGATACATCGCCCGACTCAGGATTTGGTGCTGGATAAGGTGCAGCAGGAATATTAGATTTAACATTGATTGGGTTAAAATTTCCAAAATCTTCAGATTTTTTGGGGGTATCTTTTAATTTAGGTTGTCCAAAATTCTCAGTATTTCCGGTAGGCGTAGGCGATTTAGTGCCAGAACCAGACATCGCGATCCATACCATATAAGCCAAAACAACTAAAGAAATGACCATTAGTATTTGTGATAAAATCATACTATATAATCTAATTGAGAAATTTTTTTAGATATTAATTTAACTATATATATATCTCACTATCACTTGGACTAGATTCATCATTAAATATATAATCATTTAATTTAATAATTTTTATAGGTTTTATAATATTATTATATTTTTTATAATATATTTTTATACTATCATTTATATTCAGACCATATAATCCTATATTATTTTTAGACATATCTCTTATTTTAACACATATCGTCCCATCTATTATTGGGATACATAGTTTTATATTATCGCATTCTATATATAGATTCGATATATCGTATGATATATTATTTATACAATCTGATATTTTTATCATTAGATTGTATTTTATTATAGTTTTTAAATTAAAATAAAATTTGAATATATTAATTATTAGTAATACGATTTATATAAATATTAATCAAATGTACGTAGACCTATCCATTATAACCAATAATATAAAACCAAAATGGCACAAACTGATAACTAAATATATTGATAGTTTTAATATAGTGAATAAATTGACAGATATTAATAAAAAAGTATTTCCTAATATGGATAAAATATTTGAAACATTTAAATATTTTGACATCGATGAATTAAAAGTAGTAATACTAGGACAAGATTGTTATATTAATTCAATTATAAAAGATAATATTGTTATACCACAAGCAAATGGATTTGCCTTTAGTGTTACCATGGAACATAAAATACCACCATCATTAAAAAATATTTACAAAGAATTACAATATACTGTACCAAATTTTATTATACCAAAACATGGTGATATATCAAGATGGGTAAAAGAAGAAAAAATATTATTATTAAATTCTGCTCTAACAGTAGAAGAAAATAAATCAGGTAGTCATATGAAAATATGGGAACCATTTACAGATAAAATTATTGAAGAAATTTCAATAAATTGCAATAATATTGTATTTATTCTATGGGGTAATCACGCTAAATCAAAAATACGATTAATAGATCAAACAAAACATCATATTATAATGGGTGTTCATCCATCCCCCTTATCGGCAAAACCAATTAAATGTGGAACTGATGAAAGTTTTTTTGGACATGACTATTTTAGTAATACTAATATGTATCTTGATAGTAAGAATATTGGTAAAATTAATTGGAATGTTTGAAAAAAATATTTTTTTATAAATACGACGTGTTAAAAAAAATTGATTTTATCTATTTAAACGTATAATGTATCTTTATAATAGTTATGGAAGATCAATATTTAGAAATGTCTGAAGAAGATATAGATAATCTTCTACTGGGTTGTAATATAACACAGCCATTAGAAGATTTAACACAATTGTGTATTTCATGTAAAAGTGATAATATCGTAATAGATGATTCGTTGGGTTATCACGTGTGTCAAGATTGTGGTGTTGTTAATGAAATTTTTCTGGATAAAAATCCAATATTTAATAAAGATGGTGATGATAAGGCAACATCTAGTTATGGATGCCCTACAAATTACTTTTTCCCTAAATCTGCTCTAGGTACTAAAATTAAATGTAAGGGATATAATCGTATTAGTATATTACAAAGACAGGGACAGATGCCATATAAAGAAAAAAGTTTAATGGAAGAATTATATAAGATTCAAGATAAATGTAAACAATATAATATAACACAATCAGTTATAGATACAGCAAAAATTTTATACAAAAAAGTAAATGATTCAAAGCATACAAAAGGAAATAGAAAAGGTAAAAGTAGGATTATGAGATGTATTAACAGGCGTTCTATGATTGCCGCGTGTGTGTTTTACGCTTGTAAACTGCAGAATGAACCCCGCAGTCCAAAAGAGATTGCTGATATTTATTCACTTGAAATAAAACATGTTAATCGTGGTTATAGGAAGTTTATTGATTATATTAATATAGAAGAATTATTTAATCAATTTACTAGTAGTAAATCAACTGATTTTATTAAACGTTTTGCTTGTAAACTAGATATGAATGAAATATATATTAAGGTAGCTATAGATATTTCTAATAATATTAATAAATTAGATTTAGCATCCACACATGAACCCCCTTCCGTCGCTGCAGGGTGCTTATTATTAGTAGTAAATATGAATAATTTAACTATTAATAAGAAACAAATATCAGATGTTTTTGGAATATCTGATGTAACAATTTCAAAAACATATCGTCGTATTTGGCCATATCATAAAATTATTACGAATAATGAAATTACCAATATGATATTAGAGAAAAAACAAAATTTACCAAAACATAAAGCAAATATATCAAAAGAAAATCTAATAATTGCTCACAGTAAAGAGTCTCTTTCTAAAGAATCTCTTTTATTAATATCTCCAATTGAATCTGATGTTGATAGTGATACGATTAAAGTTAAACCGAAGAAAGTATCTAAGAAAAATCAAGAGAAAGCATTGCAAATCTAAAATTTATTATTTTTTTATAATCTATATAAATAACATGGATTATAAAAAAAAATATCTTAAATACAAAATTAAATATTATGCAATGCGTGATACTTTAAATATGAGACAAAATACCTCTCATAGTGATAAAAAAAATAAATATATTAAGAATGGTGTAATTGATTGTAGTATAATACATCCTTCATCAATCGAATTTGTTAATTTATTAAAATTTTTTAAATAGACAGTTACGAGTTAGTAGCAAATAGTTCCTAATAATTCACTTTCATCTATAATTCAATTAAATGTGCTAAATATAATCCTACTTACGCTTTTTGTATAAAATTACATATAAAATTCAACAATAAACACTTTTAAATTCCAATATATATATAATGAGTCGTATTCTAGTTAATTTATTCCATATATTTGCTATAGGACCTCTATTAATATACATAGGATCAAATGAGAATAAGACTAACGTCTTAGCATACACTGTACTGGGTGTTTTTGCATTAATGATACCATTTATTGTACATATTCCATCATTTAATCTCCGGTCATATAATTTAATATTATTATTACATTGGTTAGTATTCGATATATTCTTTTTATATATTGCATTATCACAAAATAATACACCAAAGTTTTTATATCCATTTATATTAATTTTAGGTCTTTGTGTTATAACAATTCATTTATATTATGCCATGAGACAAGTTTTCTCACAACGCGAGGGGCTAGAACAAGATAATATTATTACCGAGAAAAATAATAAATTAATAAAAAATGGTGTAATCGATTGTAGTATAATACATCCCTCATCTATTGAATTTGTTAATTTATTACACCAACAATTTATAAACTCATAATAAATTCTAATACATATATAATGAGTAATATTCAAGTTAATTTATTACATATATTTGCTATAGGACCTCTATTAATATATATAGGATCAAATGAGAATAAGACTAACCTCTTAGCATACACTCTACTGGGTTTTTTTGCATTAATGATACCATTTATTGTAAATTTTCCATCATTTAATCTCCAATCATATAATTTAATATTATTAATACATTGGTTAGTATTCGATATATTCTTTTTATATATTGCATTATCACGAAATAATACACCAAAGTTTTTATATCCATTTATATTAATTTTAGGTCTATGTGTTATAACAATTCATTTATATTATCTATATAAAAATATTAAAATGTATTTTTAAAATGTATTTTTAAAATAATGTATTTTTAAAATAATGTATTTTTAATTTGGACACCCACGGGGAGTATTATATGGATGATATGATGGAAATAAATTTGAATATTTTAATTTATTTTTTATTGATTCATCTATAACAAATTTTTTATTTCTTTCTTTATTCTTATCCTTATTAAATATATTATCACTATAATAACTTTCTATATTAGGTAATTTTTTACCATCTAATATCATTTGTGAAATATTAATTATAGTATACAATGTTGCATAATTTGCTGCTGTTGAAGCACATCTAGCACCAATTTCCCTTTTTAATAAATCGATTAATACCGAGGCAGAAATTTTTTGAACAGTTGGTATAACAAGTGGATCTAAATAATAATAAGTATATGTATATAGAAAATCTATATGTGGTGCCGGAACACAATGTGGTACACTCTCATCCCTCATAATATGACGGAATCCATCCATATTATACTCCCATTCTAGATAAACAGGACTATTACTTACAATAGATGGTTCTCCTATTTCCATTTTTAATTCATCTAATATTTCAGATGGTTCTTTATTTATAAATTGTAAATCAGATGTATCACCACCCATTTGTTTTCTTAACATCATATATTTCATTTTATATTTTATATATTTTAGTTTTGCTGCTTCTTCTTGTTTCTTTTCAACTTTACAATCGGAATGTTTTTCGCATTTTTGATTTTTATTAATACATTTTTCACCACATATATATTTACCTAGTTCTTTTGATTCAACGCATTGACACTCATTAGTAGTACCCATTATATTATATTATATTATATTAAAATAAAATTATATTATAAATTAATTATAATATAATTTTACACCTTTTTACATTTAAAATGCTGATTATTAAATAATATATAATAATAATGTCTTTTTTATATAAAGATTTAGTATTTGAATCCAATAGAACAGATAAATATACAAGGAAAGAAGAAGTTGATATTTATCAAGAGTGGGAGGATAAATTACATGAGTATAGGATGGAGTTATATATGCTTCCGGAAGAGGTGAATTTAAGATGTAATGATATAAAAAGGTTTGTTATAAGGCAACAAAATAGTCAGTTTGTATATTTCCCTTTATTGCGTGAATTTGATATATTTTTCAGCGTTAAATCAATTACAAATGCCGAACATATCCTAAAATTAGAATTATGTTATGCTGATGGGTTAGAAAAAATAAAAGATGTTGAATTTAATAAAGATATTTGCGTTCCCTTATATATTCACAAATGTATTAAAATAGAATATGATAATGTAGAGAATATTCCCGTAAAAGTTGAGATGATACATTCTGTCGGATTATTAAAACATAAATATAAAAATAATATAACAAATATTATTTTTCCTTAGATTTTTATTTATAATCGGCATTTTAAATATGAAAAGGTGTAATAGAAATATCAAAATAGTCCTCGTTTTATAAACAGTAAAGATAAATTTCTTTCTGAATCGATAAACCTAATTTATGATCAGTACAAATAAAATATAATAATCTTTTATAAATATCACCTTGAGTTTCACTATATATATTATCTATTTTATAATTTATATTCCATTTATTTAATATATTGAAAACAGGTGTATAGTCTGTTGAAATATTTTTTATAAATATAGGAAAAAATGTCATTGGTTTAATATCTTGAAATGTATATAATCCATTTTTAATAAAATTAATAAAATTATCAACCATTGTTTCATTAAATATAAAAAAATCACCATTTAATCTTAAGTGTGCTTCTATAATATATCCATCTATTAATTCAATATTCATAAATCCAGTATAATTTTCCATTAAATTTTCAATCAAATTTACTATATTGGGTGGAATTTTTTTTTCAATATATTGATGATATAAAAATGTTCCTTCATTTAATGGAACAGAATGATAACAAAAACTATCTATTATTTTACCATTTTCTATCACTATGTCATAATTATATTGATCGCCGTCTAAATATTTCTCCCAAAAATATCCATTATCTTTAATTAATATAAATTCTTCATAATTATTTATTTTTTTAAATCCACGACTCATTCCATATAAATTTATAATCGGTTTAACAATTACTGGGAATATAGCAGGTATGATAGGCAAAGGAGCACAGTCTAAATTCTGTAATTGTGCTAAACTTAATTTATCGTAAATAAAATTATATTCAGTATATTTAATCCAACTCGCAATATCATTTGTTGGAAATAAATTAATGCATTTTTTTTTAATCAACCATTCGTTTAATGATATCATTTAATGATAACATCTATATATTGTTTAAATGATAAAATATAATAATGAATTATCTAAAGAGGTTATACAAGAAAGAATAAAACTAAGAAAATGGAATATAAATAAAGATCAATTTATTAAAGAATTAATCAATACGTTTAATTTAACCGATTTTTTATATAGAAATATAAATTTATTTCAATCAAATTTGAATCAATCTAATTTGATTCAATCTAATTTGATTAATCCGTTATTATGGGAATATGGTCATATTTTATTTTTTTGGGAACATTTAATTTTTACAAATTTAAATAATATAAATATTCCTATTACAAATCCAGATTATTACGATTCATTTAAAATAAGTAGACCTAATAGATATAAAATACTTGAAGATAATAAATTGCTTCCTTATAATATTATAAAAGAAAAAATGGATTTATATTTGAAGTTTATAATAGATAGTATAAATAATGAAATATTCAATTCCTTTTATTTAATTAGACTTGGTCAACTACATCAAGAAATGCATATAGAAAGTATATTGTATTCAATACAATTATTATCACTTTCATTGAACCCAGAAATAATAATTAGGAATAATGATAATATTATATTAAAAGATATTGAAATGATCGAAATAGAACAAGGTATTTTAAATCAAGGAGTAGATAATTCTACCACTCACTTTTATTTTGACAATGAGTATCCTCAATTTCAAGTAAATATAGAAAAATTTAAAGTTAGTAAATATTGTGTAACAAATGGAATGTATTTGGAATTTGTATTAAATCAAGGGTATAATACAAAAGACTATTGGATAGAAGAAGGTTGGTATTGGTTAAAAAAGAAAGAATATATGTATCCAATTTATTGGAAATATGAAAACAATAATTGGTATGAATTGAGTTATGATTCCTTGCATAAAAGTTGCATATCACATTTGATTCCATTACAAATGAATCATCCAATTGTTAATATAAGTTGGTATGAAGCAATGGCTTTTTGTAAATGGAAAGGCGTACGATTATTGAAAGAAAGTGAATGGGAATATTTGGCAAAAGATTATGATAATAGTACCTATTTAGAAAATGGAAATTTAGATTATAATATAAAACATACTATATCGGTATTAGAAGATACAAATGTAAATCGAAAAGGTGTTGTTGGATTATTTGGTAACTGTTGGGAATGGTGTTTAGAACCTATATATCCATATGATGGTTTTATTATTGATCCAGTTTATAGAGAAATGTCTTATCCTTATTTTGGATCTAAAAGAATATGTAGAGGTGGTGCTTGGTCGACACCGTCGATATTAATAACACCCACATATAGAAATGCACAAGCACCAGATTGTAACATTCAATATATTGGTTTTAGAGTAGTTGATTTATAATAACCAATTTATAATAACCAATTTATAATAAAATTTCTTCTATTATATCTCCAATTTGTGATACTAATTTAACTTGAAAATCTATTGTAATAAGATTTTTATATTTTTCTTTAATCTCTTCGATATCTTTGCTATTTTCTTCAGGTACATATACCATTGTAACTCCTGCTTTCTTAGCACCTTGTAATTTAAATTCCAATCCACCAATTTTTGATACTTTACCAGTTAGTTCTATTTCGCCGGTCATAGCTATTGTATTCTTAATAGGTCGATTTAAAATACGAGAAATGAAACCACATGTAAAAGCGCATCCAGCGCTTGGTCCATCTTTGGGAGTTGCGCCAGATGGTGTGTGAATATGAAATCCATTTTTTAAATTAGTAGAAAATAATTCTTCTATATTATATTTATTTACAGTTAGCCATTCCATAGCAACTGTAAGGGAGCATAATACACTCTCTTTCATTGTATCTCCTTGTTTCCCAGTTAATCTAACTTCGTATTTATCATTTGACTGTTGTAAATTAGGAAATATTTGTATGGGTGTAATCCCTCCATTACCATTTGTTGTTGCGTACATTCCATTTATTATCCCTACTTCTGGTTTAATATGTATCAACCGTTTATCTATATCTGGTTCTTTTAATATTTCTTTTATTTTTATTTTATTTAATGTAATTTTTTTTGGATTTTTTTTAAATAGATTTCTTTGATATATTCTATCTATATTCAAATTCATATAAATATCTTCTATTTTTCTTTTAATATCTCTAACTCCTGCTTCATTAGTATAGTTCTCGATTATATATTCTATCATTGTTGAATTAATATCGATCATTTTTTCCATAGATACTGTTTTGGCAATATCTCCAATTATATGTTCTTTACATATATTTATTTTATCTTCAATCGTATATGGTTCCACGCGAATTTCTTTTAACCTATCTAATAATATTGGATCTATTAAGGATGAATCATTATATGAAAAAATCATAATAACCTTATCTAATGGAAAATCAACACCTTGAAAAAATCTATCTTGAAATGTCTTATTCATATTTGGATCAGTTAAATGAATTAATATACTAGTAATTTCATTAACTGTTCCATGTTTGGAGCATGCTTTATCCAATTCATCAAAATATAATATACATCTTGATTTACCCATTTCTACCATTTTTCTTATTATCATTCCAGGTTGAGATCCAGAGTATGTATAACCGTGACCATGTAATATTTCTCCATCGTTTTGTCCTCCTAATGTGATTTGTCCGAACGGAATATCCAGTGCATCTCCTACACTTTTTGCTAATAATGTTTTTCCAACACCGGGAGGTCCAACTAATCCGAAACACGTACCCATACTAGATGGATTAGAAATCCATTTTGCTATCATTTGTAGTAATAATTTTTTAGATTCAACATGTCCATAACATGAATTTAATAATTTATTTTCTATATTATTTAGATATTCGCATGCCGATATATTATTATTTTTCATTGATTCGTAGAAAATATCATCATTTGACGAACTCCATGGGAAATTAATAATAGTTTTAACATATAATAATTGTTTATAATATTCATTATTATTTGCTTTCATTTCTTCCAATTTTTCCAATACCATAACTTTTATATTATTTGGTATATTTTTATTAATTACTAATAATTTTTTATAATCAACATCATCAATATTTAATTGTTTTAGTTTATTTATAGATTGTTTTATATTATTATTTGATTTTTTTATTTTAGATTGTAGATAATATGTAATATTATTAAATATGTAATCATACAAATTAATATTTTTATTATTTTTACTATTTTTTTCTTTAATTAATCCTAATAATAATCCTGCTATATCAACCATATCATCTGTACCAAATAATAATAAGAAAATAATATTATACATCTGTTTTATATTTTCATTAGATACAAATTCCTTCATTATATTTACAAATGTAGATTCAACTAATTTAGTATATTTGATGTAAGATTTTTTTAAATAATCAATATAATTATCTAATTCCATGCAATAAATATTTCCAAAATAATCATGTTTAATGAATGTCTTAATGATATTTATATCCATATTATTACCATTTTCTATTTTTTTCATTATATTTGTTTTTATTTTATGAAGATAAGGACTTTTAATCTGACTTGTTTTCATTTTGCTGGAAAAATAATCAATTTTAAATAATATATCTATTTTTATATATTTGTATATATTTCCATTGGTTTCTATTTTAATCCATAATTCTCTAGTTCTTTCCAAACAATCTTCTTCTTTGTATTTATTTGGTAATCGCCAATAGAACATATTATTATCAGTATTTACATTAAATTGATTAACTCTAATTGGTATAGTAATATCATTTAATTCTTCCAAAATATTATTTATATTATTGAAATTATTAGATGGATATAGTATATGCAGCATTTCTTTTATATTTATATAACCATAATTTTTTATCAAATCATTAATTATAATAAAAATATCTTTAAATAAAACATTAGGTATGTCTAATTCAAATAACTTGATTATTTCTAATATTTTGTTTGGAGGCATATCAGATAATTTATTAATTAATATATCTATATCAGTATTCATATTATCAAAATAATGATTAATATAAGAGTTGTATTCAGTATTTATATTTTTTATAATATTGTATAATTTATTAGAATAATCTATAATCTGATTTTGATCTAAAAAATTTAACTCCTGTAACTTTGAAAATTGACTTTCCAATTTAGTTATAATTTCCATTATACGTGTATATTTTAATTGTAAAAAATATAACTTATATTTTTTTAAATCTTCATTCATTATAATACATAATATAAAAATATATATAGTATTGGACTTATTTTGTAATTTTATATTATATATTCTAATTACAAAATTAAAACAACGTAAACCATTTAAATATAGTAAACGCACTTAAAAGAATCTAGTTAGTTTAATTTAAAAAAATAATTTATAAATAAGTTATATAGATGCCTAGTAATAAACAAACTAAGAGCAATAAATCAACTGTTGAATCCAAAGTTGATGCTTCTCCCCCAGTTGTTGTACAAACCGTAACTAAGGGTAAGAAAACTCCAGCAGCAGTTGCTGTTGTTGCTGCTGCTGTATCAGCAGCACCTGTTGTTGCCGTCGAAGCAGCGCCTGTTGTTGTTGAAGCACTAGAAGGTGGTGCCAAGACTAAATCTGCTAAAGGATCGAAAGCAGCCAAAGCACCAGTAGTTCAAAAGTCAGAAACAGCGTCTGTTGAAAAATCAAAAGGTAAGTCCAAGGTAGTAAAGGAAGTCGCTGATGCTTCTGCTGCTAAGGGAGCAAAGACACCCAAGGCAGCAAAGGGAGTTAAAGTAGCAAAGGAAGCAAAGGCACCAAAGGCAGCAAAGGCAGCAAAGGCACCCAAGGCAGCAAAGTCTGATGAAGATTCTGCTGAAACTGAAGTAAATAGTGCTGGTAAAACTGTTAGATCTTTTAAAGTTCGTCTTCCTGGAAATGAAAATTTTGAAGGAAGATTTACTGGTTTGACTCCTTATCAAGCTGCTAATAAGGCATTGTCCAAGTATTACCGTGAAACTGAACAACCTAAGAAGCAAATTATGTTTTCTATTCGTGAGTCTACTCGTGGTAGCAAGCGTTCTACCTATACTTACAACGGACAACGCGAAAAGTTGAAGGTCCCTGTTGAATATGCAATTAAGGATGGTCGTACTATTGTGAAGAACTTTAAGAATCGTTTGGTAAAGGTAAAGAAGGCAGATGGTACTGATACTACAACTACCGAAGTTGCCTAAACTATTTAGGTAACTAATAAAGTCGTCTAAACTATTATAAAAAAAATTTAATCATTAAATTATTCTTAATATCTAATAATTTCTGATTAGGTAATATTGACATCATTTCATTAATTTGTTTTATTTTATTATTAAATTGTACTAAAATATCACACGGTAAAGTAATTTCATTGTTTTTAATTTTAATATATATCATTTCAATACATTCTTTTAATTCAAATTTTAATTTATAATTATTTGCATCAATTTCTCTATACATATATGGAATAATAATATTATCAAAAATAATATTATCATTTAATAATATTATTGTTTTAGTTGATATAATAAGATGTACCATATTATTATAATATAAAAAGTCATTTATCATAAATTTAATATAAATAACTTTCATTGGACTAATAATATCATATTTATATATTAATATATTATCAGATGATAATATATTATTACCTATATATATACCAATATTATATTTGTCCATAATAGATGGGATAACCATTTCGATTGTATTGGATATGGGTATAATACCACAATTTAATATGGGAGTAGTTAGACCATTTCCGATATCTATTCCAATATTATTATTTAAATAGTTGGATTTTACAAGTTCGCTAAAATTCATAATTATATAATAATTGAAAAAATAAATTTAAATATTAAACGTTTATAATATTATAAATGGATATAATTAATATGGATATAATTAATATAGTACCTCGCCTTGAAAGTGAATCTGATACAATTTATAATTATAGAATTGAATATATTGAAAAAAAATATAATATAAATAATAATTTACGTGATATTATCAAAGAATCTAAGATTATTGCTAATATAAAGTTTAAAAAGTGTCAATATGATATTAAAATTCATAACTCATTAAAATGATATTTATACTAAAATGATATTTATACTAAAATGATATTTATACTAAAATGATATTTTTATTAAAACGATAATTTATATCTATATAATAATATGAATAAAATTGATATTGGAAATAAATTTAATAATATGTTAGATACAGTTGTGAATGAAAATAATATGAAAAATGTTGAAAATTATATGAATAACATGAATTTAAAAGTTTCATTAGTTAATATAGATTCACGTTATAGGAATAAATATCCACAATACGTGATAGATACAAAAATAACTAATTTAACAAGTAACCCATTAACAACAATGGAAAATAGTAATATTATTAAATTAAATGTAAATAATCATCCTTTTCAACTAGGTGATAAAATTGTATTGCAAAATATTAATGCAAAAAATATTATATTAAATAATCCAATTTACCTATTATTAAATTTTAACTATTTTATAGTTAAAATGAATAATCACGGAATTCAATTAAATTATACAACGCAAACAATATTTAATATTACGATAACATCATACGAAACACTTACAATAAATGACGCGATGATTGGAAATATTCCAATTAATTATATATTAGGTTTACAACAAATATATATTTATAATCCGAATGATATAAATAGTTTTATATCATTAACACAATATGAAACTATTACAAGTTATTTTAATATATCATCAAATGAATTACAGCAAAATTATTTTTTTATAAAATTACCATTTAATTATAACAATATAACAACTACTTCATTAATCTATAATATACCTAAAATATTTGAGTTTCAATTTATGAATATAGGTGGAATAGATTTACCATATTTAAATGCAAACTACCCAATTAATTATCAAGAATATCAATCTTATCAGGAAATAATACAAATTGATACTAATAATATTTACTTTAACTCATCCATACAAGCAATTTTTACTGAAACAAGTGGTGGAAATAATATTATAGTTGGAAAAATAATTAATTCAATTGAAGGATATCCTAATGCAAATCAATATACAGTAGAGTTAAAAAAATGTTTTACTGATATTGTTCGTATAGAATTAGTAACAACTGAAATACCGTATGTTGATTTTAATATTAAAAATAACGTTACTACGCGAAATAATAAATTATATTGGAAATATTTAGATGATGGTAATTATATTTATAGTACTTCTATTTATGAAGGAAATTATAATCCACAATCATTAATTAGTGCTATTCAAACTCAAATGAATAGTATCCCAAGAATTATATCATCTGGTACTAAAATAGTTTATAATTTATTTACAGTTGTATTTGATAGTAATACACAAGAAGTTCAGTTTCAAGCGTATCAACAACTTAACTTACCTAATTCATTAACTGCTGTTCAAAATACAGTATTAGGAAATGATATTGTTGAATTAATTATAACACAACCAAATAATTTTATTACAGTTGGTAGTACAATAACAATATCTGGTGCGCAAAAAATAGGAGACATATCATCGACACTTATAAATACAACATTTACAGTATACAGTGTAAATAAAGATAATAATACATATTCAGTTTTAATTACTCTTAGTCAAACTTATCAAAATATAAATTTAGAAGGTAATGGTGGAATTAATGTAACTATTAAAAATCCAACAAATGTTAGTTTTTTATTTAATTACCCTGATACAATTGGTAATATATTAGGATTTAAATATGTTGGTTCTAATAATGCAATCACTCCATTTAATTATATAATATCTAATTTTAATGATTATATTTTAAAAACACCATATGATGAAGTAGGAAATAATACTGTATCAAACTCCTTGTTAAATTTATCTGGTAGTAACTATTATATGTTATTATACATAAATGACTATGAAGGTATAATGACAAATGTTAATATATCGAACGCTTTTTCAAAAATTCTAATGATGGGAAATTCAGGAGATATAATGTTTAATACTTTTATCAACTCGCCTTTAGAATTTGATATACCGATTAATTCGATGGATGAAATGAAAGTCTCATTCCTATATCCCGATGGAACACAACCAGATTTTAGAAACTTTGACCATAGCTTTACTTTACGAATTACAGAAAGACAAACTACTCCAGTTAGAACAGGTCTTAATAGTCATAAAATAACAGAAATAGAAGGTATTGAAGAATATTCAATTGATCATAATTATTAATAATACGATTCACATCCTAATTCATACTATTCTTAATCATTCTAATTATTCGATAATGATTAATTGTATATATGAATACATTTTCTGCACATATATTCCAATTTATAATTGTTTTGGTAACAATATTTTCAAAATAACCAACTATATTTGTTTTCAATATGGTTAGAATATTTTTATTTATTTCAATACTACTATTAGTTTCCATAAAATCAATAAAAGAATTTATTATATCACCGGTAGTTTGCACATCATATGATTCTTTATCCATAATATCTTCAAATATATTAACACTATTTCTAACAAATTTATCTGCAACTGTATTATATAGATAGTCTTTAATTTCATCAGATAATATATAGTCAATCATATTATTTTTATCAATAAAGGCATCTTTACCTTTATTTTTCGCAGGAAAATATTCTGTATTAATAAAAGATTGGTATAATAGTTTTCTTATTATTAATTCAATACTGTAACATAATATATTTTGTGTTAGATGAAGTAACATATCGTAAACAAATTTTAACACTTTATTATCATTCACATAACGTAAAGTTTCAAAATAACTTCTACTAACATTATTCATATGTTCATAATATTCATAATATTTATTTATAGTATCTGTATTATCACTAAATTTATTTTTATAAGATTTATTCTCTTCTTTTAATATCCGACTCAACATAATATCAGGAGACTCTTCTATATAATCTTTTAATAATATTTTCCATCCTTCTATATAACTTCCTCGTAACTTGGTATCACGATTCATTTTATTTAACATAGTATCATATCTTTTAATTATATGTGGAATTCTTGTTACCATTTGAATAGAAATACTTTTAATTGGATCTATTTTACTTTTAATTTTAATAATATTAGTTAGATCTTTCATTAATTCATCATGCTTTTGTATTATGTTTTGGATTTTATTCTCTACTATACTTGTATTTTTCCTTTGCGACGATAATTCCAATCTTTCAGCGCTATATTCACTTCGTTTCTTATCTAATTTATCTAAATCTTTTATATAGTCATTTTGTATTAATTCTAATAAAATACCTTCATTTTTTGATGGTATTTTTAACTTTTCTATAATTTCTTTATAATATACACTTCTCATATCTATCATATAATCTGGTATTTTCGTTTTCATATCAGTTGTAAATTCTGGAGTATATTTATATAAACTCTTAATCATATTTTCAGTTAAAAACTGCTGGGTTAAGTAATTACATATCATGAATGATAGTTCTAAATTTAATAATACATTATTTGTATATGATTCATTAGATTGAATTATTTGTTTTATTTCATTAAATTGTGGTGTTACAAATTGTTTTATATTTTGAAATTTATTTAAATGACTTTTATATATTTCTAATAAATATTTATAGGGAGAACTAGATGAAACTTCCAATGTATTTGAATTTTCAAAAGTTTCATGTGTAACCCCAATTATTGTTTTTATCAATTCAATACCATCGTAATAATTATTTTTAATTAACATAGTAAGAGGACTAGACATTTCATTATTATGAATAAAAATATTTGCATTACTCTCTAACATAGTTTCAATAATTTTTTTATTTATTTCAAGTGTATATTTACTTAATAATAAACTCGTATTGAAATAATCATTTGGATAAATATAAAAAAAATCTTTCAATAGTTCAGTATTTGATAGAGGATAAAAATTCATTAAAACTTTTTCTTCAATCGCCGTAGTATCGTATAATTCTAATAAATCAGAAGGAGGTCGTTCAGATATATCTACATCAAACTTATAATCTTCTGTAAATATTTTTTCAATATTCATATCAGGTATCACAGGAATTGTATTCCGTATCAATGTATTATAAAGACCCATGGCAATATTTTGAAGTTTATTTTTTAAATACATTGAAACTAATTCTTCGACAATTTTACTACCAATATAATACTTTTGGATTCTTAATACATCATCTTTTAAATTGGATTCTCTTATTAATACCTTATCAATACTGTTATATACATTTTTCAAATTATCATCAGTTGTTATTAATTTTATTGTATTTAATTTATAAAATTCATCCAATATATTGGACGCTCTTAAAGATGGAGGTAATTTACTTTTTTTACTACCAACGAAACTCTTGGACAATATCTCTTTATGAATATAATACATTCTATTATTTATTTGATTAATCACGTTCATGTAACTAGATATCATTATATTATTTTCTCCTGTTTTCATATCAAGTGTATCAGTATTAGTAACAATTTTAGATTTATCGGGTAGTATGGCATTAGATGGATAAACTAGATTTACATCCTTATTATCAAATATAGTCATCGATGTCCCCAATTGATGATATATGAATTTAGGAATATTTAATTTTTGTTTTTTCATTATTGAATTTAAATAATAATACAAATACAAATACCCATTTATTGTATTAATATTTGATTCAAACTCTTTGATATTAAATGGTGTTAGTTTTAAGTTTTCGCATACATCTTGCTTCCACTCTATCTTATTAGGGAGATTAAATTCTTCGTCTGGATGAGGACATAAATACATTTTATTCATATTATCTATATTAGTTTGAAAATTAGATAAACTACAATATATGGGATATGAATATGTTATAATAGAACTATATTGTGATGTTTTTTCAAATATCTTAAAATTAGTAAAAACACTTGATACAATCCCATTTAACATATTATTTATATCTATCAATTTATCTCCTAGTTGATTTAATAAATTATAATATGAAAATGTAGTAGGTGGTCTGAATAAAGTTGATCTTCTGTTTATATAAAAATATTTTTGATATCCATCTGTACTATGTTTGTTATAATAATAGAATAAATCGTAATGAGTATTATCACTCTCAAGTAGATTAAAATATTGATTATATGATGGAGTCCCTTTTTTTGGTAATTCTGGTAAATTTATATTATCCAATATACCCATGAAACATAAACCTAAATGCGACGCTTCAATTTTTTTTAATAAGAAATGCTTCATGTCATTATTTTTTATTATATCAATTGCATTAAATCCCTTTGCTAAATAAAAATATATTTTACTAGGTAGACTGTATTCACTTATTAAAAACATTTCAATACTACGTGGATCTTTAAGTGAAAATAAAGTAAAATATTTTTCTAAACGTGTTTTTATATCAGGGTCAATAAATAATCGATTTAATATATAGGGTAATACCGGATCAATATGTGTATGCATATTATTGTTAACATCAAAAGGATTCATAGTATTATTTAAATTAGTACCTTTTTCAAAAGGTGGTTCATATAATCTAATAAGTCTATTGCAAATAATTTCTTTTATTGAATCTGGTAAAGGAATAGAACTGTTTATCATTTTATATCTAATTAAACTAATAGTATCTACAATATTTTGCAATAATGGTTTAGTATCCATCTTATTATAATATTTTATTATCATACTACAAAGTATTTCACTTTCTGATAATTTATCTAAAATGGATGGGTCTAATTCTAAAGATAACCATGTTGGAGTTATATCTATATTCATCATATCATTAAAATAATTAAAAGTGTATATTATTATATTTTGTAAATCAATTGTAAAATTCATATTAATTGGTAAAGCAGATATATGACCTATAATATTAACAGTATTAGCATTCATTACTGCTAACATATTACGAAAATCTCTATTTTCATTCAATAAACAATAAATCCAACAACTATACATTGACCCTATATCGTCATTTGGCATTACTCCAAATCCATTCTTATTAAATATTTCATCCAATATAATACGCGGTTTAAATACATGAAAGATTGCCATTTTAATATCATTTCTCTTATTAATAGAATAAGCAGTTATAAGATACATAAACGCTTGATGTATCGATACAGTCATATTTGTATATTTTTTTTCAGTATAATACTCTCTAATACTACAATATGTAGTTGCAAATGTATATAACCATGAAACAGTATTGCTTTTATTTCTTATATTTATTAATCTGATTAAATAAGAATATTGATAAGCAACAGTTTTTAGACTATTTATATTATCTATTAGTATGTCTTCAATTTCTGGAGTAAGATTATTTTCTATTATCATAACAATATATTGTATGATATCTTGGTCAAATTGCGTTAATTGTAGTATGGGTAGTTGTGGGACATAATCATATATATCCAAGTTTGCACTCGTATTAATATGTTGAATAATATGATTAATATCACTGTCCACCAAGGTATATGCCATTATACGCACTAATTCTTTGGCAGTATGATCATATAAAATATTATGTACAGTGGCAATGTCTGGGATCTCTATAATAGACACTTCACGAGACCCACCAATAAAAGTATGATTTTCCCAATTAATTATATCTGATGCAAAATCAATTGCGTCATTATGTTTAAATTTATTATAAAAAACATCCATAATGTCATTTGGTTTATTATAAGTTGGATTGGTTTGTTCAAATTCATTCTTTATCTTACCATATATATCGTTAATATCTATCTTTTTATTTATATCTAGCGGTTTCAGACTTTCCACCAAATCATTTAAATTAGAATCCACATCATTTTTCAAATATACATCTGAATCAGCATTTTTAACAACACTTAATCCAGAAGGATCATTTGGTGGCCACGAATGTGGTTCAGTGCGGTGTACCACTATATCGTCAATTGGTTGAAAATTATTCCACACACCTTTAATTTCATTTTTAAATCGATTTACACTACTATCTCTAAATTTTTTTAATTCTTTCATAGTATCTGTTTTTCCCGTACCATTATCTTTTAAATTAAAAGTTAATAAATCTTGTTGAAAATCTTTTACAATATCTTTAGCAATCTGGTTATCAACACTTATTGTATTAACCATTGTATCTTCGATTGCTTTTAAATAGGGTGAACTTTTAATAACATTCCATATTTTTGATCTTTCTTTTTTCCATCCTTCTATCATAGTTTTATCCATTTTCTTTTGTTTGGGGATAATAAGACCTTTGTCTATTTTATTTGTTTTATTCTCTAATTTAATTTTCCCGGCAAACAATCTATGCAGTGGTGTATTTCCATTATTATCTTGATAATTTGTATTTACACCAATTTGAATTAAAAAATCTACAATAGTAGAAAATTGTTTCATACACGCAATATGTAAAGGTGTTGTATTAGATGAATTGGGAGCATTTGGATTAACATTTTCATTATAAAGATATTGTATCATGTTTAAACGTTGGGATTCCGTTTTATCAGTATTTAATAAAACTTTGTGTATCAAATTATTTCCCTCATTATCTACTATAGTTAAAGGTATTTGTTCAATTAAACTAAATTGCTTAATTTCATGTGTATTCATATTATTAATCATTATAAATAGATCAGTGACCTTTTTTTCATCTATTTTATTGGTATTTCGATAGGGTTTATCAAATTTATTAGGATACATATATATATATGATATAATTTTTTTTTAAAGTAATAAAATGTATTAGTATTATAATGTACAAAAACATATTTAAATACGGTCCACCCGTACAACAAATCACACTTCAACCGACATCACGTAATACTACTTATAGTACAATTATAAATAATAGTATTAGCGAATTAATAAATAATACAGTTAATCAAACAATTAATAATGTGGTAAATGAATTTATTGTAAATAATCTTACAACAATTATTAATGATTCAGATACTTTTATTACAAGTGTAGAGAATGTATTGAATACTTCTACTAATATTACAAATAATATTTTTAATACTACCATACCGTTGGATATTAAATTTGATACATTAACATTATCAACCCTCACATTGAATAAAATTAATGTTCTTAGTAATATAATGTTTCAATATAATACGGTATTTGCTAACAGCGATCAATTTTCAGATCTAACATCTTATGGTAATTATGGTGTTATTACTAATAAACCAATGTATGTAGATAATATGATACATTTGAAAGGATATGACTTGGATGTTATTAATGATAAATTATATTTCAATAATATGGAAATATTAGTACAAGGTCCTGATAGTGGTATACCAGCAAATTTAAGAATAGATAGTCTTAATACAGCAACAAGTACTAATGATCGAATTACTATTTATAGTAATACAATGAATCAATTAGTTTCAGTATTTGCAAATAATGGGGATTATATGGATCTTACATCTTACTCTCAATATGGTATTGTTACTAATAAACCGATATTAATTGATAATAATAGTATTGTGTTTAATAGTAACAACACCCTGTATAATTTGAATGTACAAGATGATGGTAATCTTTATTTTAATAATAGTATGGTTTTTATTAATGGTATTACTACTAATTTTGGTACAGACTCTTTTGTACGGAATATTAATATTGGGACTGGATCTGGTTCCCCACTTATTATAATAGGTAATTCATCTAGTAATAGTTCTACTGGAATTACAATACAAGCAGGTAGTAGAGGAGTGCAAATAACATCAATTGGAGCAATATCTATAAATACTACAACAAGTGGGGCAATTAATTTGGGGAATAATACTAATTCGGGACCAATTAATATTGGACTTAATGGAAATAAGGCAATTACAATAGGCAATGGTTCAGTTGGTACAACTGTTAATATTATTAGCGGTGGTAATGGTATAAATATTGGTACTAACAATAACAGTGGTCCTATTAATATTGGGACTACGGCGGCAAGAATAATAAGTATTGGAAATACTATTACTACAACGGGGATGAATTTATCGAGTGGTACTAATGGTACAACTATTAACAGCACTGGAACAATATCACTTGGTAATGTATCTACTCCGATTATGAATATAAATAGTACTGATATTAATATAACTAGTGGAAGTGGTGGTAGTACTATTAATAGTAGTGGAGTGATATCATTAAATTCAACAAATGGTAATATAAATATAGATACTAATAATAATATTAATATTGGAACAAATACATCGGTAAATATTAATATTGGTAATACAAATAATAGTATGCTATTATTGAGTGGTACAAGTGGAACTAATATTAATAGTACTGGTGTTATTGGTCTTAATTCATCAGGTGGTATAATATCAATTGGAAATAATAATAATAATAATAATATTAATATTGGAACAAATGGAATAAGAACAATTAATGTTGGAAGTGCAACCGCTACTATTACTAGTACGGGGATAATAACATTAAATTCATCTGGCGGAGCATTAAATCTGGGGACTAATATTGATAATAATAATATTAACATGGGAACCAGTGGAACTAGAACTATTACTATTGGAAGTACAACTAGTGGTACTGTTATTACTAGTAATAGTACCACTATTTCTAGTACAGGAATAATTTCACTAAATTCATCTGGTGGTATAATATCAATCGGAAGTAATAATGATAATAATAATATTAATATTGGAACAAGTGGAACAAGAACTATTACTATAGGAAGTACTACTAGTGGTACTGTTATTAATAGTAATAGTACTACTATTTCTAGTATAGGGATCATATCACTAAATTCATCAGGTGGAGTAATATCAATTGGAAATAATAATAATAATAATAATATCAATATGGGAACAAGTGGAACAAGAACAATTAATATTGGAAGTGCTACTGGAACTATTGTTAGTACGGGAATTATATCATTAAATTCATCTGGCGGAGCATTAAGTCTAGGAACAAATAATGATAATAGTAATATTAATATTGGGACAAGTGGAACAAGAACTATTACTATTGGAAGTGCAACCGCCTCTATTACTAATACAGGGATCATATCATTAAATTCATCTGGCGGAGCATTAAATCTGGGGACTAATATTGATAATAATAATATTAACATGGGAACCAGTGGAACTAGAACAATTACTATGGGAAGTGCAACTACTACAATTACTAGTACAGGGATAATATCATTAAATTCATCTGGCGGAGCATTAAGTCTAGGAACAAATAATGATAATAGTAATATAAATATTGGAACAAGTGGAACAAGAACTATATCTATAGGTAATATAATTAGTTCAACTAGTACTAATATATATACTGGTACTGGTGGGTTTAATATTACTGCCCTGACAAATTTATGGAATTTCAATACAAGTGGTATTTTAAATTTACCCTCAACTGGTGATATATATAGAAACGGTGTATCTGTTTTAGGTGGTGGTGGTAGTACTACGCCCGGTGGTAGTAATACGAGTGTACAATTTAATAATAATGGAGTATTTGGAGGAGATAATAATTTATTATATAATAATTCGACGTTATTATTTACAGCGCCTAATATTACAAGTACTAATGGATTTACAGCAAATGGTACTATTAATATTGGAGCAAGTGGTACAAATATAGGAAATGTAAATATAGGAACAGTAGGTGAGAGAACAATTACACTCGGTAATATTACAGGAGCAACTAGTACACTTATTAGAAGTGGTACTGGTAATATCACATTAACCTCTGTATCAAATAGTTGGAGTTTTAATAATAATGGAAAAATTATATTACCAACTGGTGGTGATATAGTGGATAGTAATGGTAATTCTGTTCTGGGTACAAGTAGTAGTAGTAATAATAGTAGTAATACTATTATGGAAATGTCACCATGGGCAATTAATGATAATTATGATATTACTACTTATTCAAGTGTTACTATTAAAAATAGAATAGTAACATCAGTAGATAATAATAATAATATTGCGATAGGTGAAAATACAATAATGTCAAATATAAATGGTTATGGTAATATAGCACTGGGTGATAACATATTACCCAATAGTACAAATGGTTATTATAATGTGGGGATTGGAAGTGATGGTGTATTAAATAGTAATATAGATGGAAGTCGGAATATAGGTATTGGACAAATTGCATTATATTCAAATACAACTGGATCCAACAATATAGCAATTGGAGAACAAACATTATATTCAAATACAACTGGGAGTATGAATATTGCTATAGGAAGAGCAACATTGTCTGATAATACCAATTTATCCAATTTAATTGCTATTGGTGCTAACGTTGAATTAACTAATAATTATAGTGGAATTATATCATTTGGTAAATCAATAAATACATCTTTTCCTGAGTCTAATGAATTCTGGTTTGGATCTCCAGATGAATATAATGGATGGATTGATATAAAATGCGGTAATATGACTTGTACATCCCTAACAACTACTGATAATCCTCTTAATATAGTGTATGAAATGTCACCATGGGCAATCGATGATAACATGGATCTTACCACTTATTCAACTGTTACTATTAACAATTACTTAAATTTATCAGATTCTAATAGGAATATAGGTATTGGAACTGATATATTTAATAGTAATACGACTGGACAGTATAATATAGCACTAGGAGTAGGCATATTATCGACTAATACGACTGGTAGTTCAAATATCGGTATAGGATGTGGATCATTAAATAGTAATACAGAAGGAAATTGGAATATCGCATTGGGTTATGCAAGTTTATTTTCAAATACGACTGGTAATTTTAATATTGCATTAGGTTATAATCAATTGGCTACTAATATTATGGGTTATACTAATATCGCCATTGGTTTTTTAAATGATAGTATAAATGATATATCTAATACAATTGCATTAGGTCAATACATTATATTAAGTAATAGCAACAGTGGTATGATAAAATTTAATAATACGAATCAAAATATATCATGTCCAGCGTCAAATGAATTCTGGTTTGGGGACCCAGATAATGGATGGATTGATATTAAATGTGGTAAGATTAATGGTACGATGATATCCGAATCATTATATAATTATGAATTATCACCATGGAGTATTAATGATATTTATGACCTTACTACTTATTCAATGGTAACTATATCCAATAGATTAGAATTATATGATTCAAATAATAATATATGTATAGGAAAAGATATATTAAAAAATAATGTGACTGGTTTTTATAACGTTGGAATTGGACCAAATGCATTATTAAATAATACAAATGGTTCTGGTAATACCGCATGTGGGTTTAATACATTATATAATAATACAACAGGTAATGGTAATATTGCAATAGGAGCACTGGTTTTATATAATAATACAATTGGTGGTTCTAATATTGGTCTTGGTGCGAGTGCTCTGCAAGCAAATACTGAAGGTAGTGACAATATTGCTTTAGGTGGTAGTAGTTTAATTAGTAATACAACAGGTAGTAATAATATTGCATTAGGTGCCGAAGGATTGTATTCTAATACAACTGGTAGTACTAATATTGCATTAGGTCAAGAGTCATTATACTCTAATACGACTGGTAATAATAATATTGCTTTTGGTTTCAGAAATGGATATAATTCATACGATATATCAAATACAATTAGTTTTGGACAATATATTAAATTGACATCGAGTAATAGTGGAATGATAAATTTTAATACCGCTGAAAATATATCTTTCCCAAATTCAAATGAATTCTGGTTTGGGGATATGAATAATGGATGGATTAATATTAAATGCGGTAAAATTAATGATATAAATATTGGTAATATACCTAATATGGAGTATGAAATGTCCCCATGGAGTATTAATGATATGATGGATCTTACCACGTATTCAAGTGTTACAATATATAATAAATTATATTTATCTGATACATATAACAATGTTGGGATAGGTACACTGGTATTAAATTCAAATACAACTGGTACTAATAATGTTGCTATTGGTAATAAGGCACTTTATAGTAATACAACAAATAATGGTAATACTGCGATAGGTACTAATGCTCTTTATTCTTACGCTTCTAGTGGCAATAGTGCTAATACGGCAATAGGATTAAATGCTCTTTATTCTAATATATCTGGACAGGGCGCTAATACAAGTATTGGTTCCGATTCAACGTATTATACAACAACTGGTGGGTTTAATACAAGTATGGGGAGAAGATCTTTACGTAATAATACAACTGGTAGTAGTAATACTAGTCTTGGTTATTATTCATTACATAATATTACTGGTAATTATAATGTGGGTATTGGAAGTGGTTATAATGCGTATAATAGTTATGTTACACCACTCGTATTATCAAACACAACTAGCATTGGTAATAGTATTGAATTACGTAGTAATAATAGTGGTATGTTAAAATTTACAGAAACAGTTAATACCTCTTATCCGACAACTAATCAATTCTGGTTTGGGGATAATAATAATGGATGGATTGATATTAATTGTGGAAAAATTAATAGTATCGATATATCAAGTTCATCTACTACATATGAAATGTCGCCATGGATTATAGATGATAACTATGACCTTACCACATATTCAAATGTAACTATAAGTGGTAATATGAATGTAACTGGTTCTACTAATATTACGAATAGTAGTAATACATCTGGTATCAATATCACAGGTAGTAATATAATAAATACCACTGGATATATATATGGAGCAGTAAATGGATTATCAAACGGTATTTACCCTGCGTTACAATATTATCGATTAAATTCCACTCTAGTTGGTAGTAATGTAAATACAGCGCAAAGTATTTTGGGAGTGGGAGTAACATTAGTATCGAACACGGTGTATGAATTTGAAGGTATGTTTGCCTTATCACTAATAGCAGGTGGTAATACTATTACTCCCCATTCATTTTCCATATTGTTTGGGGGAAATGCAACAATTAATAATATTAGTTATCTGAGTAATACAAATAGTAGTAATTCTAGTTTTAATAGTGGTGTACCACCACCATTACCTCTATTTATATTTGTTCAAACTGCTACATCAACACAAGTTATTTCAAATGATGTAAATAATTCAATGTATGTATCTATTAATATTAAGGGAACTATATCCATAGCAAATGGTGGAACTATAATACCGCAATATATTTTATCTGTTGCTCCTGGTGTTTCATATACAACAGCACTTGGATCTTATTTTAAAATATATCCAATTGGTACTAGTGGTAGTAATACAAGTATTGGATCTTGGGCATAATATATGTATTTAAAAAAAGAATATATTTCATATTAATGTTTAGACCTATTAATTCATCTGAATCAAATATATTTACAATCCGCGCTTCAATTGGTTATGGGAGTTCAATTGGTGTATTTAATTCTAGTTCACCTGCTTTAACTAATAATACTACATATACTATTGCCTCGTCATCTGGTACATTTATAACTCCAAGTACGTCTTATCAAAATTATCTGTCATCGCCTACCTATACTAATTTACCAAGCGGTTTTTCTATTAATTATCTATTTGACACAACACTATCTTCAATTAAAAATATATTTACTATTACATATGGTAAAGCATTTACATCACAACCAAGTATTACTGTTACTCCAAGTGTTGCTGCTGGAAGTTTAGGAGCAATCGCAATTGTAAATAAAGCGTCATTAACATCTGCCACAATGTTTTTTACAACTGGGACAGCAACGACACCAATTGCTATTAGTGATGATGGAACAGAAGGTATATTGGGGTTTGATATTGTTATTACTGGTCCGGTTAAAGTGGGTGTAAATACTGGTAATTCTAATAAGGGGTGGTCATTCAATGATACAACAACTGCCGATCCATCTCTAGTTTATACATCAATGGATGTAAATCTTGGAGGTACAACTGCCTCAACAAATTCAGTCGTAGTTGCCAAAAATTTAAAATTTCTTAATAGTAGTAACGCTATTAATACATATACAAATGCTACTACTAATACTTTAGAAACATCTGACTATGGTTCGACTACATGGTTAATAAATAATACAACAACTACACCCATTGTCTTGGCAACTCTAACACCAAGTACTAGTACTATAGGAATGGTGCTTATTATATCAAATATATCAACCCTTTCATCTTCACCTAATGCTACGATTACATGTCTTACTAGTTCAATTATAGTAAGTGGGACTACACCAGGAACAGGTAATCCTCCATCCATACCAACAGCAGCTAATGCTGTATTAAGAAGTAATATAATCCTATCACCTGGCGCTTCTATTACGTTGTATTGCGTAAGTGCAACTAAGTTTGCAATTTTATCGACGTATGGTGCTTACTCATTTTCTTAAAGAATATATAAATATAAAAAATTAATTATTTTTTATATTTATTAAATTTTAATTATACTATTGAGTGGCTGTAGATGATGTAGTAATCGATGGTTTTAATGGTGTGAAAGCGTCAGACCAAGATCCATAACTACTATACTCTAATTTAATCTCTTTATTATATGTAACATTACCATATGGAACAGTCCCACATAAATTAAATTTATTTTTATCAGTCATAGAACTATATCCATTTTTTTGTAATGTATCTCTATATACAAATGAATTAGTGCTACCTGCTATTGAATCTTTGAAAGCATCATTTTTTGGACGATAATCTGTTTGAACTGAATCTCTGCCATCCGACATAAGGGCGGGGCAACTGGGATACATATTATTTAAATTACTCATATATATAATATTCTAGATATTTTTTTTCTTATTATATATTTCTTGCGCTAATTGTTGTTTAGTTTTCTTTTTAGTACTACCATCTAGAACCAAATTTACTCCCAATGAAGTTGCCATTTCTTGTAATTCAACTAACTTATTTTTTAATAAACTATCTAAATTATCACTTTGTTTTTCATTTGTTTCATTTTTATTTTCATCTGAATTAATAACAATTGGTTGTTTAGAAATAACTGGTGATTTAGGTGATATTGATTTTACAATTTTAGGGGATACCAATAATGTATTATTTTTACTAGAATCAGATTCAGACTTTTCTGAATTTGATTCATCCACATCATTTTCATTATCTATAAAAACACCTTCTTCTTCTGAACTAGATGTATCTAATTCATTGTTATTAGTCATATCGACTATACTTTCAACCATCATTGTATCATGTTCATTAGTATTACTATCCATCATATCATTACTGTATATCATATCATTGCTATAAATTTCAACAGGATTATTTTTTTTAGCAATATTATTAAATTTAGTCTCTTCTGGATTTGGCGGTAAAGGCAATAATTCCATTTCTTCTACAGTGTTTGGTTTATTAGAATTTTCAAGAGCGGTAACCCTTTTATTTAAAACCTCTATTTCTCTGTATAAAAAATATACTACCATAGTTAACCCTAACATTATCATAAATTTATAGTCAAAGAATTTCATTAATATTATAAGATATTCTTGTTTATAACTAAACTAATTGTAATTAAATAATATATAAATAAATTTAAACCTAAGTTTATTAATAATAATATGAGTCGAGATTTCAATGACATGATAGATTACAGTGTTAGTACTAGTGCTAGACCTGGAGTCCCTAATATAATGAGACAAACCCTAAAATCTAATCAAACTGTTTCACTAAATGATACAAAGAAAAAAGGATTAATTGTTCAATTAAGTGATAATATAATAGAAGGTTCTGAAAAATATGATATTACTTCATCATATTTTACTAATGGATTACAGAATAAACATTATTCTCCATTTAGTTTGGAATTTAAAAGAACTACTGTTAGTACAATATCCGATTATGGACAACAATTTAATATTAATATTCCTATTTTTGGAGATTTATTATATAGATCTTTTTTTGAAATAGATTTACCGATATTAAATTTTACTGATAGTATAATAACAGATAGTAATTATATTCAATATAAAACAAATAAATTATCAAATATTACTAATGATATAAATTATTGGACTACACAGAGTAAAAATTTTGAATTATATGCAAATATTCAAATATCTGGTTATGTTCAAGCTAAAAATATTTTAATTCTAAATAATATTACATTAACATTTTTACAAAGTAGAATGCTTGTTATAATAAATCAACAACAAGATGATTTATATAAATACAAGTTATATATTGATTCTAATATTATTACATCTATTGATATATTAAATTATATAATGTCTTTAAAAACATTAGATGTTCCTACATTACAAATACAATTAGATAATATGTATAACAATATATTAAATTATTTAAAATATTATAATTCAAATTTAGTTTACAGTACAAGACAATATAATATAGTTAATACTGGTCAAATATTGTCTCGTTGGATTGATTATATCGGACATTTTTATTTTAATTATTTTGAATTAAATGTAAATGGATTTACATTAGATAATTATTCAAATGATTATCTTCATATAAAACAACTTCATAATACAGATAATAATTATATTGATAATTATAATAAATTAATTGGTAATACAAATGATATATATATAAATAAAGGATCCCCTAATTATATTTATACACCATTAATATTTTCATATAATAATATAGAAGAAAGTTCCAATGCTTTACCATTGATTGGTATGATTAATACAAGTATTAAAATAAATAGTATGATAAATCCTATTAAAAATTTAGTTTATTTACAAGATTGGGAAGAAATGTACAATAAAATATTGATCGTGTTAATTAAAAGAAAAGACCATACTATAAATAGTACTACTAATACAATAACTATTTATGATTTACCATATAATAGTTATAATATAATGGTACCTGAATATATTTATCAATATAATTGTGATGTAATTGATAGTCGGGTATTAAATGCTGTATATCCTGGTATTGATAGTACAACAGTATTATCTAATTACGGATCCTATAATAGTAAATATAATACAATCGTATTAACACTAGATGATTTGATAGTAATGATGAATGCTATCACTACTAAAACTGATACTTTTTTATCAGAACAAACCAAGACAACATTAGCAGGATATCATTATTTTATTGATTATAATTTAGTATTAAATAAAATACCTAAACCAAAAGTATCATTATTAGTTGAATATGGATATTTAGATAATTATGATAAAAAATTAATGGCTACAACTGAATTAAAATATATAGTAGAAACCAGACATGAAATTATATTACAATATAATAACAATTCATTATATGAATCATTGAATGATATTAATGGATTAGTCAAAGATATATATATGTTTAGTAGACAATTATTATATAAAAATGGTGTGTCATTGTATGGTAAGAATAATTTTATTTATTTTCAACCACTTCCAAATCCAATAGATACAATTCAATTAAATATCTCAAATGAATATAATTTATTCGAAAATTATAATACGGGTTTAGATAGTTATAATAATGTTCAAGCATATTATTATCTAATTGCTCCGGTACCAAATGGAGTTTTTTATAAAACATTTTCATTGGAACCGAATAAAATCCAACCTTCTGGGTGTATAAATATGAACGTTATTTCAGGACAAAATGTTGCTATAAATGTAAATGATAATAATGATATATATTATAATTCTAAAATAAATCCTAATAATATCGGAACTGAGTTTAAAATAATATATACTAAATATAATATATTGATTGTTAAAAATGGTCAAGCAGATTTAATGTATTATTCGTAATAATATTTATTTACATATAATAAAATCAATATCTTCATTTTCAATATCTGAATAAACATTAAATATATCAATATGAAGTGGTGGTATTGGATTTAATAGAGTATCTAATTGACTTCTATATAATTCATATAATTCAAATGATAAGATATAATAATCTAAAATTTTTTTAATTTTATTAAATATATATTCAACATATTCAACTCTTTTTTCATAAGTTAGATCCATAAAATCTTCATGTAATAATAATATAGTTCCGCTTTGGTAAAAAAAATTATATTTAAATAATTTATATATTTGGTGTAAACGATCTATCATTTCATCGATTATATTTGTATTTTCGTCACTACCTTTAATTCTTAAATGAAAATATATATTGCCTATTCTTCCATCATAAATAGATAAAAAACTATTTCTTAAATTTTTCAAATGTAATGTTTGACTTTCAATTGATTTACTCCAAAAAATCTTATTATTATAAATTAATTTCCATTTTTGAAGTCTTTTAATAATATCGATCTGATTTGATACATTGTAATAATAATCCTTAATTATATTTTTAGTTAATGGATAATTTTTTAAATATTTATTATAATCATTTAAATTGTTCTCTGTTGCTATATTTGAATGATATTTTAAAAAAAATCTTAATTTAATGGATAATATCTCATCACATAAGTCTTGACTCATATGATCTATTTTATTTAATTGAATATTAAGTAAACAATCAATATAAAGTATTGGAAATGGTATATTTAAAATTTCATTTTCTATTTCTTGATAATTTATTTCATAGATAGACATTTATAATATATAAATATATATTATAAATTTAAAAGTTAATAAAAGAATTGAAAGTATTTTCTAATGTCAATCAATTTTTATATAATTCTCCTTTATCAATTGATTTGGGTAATATTATTCTAATAGTTCCTATATTATTAGGAGATTTTAATTGAGATTCATTATAAAATGTAATAATATGTTCCTCATTATCTAGTTTTACTGTTACACTTGGTGTTTTATCAGTAATTGCCTTATTAATACTAGCATTGGTTACTTTATTATAAGGAAATTTACGTTTTGCGTCCCTATTATTTGAATATGAGAAACTATTATCTTTATTTGTTCCCGATGTTGAACTTTTAGTTTGAGATACAGATGGTTTATCCTGTTTTTTTGTAGAAGGACTTATATCATTCTTCATTGGAAGCCAACGTGCTAAATTATTATTCCTATCTTCATACTTTTTATATACTAATGTATAATTTATAATTTGATGGGTTGTAACAAACCGCGATTCATTTTTAATTTTATTAGTATTAAAATTAATAGAATGTGTTTCTAGTACACCTTGTCGAAATCCATCTTTGATTTTATAATTAACTATTATTTCATATGGAATACCTATTTCTATAAATTTATCATATTCCGTATTAATAGTAATATTTGTTTTATCATCATAACTAGTATAATATGATTTAACTCCTTGACCATCTTTTTTATCAATAAAATAATTAAAACCAAAAATATATGGTACTTTAATCTTTACATATTCTAATTCAGGAATATTTGGAACAATTATTGAACATTTAGTTTCCCAAAAATCAATACGTTTTCTAAAAAAACTATTAATTTTATTAATTAATAAAAGATTATTATAATATTCTGGTATTGACCACTGGTTTAATTGAATATATTCTATAAAACTATCATATATACAATAATTAACTGCTTTAAATATTTGTTTTTTATTATCCTTTAAATTAAATGTTTTTATAACAGCACCCTTGCCTTTCCTATCAGGGTATACTTCTCTCATTTTAATAGTATCTGTATTAAAATATTTAGATGTCCAATGTGTAATAGACCGTTCTTTTTTGTTAATTGGGTCCCTTAATTCTTCTTCTAATTTATTTTGCGTAAATTGCCATACAGCATGTATAGTATATGGATGAGCAGATTCTAATTCTAAATTAATATTTTTCATATCAATATGTAATCTAGACATAATATACATTTCAATAATAGAATAGGTAATACATGATCCATAATTCAAAAGAGTTTTACCTGTGTTATTTATTAAATACATATATGAGAAAAACCCATCAGCCTCTGGACTATATGGAGTAGTATTACTAATTATGTATAATGCGTCTTGTATTGCTTTTTTAATAGTATGATTACATTCTCTATAATTATATGTTCTGTTTGACATATTTAATTTTTTTAATTCAACACTTCTTTCTAATATATATTTTATTAATCTATTTTTCCAATCAATATAAATATGAGCATATTCAGATTCACCTTTTTTGCTGTTTAATATTATTGTTTTAATTCTATCAATACCATAAAATAGTGAGTTATCAAATGTTCTATTTATATTATTAATGAAATTGTCCATAAAATATGTGAATATAGTATCTACTGTAGTTGTTAATTGTGTAAATATATCAGATAATGGTAGATCTATTTTTTTATATGATAACGTGGTATTTGTACGTGTTACCCATGTAATAGTTGCAAGTCTATTTTTTTTGGTCAAAGTTCCATCTCGTTCAACTACATTATATTGTAAAATACTATACATTAAACAAAAACATTCCAATTCAATTAAATAATTTATTAATATTAAAGCACCTATATTTATATGATAAGGATATATCGATACTTCTTCATCTATTAATGTATCGCTTATTAATGTTCTATTATCATATTCTACCATATTTGTATAAAGATCAAATAGAGTACTATATAAATCAATATATTGTTGAGATTCAAATAGTGTTATTAATTTATCTAAATTTACTGATAAATCAATACGAGGATCATTTTTAAAGATAGTTTGTATTAAATTCTTATCCAATGGATTCATTTGTGTAATAAAATTTAATATTATAGTTAGTAATGAATCATTACCTTCTTTTGTTGGTCTTATATCCGACATATTATAACCACCTATTTGATTGTCATTTTCTTGAAAATTATTTTTATCAAAATCATCTTCACTGAATAACTTTAAATTTTTAATATTGCTTTGCAATATCAAATATTTATTCTTGTATTTCAAATATTTTTCATAATAAGACATTTATATATAATATATAATATATTATAATGTTAGAATTCTATCCTATTAATTTTAATAAAAAAGAATCTATGGCAAATACAACGAATGATATAGTAATACAAAAAAAAACAGATAATAATTTCATAATATTATATTTAAATATATCTAAAATAACAGATAATATATATTTATCTGGTATAAACGGTGCTAGTAGTATGAATAAATTGAACGAGCATAATATTAAATGTATATTAAATTGTACAAAAAATGAATTAAATTATTTTGAAAATAATAATGATATGACATATATGAGAATTCCTATTAATGATACGACAGATCAACATATTGAACAATATTTCGATAGTACATATAAATTTATTGAGAAATGTATAAGTGAAAACAAAAACGTATTAGTACATTGTCACGCTGGTATTTCAAGAAGTGCAACTATATTAATTGCTTATTTTATGAGAAAAAATAACATATCATACCAAGAAGCGTATGATTTTATAAAAAATAAACGTAGTATTATTAATCCTAACTTTGATTTTGTAAATGCTTTGAAGAATTTTAAACCAGATGAGTTACAAACACGATAAAAATTGATTTGCAGTCAAAAAAACGATATATATCGTTTTTGTTATAGACAGCAATGTTCTATTATAGGGAGGATTGCAAAGCAAACCTCCCTATAAAAATTGATGTTATCATTTAATACTATATTTCATTATATTATTAAATAAAATGGGTGTCCCTGGATTTTTTATGTGGTTGATGAAACAATTTAAAAATAAAAAAATGGTTTTTCCGAAAGAAAAAGCAGATGTTAATGATATAGTACACGAGATAGATTATTTATTAATTGATATGAATTGTATGATTCATCCTGAATGTTTTAAAACACTTGAAGATATTAAAACAAAAGATATAGATAAAATAGAAGCAAAGATGAGGAATAATGTTATCTCATATTTAGAAAAGATAATTGAACACAATATGCCACGAAAAGGCATATACTTGGCAATTGATGGAGTAGCACCTGTTGCAAAGATGAAGCAACAACGATTTAGACGGTTTAAATCTATCAAAGATAAACAATTATATGATAGTATTAGAATGAAACATAATAAAGTGAATCCTGTTTATTGGAATAATAGCGCAATTACTCCTGGAACAAAATTTATGAAACTTTTACATCAAAGAGTGATAGAATGGGCAAATGAATATACTAAGAAACATATGATCGAGTGTATCTATTCATCATGTAATATTCCGTCTGAAGGAGAACATAAATTATTACAATTTATTAGAAACAATAAGACCCAATATAATTATGCAATATATGGTTTAGACGCGGACTTAATATTCTTGGCACTATCCACTGGATTAGATTCTATCTATTTAATGCGCGAAGGTAAAATATTACGAGACCTAACTAATGAAACAACGGATGGTTTTAATTATGTATCTATAAAGATAATGAAAGAATGTATAGTAGAAAGCATGTTGAAACATGTTAAAAATGAAGAAATTAAATCAATATTAGATAAAAAAAGATTAGTAGATGATTTTATATTTATTTGTTATTTGACAGGTAATGATTTTTTACCACATTTACCTTCATTGGATATATATAATGGTGCGATTGATACATTGATTGATATGTATATTAAAGTGATAGAGGGAAATGTAGGACAATATATTGTTAATACTATTGGAAAATGTGATATAAATACAAATATGTTTTATGATTTTATCACATTACTTGCCAATATCGAAGAACACTCGATTAAGATTAAATATACTAAAAAAAAATATAGTCCACCATGTGTTTCGACAGATCCATATGAAATAGAAATTCATCGAATTGAAAATATGAAATTTAAAATAATAGATCCTATTATGATGGGGAGTGATACAATGGATGAGTGGAGAAAAAGATATTATTCTCATCATTTTCAAGTTAAACCAGATGAAATAGATAGATATAATAAGACGATGATATTAAATTATATGAAAGGATTAAAATGGGTTACTTCATATTATTTTGATAAATGTCCTGAATGGGATTGGTATTATATGTATGATCATCCTCCTTTTTTAATAGATATAGTTAAAAATAGATATGATTTTAAAGATATTAATTTTACTTTGGGTGAACCAATGACACCTTTCGAACAATTATTAACTGTCTTACCTAAACAATCATCGTATTTATTACCTGAATGTTTAAGAAAAATTATGTTAAATAATAATAGTAGTATAAGTCATTTGTATCCGAGTAATTTTGAATTGGATATGATAGGTAAAAGTAAATATTGGATGGTTCAACCAATATTACCTGAAATGGAAATCAATCTGATAAAACAAATGTTTATGAAATATATGAAAAATTTAACTAATGAAATGAGAGAAATGAACAAAAATTATGATTTACCATTTGTCATTAAATAATTAATTAGTTTATATTAAATATAATATTATATTTAAAATATTACATTTTTATTTAAAAGCAATATAAAAAATATACATAATAGTATTATGAGTGTAAATGATAGTGAAAAGTCGATACAACAAAAGTTTAATCAAATACCATACAGAATGGAAAGTATTCAAAATATGATAGAAGGGAAAATACTAGATGGTATGATAGATTTTAAAAATGATAGTAGTGATATTAATAATATATCCTCCAATGAAGACATAAGAGAAATGATGCCTAAAAAATATATTGATTTTAATAAAGCGATTAAAGATCTAGGGGGTAAATTACTTTATATTAAAAGTGGATCGACTGGTCATACATTTAAGGGAATACATCCACCTCCCAATAATGAAAATAAACCAAATTACGCATTAAAAGTAGTTGCCTATCCCAGAAAAGAAAATTATGGCGATATGTTCAATGTTAAACGTCCAGAAAATGCTGAATTATTAATGATACGCTTATTATCACAATTTGTTAAAAAAAAACAAACACCTCATATAATCTTACCTATAACAACATTTAATACGAGTATTAAACCTTTTATAAGTTTGCCAAAGGATAATATAATTAATAATAAAAAATTTGATCAATTTGTAAAAAGATATAAAAAAGGTGAGTATTATGATAATGTATCTGTGTTAATTTCAGAATGGGCAAATGCGGGAGATCTATTAGACTATATTAAAGCAAATTATAAAACAATGACAGTTAAACATTGGCAAACTATTTTTTTCCAAATACTGTCAGTTCTAGCAATAATTCAAAATAAATATCCATCTTTTCGTCACAATGATATGAAAGCAAATAATATACTTGTTCATAAAATACAAATAGGTAAAACAAATAATAAATTTAAATATAAGATAAATGGACAAATTTATATTGTATTAAATATCGGAATACAACTAAAATTATGGGATTTTGATTTCGCTTGTATACCAGGTATAGTTGATAATAGTAAAGTAGACGCTGACTGGACTACTAAAATTAATATAGTACCAGAACAAAATAGATATTATGATGTTCATTATTTTTTTAATACATTTACTAAAAAAGGATTCTTCAATGAATTTTGGACAGATGATTCTGTACCTCAAAAAATAAGAGAATTTGTATTACGTATAGTACCTGAAAAATATATGAAAGGTGATGAAGTGACTGATAGAGGGAGAATATTATCAACTGATGAATATTTAACACCCGATTATATACTAAAAAATGATCCTTTATTTAAATCAATGCGTACTGATTCATAAATTAAATACGTTTATTAACTGATTTGGATTTTGGTTTATTACGTTCAGTTGCCGTTGTAACTATTTCACTATCATCTTCTATATCACTAGATAGATGAATTATGTCGGGTATTAAATCTAATATATCAGTTACAGAATAATTAGGATCATATGTATGTTTTTTCTCATTTTTCAAAATCGATTTTACTTCTTTATTATTTTGTTTTTTGTCAGATACTATTACATCCGGTTTTACTATATTTCTATTATCTTTTTCGATATAATAATTACCATTTACTTTGAATAATGTATATCTACCAATAAACAATTCATTTTCAATTGGTATAAATCTTATTGTTACTATATGATCTGTATTTAGATATAAATTATTCTCTAATTTATATCCTATTATATTTATATCTGTCATAATATAATTATTATCTTCTATTTTTGTATAAAATATTTTTTTAGGTATCATTATATTATTATATTGTGGATAGTAAGATTTTAAAAACTGTAATAAATTTATTGAATCAGTTTCATTGATATAGTTTAAATTTGTTGATTTTATTGTAGTAAATGTATCTTTTATTTTATTTTTAAATTTTTCCATATTATTATCTATTGATAATAGATAAATTATAATCATTATTACTACCAATAATACGATGGATGATATAACATAGTTCATTATATTAGATTGTAATTTTTTATATATAATTAAACGATATGATATGACTCAAAACTTTTTATAGCTTTGCACATTTAAAACGCCGATAAAATAAAATATCAACTATATATATAATAAAATGGAAAATAATTGTGATAATATACTAAAAATTATGAAAGAGTCATTTAATCAAATAGAGGCATATAAAAATAAAAGATACAATATAATACTACAAACAATTGAAGAAAAAATAGAAATTGATAAAATAAAAACTATGAATATAGCAAATTACTTGAAATCAGTTGAAGTTTATTCTAAATTTTGTAATAAAGATAAATAACTTACACAATTTCATACGCAAATTTTTGCCATAAAAAACGGTATTTGAAATGTACAAAGGTGTAAACTTTAATAATCTGTATAATGTTCTAACATTTCATCCATTGCATCATAATCCAATATGGCATCTTCGTTTTCATTATCATCCATATCTAAAGCAGTACGTTCTTCATTCATATCATAATTCATTTCTTTTACAACTTCATCATCTATTTCTTTTACATTAACTAAATCTTGATAATAACCAACTACTCGCATAGATTCATCCATATATGGTGCTTCTGTTAATAACAATGAATCAAATTTTCTAATTTCAAAATTTTCTAGTGGAATATAGTATGTATTATAATTATATATGATTAATTTAATAATCATATAACACAAACTAGTTCTGATAGCAGGCATATCATTGTATTGAAATAGTTTACTTAAATTTTCCAGATAATAAAATAATAATTTACAATCCATATTATTCATTGATATCAGGTATTTTGTATCAATATATTGTTTGGATAAAATTGTACTAGGTAATTTTATTTCAATAGGATCAATATTTATATTATTAGTAATAGTATACATATTATTAAATATCATATTCGTATTATTAGTATCACTTGTATTAAACTGTTTTATAGATTTTTGAAAATCACCAACTAATTTATGTTCAATTGAATTATAAATAGATAGTTTGTTATTATGTACATTTTTAACTTTTTCAATAATACTAGAGGATCGTTCAATACATTGTCTCAAATTATTGCACCTAATTCTTATTATCTCGGTCATAATATCATAGGTATCTATTTTTGTATCTTTATACATATAAAGTCTGGATATATGATAAATATTATAAAACTGATTCTCTAATCCCATCATTACTATCATATCTTTTACACTATTTATAACTTCAATATAGGCATTACTTTTATAAGAAATAAATTTTTTATTATCTTTTGAATATCCAATATAATTTTTTGTCTGTTGTTCATAAAAAACAAAAACATTATTAATTTTATCGAGATAATAAATAACATTTGTTTTAAAATGAGGATGACTATCAATTGTTTGTATCTTATTTTCACTTGATAAAATAGTTATTTTATCTTTTATTTCATTTCCAAGATAATCATTTCTTATAATATACATCGTATCTTTTAAATGTATGGTAGTTAATTTAGATTCACTATTATCTATTTTTATAGTTGGTCCTAAATATTTTATTAAGTTATCTATAAAATCATTTATGTAATTTGTTATAATATTATTAGTTTTTTTATTATATTCTTCGTTAAATTTATGTAAAGTGATATTGTCTTTTTCTTTACGTTTTAACTCTTTTTCAAAGTATCTTTTAATATTATTAATCTCTTTTACTGCTTTTATACTATTTAGATTTTTTAAATTCTTCTCAAGTTTATTTAATTCAGTCATACTATATTTGTGTTCAACTATATTAATTTTACATTTATTACATATATTATTAGATAAATCAATATCATGTAGTTCACCAGAAATACAATAGGTTGATGCTAATTTTATTAAATATAACATTCTAACTTGATTTAATCTATTTATATTTTCCATATCATTTGATTTTTTAATTTCATCATAATTAAGATTACATAATTTACAAATTAACTTTTTATTAGTAAATTCCCATTCATGAAATCTACCATCACTACAATTTGTATATATATCTGTATTAAAATCTTCTTGTTCTCTAGGAATTATATCTAATACATAAGTAGAGGTTTTACATATTTTATTAGGTACGACGATTGGTGTAAATTTTTCATTTGTTTGTGTTATATTTATAATTTTATCTTTTCTGGCAATATAACTAATTTTATTCGTAACATTATCAACTTTAATTTTTTTTTGACTTTCTATTCTTATTGTATTCATAGCATTGTTATCCATATATGTATTTTTTATTTTATACATTAAACGATTAACAATTAATTCGTAAAGAAAATTTTTATCTTTTAACATATTTGCTTCAATCAAAGTATTGATTAGATCAACCATTGTATGGATAATTGTTTTTTGAATATTATATTGTTGATTCGCATTGTTACTATTCCATAACCATATCATATTATTTGTAAAAATACAACTCATATAAAATAAAACATATGATAATAAAGGAATACTACTAACTGTTATCTTTTCAGTTTCACTAATTCGAATAAATAATTTGCTAAAAATTTGGTCACCTATATTTGAATAAATAAAATAATTACATTTTTTATCTTCTTTCATATTAATAATTTGTCCTGTATTTAAATCAGCAATCAATATTAAAAAAATATAAGCAATAACATTATTAAATTTTAATGTTTTATAATAATCGGTATCTAAAGAATTTGTTAAAAAAACATCATCCTTCAATTCAAAGAAGAATAGATTGGTTAGATCTGGATGGATATTATATGTTTCAACTGCTTTAGCAATTCTATCTTTTGGTTGATTTTTTAAATATTCGGTATGGATTAATATTAGATCAATTACATCTTTTATTACTGTCTTTCTTCGTAATTTAATAATAGATGTATTACCAATATAATATGATAAATTAATAGCGTAACATATTTTTTCAATATTTTTTTCAATATTACGAATGGTTCTACTATATTTCATATATTTTGGAATTTCATTTAATTTTTGATTCACTGCTAGACTGGTTGTCATAAAAGTATCTAACTCAGCAACATATGTTCCTTCATATACATATTTTTTTAAATCTAATAATTCAGAACAACTCTTACATATGAATTCACCTTTTTCATTTGTTTTAACATATTGTTTAACAAAATCAAAAATTGCTTGATTTAGTTCTTCATCACTTTTCTTTGATATTTTACTTAATCCAATCCATTTAAGATAATGGTGACATATTGGTTGATTTTTAATTTCTAATATGTCGATTTCTTCCAGTTCTTTCATTATATTAATAACAAATTCTTTTATTTTAATTTTAGGAGATACTGGTATTTTTATTATTTCTTTCTTTTCTTCAACACGAGATTTTAATTTAAGATCTGGTAACATTTTTTTAAAAAATTTATTATATGTATCATATGTTAACTGATTTAAATTTATATTCTCTATAAATCGAAACGATGATTGATATGAATGAATTAAACGTAATATACTATAAATATTATCTGGTTTAATTTTATTTAATATATTGTACAACTCTTTTTTTTGTATCATCATATAGTGTTGGTACACTTCACTTAATATATTTTCTATTACTGTTGTATCATTCATAGAACTAATATTTTTATATTCCGTTAGTTTAACTTTATCTTTTTCCAAATCAAATAACCAATAATATAAATTTTTATCATTTTTATCATTTTTGGATATTATATCAATTAATCCATCAAAACCATTCTTATATTTTTTAGTTATATCATGTAACATTGTCGTATCAGAGCATTCCATATAACGATGAGATGGATTATATACAACTCCGATAACATTTAATGGTAAATTCTGATGCCCAACACGCAAGTCTAATTTTCTATTTTTTGGTTGTATATGTTTAATATTAGAATATCTAATACCTTGTATCATCATGGAACTACGTAATTTAAAACCATCTTTACTTAAATCTTTAAAATTAAGAAATGGATAGGATCTAATATTATTGAGATCAATTATATAATCCATATCATTTGTATTTTCACTTAATTCTAATTTATTTATTATTTTAACTTCTTCATTGTCATTATATAAAATAGCATCCTTATATTCTAAAGCTTTATAAAATAATTGCATTGCTTCTAATTTTATTTTTTGGTTTTTCTCATATATTGATGAGTATAAATTCATTACTTTATTTACTTTATTAATCACATACTTTATTTTTGTGGCATCTCTTTCTTTTATTTCACCGGATACATCTTTATCATATTTTTCAGTATTTTTATGATATCTTAAAAAGTCTTCAGTAATAGGAATTAGTATTCTATTACTAAATAAAAAATCCAGTATTTTTTTATTATTTAATATATGCAGATAACTATTTTCTTTATAATTTTCTAAGAATTCATAATATTCTTCTGCTTTTCCTTCTTTGAGCATATTAAGTGATAGAATATTTTGTAAAAATGTAAAATCTATTAATTTATCTTGTTTTGATACTATTATATCGATATATTTATAAACAGCATCTTCTTGTTCTGTTTCATTTAATAATGTAATTATATCATTTTTTTCTTCTAATAAGTAAATTTGCCTAAAAATAAATGTTTTTATAATGTTGTGAAAATTATCTTTTGTTAAAAAATAATCATTGAAAAAATCTTCACCCAATTGATTTAATAGTATGATTGTATCACTATATTTAATTGGTTCATTCCCTAGTATTATTTTTATCCTCTCTATTGTTTTATATTCATTTAATTGTATAATATCTTTGATAACAGTATACATTGTAATTATTTTTGCATTATTATCACTATTGAAAAAATTATTTATGGTAAAATCACTATCTTTTATATTTTTACTTGTTTCTATCATATTGGTGATAAATAATTCTCTATCTCCCATATAATGATAAGCGATACCCAGATATATATAAAATGCACAATATCTTTTGATAATATCTACAATATATTCAATACGTTCTTTTTTATTTGTTAAAAGACCAATTTCTTTAATATCTATTTCTTTTATAAAATTTTTAACAATTTCTAGTATTTCATTTTGATATTTTACAAAATTAATATCTTTAGAAAATTTTTCAAATACTTTTTTATTAATTAAAAAACTATTAAAATTATTTATAATATTATCAAATAAGTTATCTATCTGGTTTATATACATTATATATAATAGTATGGATAAATCTTTTTATAATATAAAAGTTTAAAAATTTTTTTCTAAACTAATATATATGAGTTCTAATATTTTTTTAAAGTCAGACCTTCATGATATGTTGACATCAACAGTATCAAATTCGGTTGTTCCTGAATGGTTAACATTAACTAATACTAATAAAAATAGAAAACAAAAAGGTGGTAATAAATTAGAAACTGTAGGTAATACAACCTCTAGTATATTTTTATCTCAAATTAATGCTTCTGAAGTAAATAAATTAGTTAATATGTTAACATCATCAGAAAGAACTGAGATTAATAGACAAACCAAACAAAAAGGTGGATCTAGTCTAAGTGCTACGTCTGAAAATAATGATTTATTTCTTAAACAAAATTCCAATTTAAGTGCAACTTCTGAATTTAATCAAACAACTTCAACTACTATTAATAATAATTACTCGTTAAGTGCAACATCTGATGTAAATGTAAAAGATATTAAACAAGGTGGTGGTGCTGTTGATGTTAACAGTGTTACTGATACTGAAAAATTAGAAAAACAATTAAAACAATTATTAAAACAATCTTCTCTTAAATTGGAAGGTGGGTCTAAACGTCGTAAATCTAAGAAATCTTCTAAACGTAAGAACAAGTTAAATGATGACGGTGATTTGGAAGGTGGGTCTAAACGTCGTAAATCTAAGAAATCTTCTAAACGTAAGAATAAATTAGAAGATGACGGTGGTGATTTGGAAGGTGGGTCTAAACGTCGCAAGTCTAAGAAATCTTCTAAACGTAAGAACAAGTTAAATGACGAACCTGAAGTTTTGGAAGGTGGGTCTAAACGTCGCAAGTCTAAGAAATCTTCTAAACGTAAGAACAAGTTAAATGATGATGGTGATTTGGAAGGTGGATCTAAACGTCGTAAGTCTAAGAAATCTTCTAAAGGTAAGAACAAGTTAAATGACGAACCTGAAGTTTTGGAAGGTGGGTCTAAACGTCGTAAGTCTAAGAAATCTTCTAAAGGTAAGAATAAATTAGAAGATGACGGCGGTGATTTGGAAGGTGGATCTAAACGTCGTAAATCTAAGAAATCTTCTAAACGTAAGAACAAGTTAAATGATGATGGTGATTTGGAAGGTGGATCTAAACGTCGTAAATCTAAGAAATCTTCTAAACGTAAGAACAAGTTAAATGATGATATGGAAGGTGGTTCTAAACGTCGTAAATCTAAGAAATCTTCTAAAGGTAAGAATAAATTAGAAGATGACGGTGGTGATTTGGAAGGTGGGTCTAAACGCCGTAAGTCTAAGAAATCTTCTAAAGGTAAGAACAAGTTAAATGACGAACCTGAAGTTTTGGAAGGTGGGTCTAAACGCCGTAAGTCTAAGAAATCTTCTAAAGGTAAGAACAAGTTAAATGACGAACCTGAAGTTTTGGAAGGTGGGTCTAAACGCCGTAAGTCTAAAAAATCTTCTAAAGGTAAGAACAAGTTAAATGACGAACCTGAAGTTTTGGAAGGTGGGTCTAAACGCCGTAAGTCTAAGAAATCTTCTAAAGGTAAGAATAAATTAGATGATGGAGACTTTGACGATGATGGTGATATGGAGGGTGGTTCTAAACGTCGTAAATCGAAGAAACATTCGAAGAAACATTCGAAGAAACATTCGAAGAAACATTCGAAGAAACATTCGAAGAAACATTCAAAGAAACATTCTAAGAAACGATCCAATAAAGGTCGCGCACCAAATCCAGGTTTTATGGCATTTCAAAAATTGAAAAAACATATTGCTGATAAATTAGGTGTCCCCAATGGCGCCCCTCCTGCTAAAGTTGCGAGTGCTGCTATGAAAGTTATTAAAGCAAGTCACCCAGATTTAGATGCTGTTGCTGTATCTAAAAAGGCAATGGAAGAATTTGATAGTCATATTGAAAAATATAGAAAACTAATTTAAATAATTATAATTTAAGCACTGTGATTGGTTGTGGTATTTCATCTGATATATCACCATCATTTAATATTTCAAGTACTTGTGCTTTTCTTGTTTCACTTTTTTTAACACCATTCGATTTTACACTAATATAATCAAATGGATCAAATGATCTTGACATTCCACCATCTGTCAACCATATTCTATCATCACATGTACTTTTAATACCTGTTTTTAATTGTGGCGTATGTCCTACATATATACGACCAACTTGATATATTTCTTTCAGAGGTGTTAATAATTCATTACATTTATTATTATTATGATTTAAATGACCAAAAATACGTGTCCATAATGGTGAATACTTACTTGACATAAAAAGATCATGAAATATCTTCGGTTTATCTAACTCATCTAATAAAAAAAGAGAAAATAAAGAATTTATTTCATCTACGTTATATTTATTTGTCATATATGGAACAATCCCAGCGTGAACAAACAAATTACTTCCTATAATTAATGCTGTTTTTCGTGAACATGCTAAAAAATTTGCTATTTTATTTCCTGGAGAAAATATATGTTTTCTTGCCATCATTCCATCTGATATAACTTCATCCTCATCAGTTTTATAATTATTCAAATATGTTATATTGCTATGAGATACATATGACATATCACTATTAACATTCATAAATTCATGATTACCTAATAAACTATATACAGCACCTCCTTTTTTGACTGCTTTTTGATGTAATTCTGTCATAAAATATAATATATCGATATCATGTGGTTTATCTGATTTATATTTTGTAGGATCATTACAACTATTGATACCATCAAAACGACAACTGTCAATTTGGTCACCTACTTGAACAACAATTGTTTCACCTCCTATCCATTCTTTTTTTGTATTGATCACTTTACCTACTATTAAACATTCTATTAATATCTTCATATCTCCATGTATATCACCTATAACAATTATTCTATCAACTTTTGGTAATATATTAGGTAATTTATCAAAATTAGAACATTTATCTTCCCAAATATTATTTAATTGTGATACATAATCTGATATTTTTATATCCATATATACTATTATAGATAATAAATTATAATTATGTTAATATAAGGCAAATACCTTTGCTTTACATGATATGTCTTGACTTATATATTATTAATTAATCCATAATATGATAATAAAGTATTTATAAATACTATACCTTGATTTATTCTTATATTTATATCTTGTATGTCATCTTGACCAGATGTTTCAACTAAAATATAATTTTTTCCTAATTTTTCTACATAACTAGATAATGTTCCAAGTGTCATATATGTTTTTACATAATTATCACAATCATTTAATAAAATAGGATCATCTACTCTAATTAAAAATTGCTCAGTTTCATTTAATATAGTCATATTAACATTATTTTTCATTTGTATTGCTAAAGCGATAGAATCGATTGTTTTTGCTGGTGATAATGTACTACCGATACTATCATTATTTAATTTATGAAATCCCCAACCTTCGTGAAAATCAAGAATAAAATCAGATTGTGATGTTAAATTATTGGTAATTATATCAATTATTGTTTTATTTATAATACTATCTGTATTATCATAGTACATTCTATTAATGTCGCCAAATCCAATTCTATTTCTAATATTTAATTTAAATCCACAGTAATTTACTACAGGTATTAATATTAGTTTTCCTTTTTCTAAAATTATTTTTTTGTTATTTAACATATCCATCAAAGTTTTAATTGTATAATATCCCGCTGGTTCATTCCCATGTGTAGTACCTATAATAAATATAGTAGGTCCATCTACCGTACTATCATATCTAAATATTTCAGGTGCTGTATCACAAATATCATTATTTATATTAGAAAATTTATTTATACTATATAAGTTGTAGAATATATATATAATAATTATACTAATACAAATAACTGCAATTATATTATTATTAATGTACATATATTAATAATATAGATATTAATATCGTTTGTTTAGTTAAAGAAATATATCAATTTAAATTAATGACTGAATTATCAATATCCAAAGATTTCCTTTCAAAAGAAAATTCAACACAACTATATAAAGATTTTATAAATAAAAATAAATTAGACAATAGTTCAAAAAAAGAAAAAGAGAAGATAATAACCGATTTGATAAATATAATGAAAAAAAAATATAAAATACTAGAATTAGATAAAATAAATAATATAAATATTTCTCAAGTTAAAAAACAATTTAATGATATATGTTTAAAAGAATTGCAAACAACTATTAAAATAAATAAACCACTTGAGAAAGTTGAAGATATTAATGTAAATCATGATAGAAAATTTAATAGAGATTTTAATTCAGTTAAGAAAACTGTAACTATATCTGAAAGACCAGTTGGTAGTTCGTTTAATGATGATAATTATGCACCAATTATTAGTAAAAATATATCAAACATAAATTTAAAGAATACTTCTCACGCTAGTATATCGGATCGTCTTAAAGATTTAGAGGATTCTCGTAGAATGGATAATGCTAAACCTAATGTAGATGTACCTGATTTTTTAAAACAAGTAAAGGTAGGAAAAAGCAATACTATGTATGAACCTACTAGTAATAAAATTGATATTACAAAAAAACCTGAATTCTTAGGTTATGATAGTTCCGATAATAGTAATTATGAGAATATTATACCAGTATCTAACAATAAAAAAAAATATGATGATACATTATCAATACAAGATAGATTAGCACAATTAGAAAAAGATCGACAAATGCCACCTAGTACAAATAATGTACAACCAAATATATCAAATTTATTTAATCAAAATATCGAAGTAAATAAATACAATGGTGATAAACAATTTAATAATATAATAAATGATAAATCAATGATGGCACCCCAACAAATGGCACAGCAACAAATGGCACCACAACAAATGGCACAACAACAAATGGCACAGCAACAAATGGCACAGCAACAAATGGCACACCAACAAATGGCACACCAACAAATGGCACACCAACAAATGGCACCACATCAAATGGCACACCATCAAATGGCACCCCAACAAATGGCACCACATCAAATGGCACCGCAAATGGCACCACTGCAAATAGCACCACTACAAATGCCTCAACAACAAATGCCTCAACAACAAATGGCACCACAACAAATGCCTCCACAACAAATGCCTCCACAACAAATGCCTCCACAACAAATGGCACCACAACAAATGGCACCACAACAAATGGCACCACAACAAATGGCACCACAACAAATGCCTCCACAACAAATGCCTACACAGCAAATGATACAACAACAACAAATGATACAACAGCAATCTATCGAGCAAATAAATAATCTTTTTAATATTATAGAAAATCTAAAGACTGAAATAAATAATATTAAAAATCAAAAAGTACAAATAACTAAAAAACCTGAACTACGAACTTTACAATTGGAAATAAATAAAACGGAAAGTACATATTCTTATATGTTTAAACCAATAAATGTAGTTAGTATTAAATTGGTTTCTTATTATTTACCTCAACCTAGATATAATATAAATGAAGATATTGATTTTCAATATATAATTAACAATGAAATGTATACAATAAATATTGCGCGAGGATTTTACACAATTGAAAAATTATTAGAAATATTAAATAATAATCAATTTCTATCTTTCACTATAGATGAAATTAGTCAAAAGATAAAAATTATAAGTAATGATGATACTATATATTTTAGTATTACATATAATGAAATATTAAAAAAATTAGGTTTTATTAATAATTTACAAGAAGATAAATATAATATAATTATTGCTACTAATTTTTATGATTTTCGTATTCCTACTAAATTATATTTTTACATAACTAATTTACAAGATAATTATTTTGGTATATTAAATTTTAATGGAACAAGTACATGTATGTTACAATTTACAGAAGAATTAATTTTAGAGAAACTTGATATTAAATTTACTACAGAAGATAATAAAGAATATAATTTTAATAATAGTTTATACAATTTAAGTTTTCAAATAGAAGTATGTAATTGAGTCATATTATTCTTCTTTTCTAAAATATACTTTACGACAAGCATTCATATTATCATCTTTCATAATATCATCTTGTACTTCATCAAATGTTTCACCATTTAAAAGTCTAATTATAAAATTCATTGAATAAACACCACATTCACTATTTTTAAATTGATGTTGTTTTTTATTAAACCGTACATCAAAATCATTATTATCAATAATACGAGATAAAAATTTTTGTGTTGTCAGCGATGTGTTATATTTTTTATTATACATATATGTTAATGTATTTCTAATAAATTTTTTTAATCTTTTTCCTGGTTTTTTTGCAAAACTATCAAAATAATATATTTTATTATTATTTATATCACAATATAAAGCAACCCAATGTGAACCAGATTGATCATGTGTATCTAAATTAATTACAGTTCCAATACGTGTTTTATTAGTTTTTATCAAATCATCATAATTAATATTATATATTTCTAATTGTGGTAATATATCAAAATCATACGGTATTGCTCCATAAAATTTAAAATCTTTATGCAGGTATTCATATTGATTCATTACATCATTTATATCTGTCGTACTTAACCATTCGTATTTTCCTTTAGGACCTAGTGGTCTAAACGTACTATCTTTTATATGTGGTAAATTATTCACTAAATTAGTATCCATCCAACACAATTGATCATTCTCACTACATTTATATTTATTATTCATAATATTATTTACTTGATTTAGTAAAAATTTTTTATTCTTAATAATTTTCTTATTATCATTGTGTCTATTATTATATTCTTTTGTCATATCAATTAGGTCATTAACGGTAAGGCAACTACCGTTTTCAAACTTTTTATTGGGTGCACAATTGTTCATTATTTTATAGTAGAATATTATTTTAAAATTTGTTTGATAAAGACTTTTAAAAATTTATATATAGATTTATTTTTAATATATAAAAAATATTTTTCTAATATTTTATATAGTATGTCTGAATTCTTGTATAAACAAAAATATTTAAAATATAAAAACAAATATAATGAATTGAAAAATAAATTTACTAGTGCCGATCGTCTTGAAACTGAAAATATATCTAATAGTATTTTCTTGTTATCAGATACTCCTACATTTAACATGAATGGAGGGGAAGAAACTGTAAATAAAAATGAAGAAACTTATAATTTAAGTGATACACCTACATATGGTAACATGGAAGGTGGTAATATAGATGCAACACCTGGTAATTTTACACCCAATGTTGTTTCTGGTAGTTGCGCAGGTGTTGTAAATCCTGTTCCCATTTCTACAACACCAGTCACTGCTCTTAAACAAAAAGGAGGTGATATAGATATGTCATCTGGTAATTTTACACCTAACGTAGTTTCTGGTAGTTGTCCTGGGGTAGTAAATCCTGTCTTACCTGTACCTATTTCTACTACACCTGTTACTGCTCTTAAACAAAAAGGTGGTGATATTAATATGACACCTGGAAATTTTCCAATGACTGATGTTAATGCTAATACTAATGTTAATCCAACGGGTGCTAATTTATATACTCCATTAATTCAAAATGCCGGACCTGCTGGTAATGTTGCAGCAATGGCAAATCCTTTATTGGATGTAACTACTGCACCTGCGCCAATGATAACATCTAATAAAAATTTATCTATAAATGAACAATTATATGAAACTACTACTGATATGTCAGAAGGACACAAAGAAAGTGAATCTCTTTCTGATATTAGAACAACTGCTGATATAGATCGTTTGTTTAAACAATTAGGCGGTAAGAATATCAATAAAGAATATTATAGTTCTTCATCAGATGATTCTACTACATCGTCATCTATATTTTCATCGTCTGATTCAGATACAGATTTGGATCACTTGAAAAAATATTAATTTATCGAGGAATATAATCCAATATATAGTCTCATTTGTTTTTATAAAAATTGAAAGATTATAATATTATATATAATATATATAATATTAATAATGTCAACTAATATTGTTATGCCTAGTATTGTTACGCCTAGTATTGTTACGCCTAGTATTGTTACGCCTAGTATTGTTACGCCTAGTATTGTTACGCCTAGTATTGTTACGCCCAGTATTGTTACGATTAATAGTATTAATTTAGTCTCATCGTGGACTTATAATTTAGATAAAAATACAGATTGTACAATATGTCGAGAACATTTAAATGATGATAGTATCTATGCAATTGAAAAAGGTATTAGATCAACCTTAATAGAGGGTATATGTGGACATAAATTTCACCATGAATGTATCACACCTTGGTTAAAAACTAATAATAAATGTCCTATTTGTTCTAATAAATATACAACTAATTAAAATATATAATTTATTTATTAATAAATTATATTCGTTTTATTTATTTTAAAATTCTATTTCAATTTAATAAATGAATCAAATTATATTAAATTTAATGATAATAAATTCAATAGCATCAATTATATATATATTATATAAAATTATTTTATCTAAAAATGATGATATGATAATATTATTAGACTCGAATAAAGATCTTTTAGATAAATATAATAGAACTAAAAGAACAAGTATAACAGTTTATATATTAGGAGTATTATTAGGTTTAATCATATTAATTATATTTGACAATGATTGTATTAAACCATCTAGTCCAAAAAATATTATAAGCGATGTTGATGATATTTATGTAAAGTGAAAAATATATTATATTATAATGCTGCAGTTTAAAAACAATATAATGGAAATAGGGTTAGATGAAGCAGGACGTGGACCTCTAATTGGTAGAGTTTACGCAGGTGCAGCAATATGGCCTGAGAATATATCATGTGATATGATACGAGATTCAAAAAAATTAACACCAAAAAAAAGAGCACTTGCTTTAGATTGGATTAAAAATAATATTAAATTATGGGGTGTTGGATATGCAGATGAAAAAGAAATAGACCAAATAAATATACTAGAAGCAACTAAATTGGCAATGTCGCGAGCAATTGTTGATTTAAAATCAAAAGATATTAATTATAATGGATTTGATCTAATAATAGATGGATGTGGATGGGAAAATAAGTTTCTTAATTATAATGTAACTAGTATAGTGGGAGGTGATAATATATATTATTCAATTGCCGCGGCAAGTATTATAGCAAAACAATATCATGATAATCATATAAGAGAATTAATATCACTAGACAGTACACTGGATACTAAATATAATTTATCTTCAAATATGGGATATCCTACTAAAAAACATATGGATGGTATTAAGATATATGGACCCACTATATACCATCGAAAATCATTTAGGGGTGTTATAATATGATTAAAATCGATAAAGGGATACTATATATTATAGTAAATATGTTAATTTTAATATTTATATCTTTACTTCAATTTGTTTTTTGTGATATTTATATGCATAATCCACGAGGATCAAATAATCGATGCGATGAACTTACAAATGATAGGCGGAATGAAAATCGTTTATTTGATTCGCAAAATAATGCAGCTGGTGGTTATGCAGTACCATGTATGGAAACTGATTTATCTTGTTATAATATGAAATATTATACTGAATCTTACTTGGATATACGATATACTACACAGCACGCTTGTGGAATACAAAATCAATGTGAAATTATAATTCAATATGCGTGTGGTATGAGAAATGGAGAACCTTCATCTAGTTTAGGTAATACATGTACTAATACAATGCCTGATAATATGTTAAATCTTAATAATACAATTTATGGTTATCATGAAACATACGATTCATATCAAAAGTGTAAATTAAGACCACGTAATCTAAATCTATATACAGGTGACAATATATTAAGAGGTCTTTCTTCTATTTATACTCGTCAAAATCCAAATGGTAATAGATATGGATTTGAATGTCCAGAAGAGCGAGATTATTATCCTTATTGGAATGAAAGTATTTGGACTGATATTGCTGTTTTAACATCTAATCTTAGCATGTGTTCATATTATATGAATACTACGAAAAATACAAATCTTATTTGTATAGATATTAACAATACACAAGTAAATCGTCTAGGAGCAACATATGAAGGTACATCAGAAAGTAGTTTTAGGTGGAAACTCCCGTCTACATCATCTAATAATTGTGTACTTCGTCTTAGATACAATATTTCCCTACCAACTGATTTATCATGGTTTGCTAATAAAAAGAATAATAATGATCACAAGACAGATCCATTAATATTAGTTGATGGTAGTTATGTAAGATTGGCACTTAGAACTGACCAATTATCAAGAACATTTGAAGACAGATCTTATACATTTGATATTATTCCACGAATAGTAAATTTAACTGGAAATATTTATAATATTAATGTTATGGGAAAACGTGGAAATATTGCTCAAGTACGCAACTGTTTTGAATATGATTTTGTACCAAATAATATTACTATATATGATGATGAATATATTCATTTCCAATGGGTTGGTAGTGATTTTAATCCAGTTAATAATGAGGGAGAAGGGCGAGTTAGAACAGATCGTAGTAATTTGGTGGATATAACGGATTATTTTGGATACAATAGAACACAGAATAATACATTTATTCCATATGAATTAATATATTCCTTTGTATACCAATATCAAAATAATAATAGTTGTTTTACAGTCGAAGAACTAATTTTAGGTAGAAAAATACTTGATACACAAAGTTTAATGAATTGTGCTCTTTTAAATAATGCTTCAGTTTATTTTAATTCTATTCCATTTAAGATAAATATTAGTAATAATATGACATATTATTATATGTCTACACGTAATAATAATTTTAGTAATAGAAATCAAAAAGGTGTAATAAATATTATTAAGAAACCAGATAATATTATATTTTTACCTACTGAAAAAACAATAATTAGTATTGTTACTAATAGTATTACTACTAATAGTATTGTTACTAATAGTATTACTACTAATAGTATTGTTACTAATAGTGTTGAAATATTTAATAATATTAATAATACATTAGGTTCATCAAGTAATAATAATTTATCAGGAACAACAATAAGTGGAATAATTGCCGGTATTATAGGATTCGTAGGTATTATACTAATAGTATTTTATGTTAAAAGAAATTATAATAGTATTAAAGGATCTGCTTTAAATATAAAACGTTCTTTTTCCACACATGTATAAAATATATAAATAATTTTTTTATAAGAGTAGTTGGAATCTATTTGATGTTTTATACCACAAACTCATTCTTCATTAAATTAATTTCATTATTTTGATTAGTAACTATATTATCTAAAAATTTTTTTATTTTATTAGAGTCCTGATTCATATTATCTATTTCTTTTAATTTCTTACTCATATGAATTGCCATGGAATGATGTGGTATCATACTCATTATATATTGTTTCATACTAATCATAAATTGAGTTCTAATTGCCCAAAAATTAAAAATTATTAAAAATAAACCAATATATAAAATATTATAATCTTTATAGTACACGCCCATCAAAAATAACATCCATCCAGACATAAGTAAAGTCATATATATATCATTTAAACTTAATCTAATATCGCTAAATTTATCTACATATATATTCATATTAGTAAATAAACCAGAAATTATCATAATTATAAACATAACAAGATAGTGATTCATTATAAATAAAATATATAATAATTTAAAAAAAAATATTATATATTTTTATACAAATTCTTCATATTCAGGAGGGTTATCATTCGGCAGAAAAACATTGTGTTTTCGTTTTGTTATAATCCATGAAAAATCCAACCATTCTGTAAATTTATCTATATAATATAATAATTTCATATATATTATATTGTACAAAAATTTTGCTTGGAAATAAAGAAAAATTGATTACCAGTCTAAATATAACGTTTACACGTTATATTTATGAGACGGCAATGTTCTTTTCTAAATGAGATCAATAGATCTCATTTAGAAAAATTGATTTAAATAATATATAGTATAATATATACTATATATTAATGGATTTTCCTACTATTTTAGTTAATAAGAAAAACTTGGACGCTCGTCGTAAGACTGATGGTATTAAAGTTGCTAGATCTTCTATGCCTCCAGCAGCATCATATGCATCTGGTAAAAAGATCGACGATACTGATGATATTCCAATAATGGATAAAATTGGAACTGATATGGGATTAAAGATTCAACAAGCGCGTCTAGGTAAAAATTTAAAACAAACAGATGTCGCGCGTCTTATGAATATTCCAGTAAATACTTATCAAACTTTTGAAAATGGCACAGCAATTCGAAATAACAGTACATTACATGTGTTGGGAAATAAATTAGGTATAAAGTTAACTGGTAATTAATTAAAAATTAATTAAAAATAATTGGTATATTATTATATGAAACCTTATTTCTTATTTTATATTGTCTAATAAATTCTGGCATAAATAAACATGTTCTATTAATACTATAAGATATATCTTTTATAGACGGAGTACTACATAAATTTCCACCCATCTTATATTGCATTGTAATACAAGCATTATCGTATGAATAAAAAGGACCAAAACAATTTATTTTATCTTTCTCATTATAACATCCATACCATACAGTTGAATTAAAATAAAATCGATCAAATAGAAACATTATATAAGTATATTAATAACTATATAAATATATATTTATATATATTTATAATGTCTACAACATTATGTGAAAAATTTAATAATATTAATATTAATAAAATACTAATACCTGGAACTATATTTAGTTTAAATGATACAATATGCCAATTTTTTGGATATAATAAGAATAATATGATATTGTATCAAATTTATAATAATAATACTATATGTGATACTACTTTATTTAGTGAATATCAAGAGAATATATCGAATATATTATATGAACCACAACAATATTATAAAATTAAAACATTTGATTTATAATTAGGTGGTGAATATATATGTAAACTAACTGAATAACCCTTTGATTTAATTTTATGTAATCCTTTCATATTATCCATATATGATGTTTCATTAATATTATAAATATTAATACTTTTTATATTTATATTATGATCATATAATGTTTCTTCTAAACAACCATCTAATACTTTCATAATACATCCGTTAGTAGGATGATTATGAATTGGTGATTCTTGTGATGGAGACCAACAAATTAAAATAAATTCAAACATATCATTTGAATATTTAGTTAATTTAATTCTATTATAATTAATATCACTAAATACAACATATTGTTTCCAATCAGTATTATTATATTGATTCACTATATCGATTGTATCTGATAATTTATTAAAATAATTATTTGAAATATTTATATATAATAAATCCATATATATAAAATTATATTTATTTTTTTATGTCACATAATACACACGAATGTTTAATATAATGATCTCTAATATGTAGTTGGGCATCTTCTAATAAATATATTGATAGAACGCTTAATTCATCCATACAATATTTTAACATCATTTTATTTCCATATAATACAGCATTGTTTTCACTCTCTTCGTCAGGATATTCACCACCTAATGCCCATTCTGCTTGAATTAAATATTCATGCCAATATGGTAGGTTGGTATTTATAATACTTCGTCTTTTAATTATATTGTCGTTATGTATTGGATCAATACTGATATATGGACTCGTAGTATTAATATTATTTTTTTTTATGTTTATTAATTCATTAATATTTTTATCTATTTGTTCTAAATTATATAAATATAATTGTTCAATTTCATTTAAATGTTCTAATTGTTGTATCGATGATTCCATTATATGTATATAATAATATTATTTTATATATTGTTATTTTATATATTGTTATTTTATATATTGTTATTTTATATATTGTTATATAAATAAATCAATCAAATAAAGATTGTTTCTTGGATGGAGGCGAATCGTATGTTTCGTCGTCTGTTTCATTGAACAATCTTGTTCTATATTTTAATGGCGGAGAATATATATCACTCTGATTATCTATCATACGATTTACTGGTCTAGTACTTACTTGTGGAATATATCGATTTATCACAGGACTATATTTTATTTGTAATAACTTATTACTTTTTATATTATCTACAAATAATGTTAATACTTGTATTTTATTTATATTTTTCTCTAAGAAATCATCTTCATAAAATGATAATAATTTTTCCGGAGTTATAACATTTATACCATCTATATTAATATATGGTATTTTTACAAAAGAAGTATCTTTATAATTAGTATTTAAGTTTGTTAAATCAAAATCTTTAATCAGAGGTTTAATTAAATTATATTTTTCTTCTACTAAATATTTTGGACTTGAAATTGCTCCTTCTTTCCTATTATATTTAACAATATTGCCATTAATAATTATACTAATATTAGGAATATCTAAATTATCATTTTTTGTAGTACCTTGATATATAAAATCTAAATCATTTGGTCGTTTAGAGTCTTGACTCGTTAATTCAAATGCTTGGTTCATCATTAAATCCATATTTTCATATCCTAATAAGATAGCGAGTGCCGCTGATCCACTTAATATAATAATATTTTTTGGGTCACTGCTATTAATACTTTTTTCAGTCAAACTATTATAAATTAATTTAGTTTCATTTATCAATTTATGATACCATTCTGGTTTTGCTCCACCTTTGAGTTTCATATTTTCAAAAACTTGTTTTAGTAAAGTGTATTTAGTAAAATATTTAGATGCTTTTTTTTTATAATAATCATTATCTTGTAAACTCATTATATATAATATAATATAAAATAACTATTTTTATTAAGAAAACTATATCTTATAATTGATTATAAATATTTGATAATAGTAAATCTTTTAATTGATTATCATCATATTGACTAGTATCGGTATTTACTGGTAATATCAATTCAACCGTATTATAATATCCATTTATTATCGTTGGAACATACATAGCGTTCGCCTTTTTAAATTCATCCATTGTATCTTTTCCTGACCAATAATATTCTACATTTACATCATTATGACTATCTTCAAAATCTTTTATTATATTGTATGCTCTACTTCCTTTCATTGAATGAGGACAAGTATTACTACCAAAATATTTTAGTATTTTATTTGTTGATAATTTTTCTACATTATTGATATTATTCCCAGAATAAACACTTTCGGGGGATTGGATATTCTCATTATTTATTTTACATCCTTTTTTATTATTAAATGTTTCTAATGGTTTTATAACATACATTGTTATAAGGATTAATATAATACCAATAATACCAGTAATTATTATTTCTGGTGAAATATTTAAATTCATTATATAAATTAATATAGAATTAAAATCTAAATATTTTTAATGGATAACGATATAGCGAATAAATACAAATATTTATTTGATATTAAAGAAGATGATAATCGTTCATTATTTTTTCTTATTATTATGGGTGATTTATTAAAAAAAAATTTAGATCTAACTATGGAAAATATGTATAGTTTATCCTATATGAAAAATATGAGAAATAACGACGAATGGATCAAATTTTGTATGGATTTAGCATTTGAAGATAAAATACTAGATTCAGTTTTAATTGATATAAAATTATTTCCAATTATTCTAAAATTTTTTACAGTAATGAAAAATGATATAGATGTTACAAATAATACTAAAGAATGGCAAAATATATCTAAAATAATTAGGAGAAAAAATAAAATAATGGAATTTACCGGAATTAAACCTAAACCTAAATATATTCAATCTAATGAGACTAAATTTAATTTTAATAAAATAATTTTACAAAAATTATTAAAAGAAATGTTAATAGATATTCCAGAAATGGATCAAATAGAAATGATAATAATGAATCCAATACAGAAATGTTATGAGAATGGTATTGTACCACCAGATCAGTTAAATCAAGATATATGTGAAAATTTATCTTGTTTAGAATATATTGAAAATTGTTCTAGTACTAAAAATTTAAATAAATGTAAGAAATTTATATCAAATGATATAAATTTGAATAAAATAATAAAAGAAGTACAAGACATGGATGTGTGTAAAGCGACCGGTATATTGATAAAATTTGGATTTAAATATAATAATATGAAAGTCGCGTGTTTTGAGTCTTACCTAGATTGGGAGAAACGTACTTTAGATACATTAAAGATAAAAGGAATTAATAAAGGATTAATAAAATACATTGAATTATTGATTGAAAAAGTAAATCCAATAAGTGAATTGAAACGTAAAATAAATCAAAGTGGTGGTGGTATTGCTAACATTTTATCACATTATTCAGATAAACAACCAGTAATAAAGAATATTATAGATAAACATATACTGATTGAGAAAAAATACAATCAATCAAAATATATAATGGGACGATATAATACAATGATGAAAATATTTAATAATAATGAAATATTTAATCGCAATAATAAATATTTATATAGTAATTATTATGATAAGATAAATTATAAATATTTATTACAACAAAAAATATTATTAAATTATATCGAAAGAACATATTGAAAAATATGAGATAATATATTATGTTAAACACTTTATTCTATAATATTATAATAATATGGGATTAGGTAAATTACTTTTAGTATCAACGGGAAATGAAAATGAAATTGTTAATATGAATCCAACAATAACATTTTTTAAAAAAATATATAAATATCATTCAAATATATCAAATGAAATATTACCACAATATTTTAAAACATCACCTAATTTTGGTAGAAGATTAACAGTTAATATATCTAAAAGTGCAGATATGTTACAGGAAATGGCATTATATTTTGAACTTCCTGAAATTCCACAATCTAATCATTCATCGTTACCAAGTGGAATCAAGCAATTTGCGTGGGCACCAAATGTAGGATACGCTATGATTAAATATATTGATATTGAAATAGGTGGAATTTTAATTTCTCGTGTTTACAGTGACTGGTTAAATATTTATGATAATATTACCACTTCACCTACTAATAATTCAAATAAAAATACAATGGACTCATTATCTATTTATACTAATGGGAAAAATAGTTCTAAAATTTATATTCCACTTAATTATTTTTTTAATCTATCAAATGATCTGGCACTACCTATAATTGCTTTTAGTAAACAACATATTAAATTACACTTAGAATTAAATGATTTTTCAGTTTGTTATAATGAATCACCTACTAACTATTTCACAATTGATAGTTTTATTTGTTTATTTGAAGTAAATGAAATAATAAGACAAAATGCCGATAACAGTAAAAGCGGAGGTGTATTTGTGTATTTTGATATCAATACAAATAGAGTGTATTATAATGCTCTGTATAATACATTCCTTATACCTTCTAATTCTACTACAAATATAAATAAATATAATATAATTGGTGATAAATCTGGATTCATTGTAATACCAAGTATTAATTCAACGGTTGTGCAAGATGAAAGTTATTTTACAACCATTCAAGAACCTGTAATAAAAGATGCCTATTTATTAAATAATTATATTTATTTAGATAGAGATGATAGATGGTTTTTTCAAAATACTAATTTGGAATATGTAGTTCCTATAGTATTAAATGTATTAGAAAAAGATGTTACAAGTATTAATAGCAATTATAAATTACAATTAAATAACCCGATTAAAATATTAATATGGAGAGCGCAATTAAATAGCAATCTTAATATTAATGATATGTTTAATTATTCGTCACTTCCATTAACTACTAACGATGAACCACTTATACAAAGTAATAAATTAGTAATAAATTCAATATCTAGATGCGAAATATATAATTATCAATATTATACATTATTACAAACTTATATAAATAAATACATGACAAATAGTAATATCTATCAATATAGTTTTGGATTAAATCCAAAAACAGTGAATCCAGAAGGAACAATGAACTTTAGTAGGATGGATGATATGTATATACAACTAATTATGAATAAATTAGTTAATTTTCAAAATACAATTAATGTTAGGGCATATGGTATATATTATAATGTTTTTGTTATTAAAAATGGTAATAGTTCTATGAAATATTATATATAAAAAATATATATAAAAAATATAATAATTTATAATCTATATTATATATATATAATGAACGTTCGTGAATTTACAACTGCTTTAAATCCATATTTTCCAAGCGGTCAAGTATCGTTAGCTATTTTTATTATTGGTATTTTTGCCACAGCAGGAAATATAATTGGTATAAAATTATATGAAAGACCTGGTCTCAGAGATGATAAAAGTAAAATCGGTAGACCGATACAATTTTGGTTATTATGGTTTTACGCTATTATGTTTATATTGATAACATTGTGTAGTATGTATGGATTATATCATAACTATTTTGGAAAAAAGATAGTATCATAACTATTTTGAAAAACACTAATGGGATAGAGTGTTGAACAAAGAATCAATACCCAATACGTAATTAATTTTTAATAAAATCTATGATAATATATATATAATGTTTCCATTTTCTGAATTGACTAATTCTATTATAGTTCTATTAATAGGTATTTTCTCCATTACAAGTAATTCAATAGGTATATCTACATATAATAAGAATAATATAAAAAAAGATATTAGTTTTTATTATTTATGTATATTATTAGCACCTTCTATTATTGTTACATTATTAGGTATATTTGGATTATACATTAATATAACCAAAAATTTAACTAATAATTTATCATAAGATTCTATCGGAGTATTTTTGGTGAACATACACAAACTCATACTAATTTACCCATTTTATTTTCTATTTTTAATATTCTGTGTTCTCTGGAGCATATATTAAGTTTAACTTCTTGATTCATTACATTTTGTATAGAATCAATCATAAAATCTTTTATATATTTCATATTTAACATTCCATTTGGTGTTTTGCTTATTGAATTATATGCAAAACTATACATATAATATCCATCGGGTAATATATAACCTTTTAAAAATGGTATAACATTATTATAATAAGAAGAAGGTAGGGATAATATTAAATCCAGACCATTTATCATTATATTCATACTATTAATTACGTCAACTGATGTAGTAATTGTATTATTCTTAAAATTTTTTGTAAAATATAATGATAATATGGTTAATTTATAAGAATATTTTAACATACGATCATTCAAGTCTTCGATAATATAATTTAAATACTTTTCATCTAAATACATGGCAAATCTAATATCATATTTTGAAATAATAGGATGATTAGATAATACGTAGTATCGGTATGATTTATTATTTATTTCGGCATCTATCATATCAAAAATCTGTGTATCAATTATATTATTTTCTAGATATTCGGTATACCATATATCTCTAATGTAACCACTTTTTGTAATAGTTGTATTTGTATTATCTTTATTAGTTGTTATAAAAAAAATATCTATAATTCTATTGTATAGATTAATATTACATTTTTCTTCACTATTATTTAAAATAAAATTATTATAACTATATAAACAATTTAATAAAATATATTCAGTCTTATCAATATTCATATCTTTTGATGTTACAATATAATCGTAATGGAGATCAATCATAGGATTTACTCTTTGTGAAAAATAGTTATTAGTGGAATAATTTAAAATCAGATCTTCTATTTTACTAGTATTAAATTTAATTTTAATAACACTACGATTCATTTTAACTGCTGGAAAATAATTATGTGAATTTAATGTAAAATAATGTATAATAGGTAGATAAAAATATATATTATTATTAGCATCATATTTTAATGCAGTTAATTTTTCAAATTCTTTTCTTTTCCACATATCTACCATATAATTATAATAAATGGTATATGTATTATAATCTAGTTTTTCTATAATACTATCATCTATTAATAATTGTATAGAATTAAATAGTCGCATAGGCATATTATTAATCCACTGTGGTGTTGTAGTAACTATCTTATTATTAGATATAGTATTAGTCACATTTGGTATTGAATTAAATCCAACATTTTGATAAGTTGTATTTAATATATTTATATTTGAAAATTTAAAACTTAATATTACCATACTATCTATCAGATCATTATTAACATATTCATATAACATATCATTTGGAAATAACATTGTATAGGTATTATTTGTAACTTGTTCTACGAACGTACCCTTATTGAATAAATATTTTGATTTAGCAAAATCGCGTATTTGTACCATATTAACAAGATCATATGAATAAATCTTAACATTATTGGTTTGTATAAAAGCATCCGATCCTACTATGATATAATTTGTTTGTATAGCTATAATTATACCCTCATTGTAATTATTATTGTTATCTACTATATAAATATTATTCGTATTATTCAAAAATGTTATATTATTATTTGTAAATATATAATAATATTTTGAAGTAAATTGATTCATATCTTTATCTACTGTTTTAATAATTGGTTGGTAAAAATTGCTAATATTGGATATAATTGATGTATTTATTGTCATTATTGTATAAAGTGAATTATTTTCCACATTAGTTACATTAAACATTGTACTATTCGTATTATCTAGATCTAATATTTGATTTAGTACAAATTGTTTTGATGTGAATATAAGAGGGTCAATCGATGTAATTGTCATTGTCATATTATCTCTATTTATTTCAATTGATACATCGTTGTAAATATTATCATAATATATATTATATGTATAGGTATAATTATAATTTGTAAAATTTATTGGTATATTTGCAACTATATAATTAGAATTTTGTGATATTATATTCATATTATATTTTTTAATAAGTTCTAGTTGTAAACTATTTAATTCTGTTGGTGTAATATTATAAGATAGGGTGAAAGATATTATATTACTACAACTTTTTAATACTACGTCATATGATATCATGTTATTATGAAATATCATTGTATCTGTTACTTGCAACATATTTATATTTTCAATTTCATAATAATATATATTATTATTTACAATAGATTGAATTCTATATGGGATGGATTCTTTTAAATTATATGTATGTGTTAATATATTACCTAAAGTACCCGTATATTGTATACGTAATATATTGGTTGTATATATTGAATAAGATATTATTACTATTCCATTTATTGTAAAACTTGGTCTTAGTAATATATCTGTTTGATTATATTCAGATGGATGTATATCACGATCCAAAGTAATATCTGTCAACATTATATTATTTGTACTGCTAGATATGATAATAACAAATTTAAAAACATTGTATAATATATTTGTATTTATAGTAATTACATCATTTATATAATAATTATTCATATTATCTATCATTAATTCATAAATATTATTGTTAATATCAATATAATTATAATCACTCATATTACTGGATAGAACTAAATAAGTAATATTATTACCAACACTATAACTCTTAATCGCTACAAGACATACAATTTTTAAAGTATTATTGAGTGTAATATCAATAGTTTGTGCTCCCACGTTATACGAATTTACATTACTTACTGTTTCAATAAATGTAACAATCGTGTCATTATAATATATTGAATCTGCACTACTAATCATACTATCAGTTGTAATATTATAAATAAGTCCATAGTATGATGAATTAACTATATTATAAGTTTCATTTGATACAATTTCAATATCAACTGGTTCGATTGTTTTATTCGATGAAAATACAATACTATCTGTATTAATTTGTGATTCAGTTATAGTTATACCATCCGAATGTTGGTAATTATCCATCACGTTTACTATATATTGATTCGATGATTTGATCAATTCATTTGTAACTAACATTATATCATCAAAAGATACCTTGTAATTAAAGATATTATTTGTATTTAATTTATTTATATAATTAGTATCTATTGTAATATTATTTAAAACACCTCTCTTATATGGTACAATAAATAGTGTTTCTGGTGGTGTAGACACAAGTTCAATATATTTTGAACTACTCGTTAACCCAAAATTAACTTGATTAAAGTTAATATCAAAATATTTACCAAAATAATTAACTGGATTGTAATTAGTAATTGTCCTTTCTAATTCAGATAAATTATTTAAATTAGTTATATTGCTATATAACTTGGCAATGTAATATTTTAAACTATCCATATATTTGTAATATAATGGTTTTGTCGTAATTATATTAGATTTGTCAACCGACATGTTATTTAATATAGTAATTACTTTATCCATCATAACTCCATTTAATGTAATTGAATTTTTTTCTTGATTTATAATGACATTTATTTCGTCATCAATTATAGTATACTCTCGTGAAATAAATATTATATTATCTAGTTGTGTTATTACAAAATCACTGGTAAAATAATTAGTTCGCGTTAATATATTATTAATTAATGTAAAATTACTTGGATATAATGTTGTCTCTAATATCATATTATCTACTATCATTATAACACCATTCGATAGTGTCCATTTATATGTTCCAACTATGTAATTTTCAACAATCTGTTTAATTATCGAATTAATATTTTCCCAAAAATAATTTTGAGACATATACAAAGTTAATTGATTCGCTAAATATAATTCAACTAAATGTAATTCATTTAAAATATCTAATTTATAAGTTTGTAATATATTTGATTCATATAATGTAAGAATTGTATTTTCAATTTGTGTTACTTCATTTGTTGTAAAATACGATACATTATAAGTGTTAGAGAATGTTATACCATCGTATTTAATTTCGTATCTATTCAGATATACTTCCAAATCACTATTATAATGTGTCGTAATTAATGACCAGTCAGTCCAAGGTTTTACTTGGTTTAATACATATGATAAATCAATTGAAATAAAATTTAAATAACTAGATAATGATGGTAATGATGTTGATACTTCTTCTTTGACCAACATATATTTTGAATTATTATTACTATATTGATGGCAAATATTATACATTGGAGTTACGGTATTTAATTGTAAGGTGGGAATAAAATTATATCTATTATTAGTTACATCTATTTCAATATTAGTTACACTATTATTATCACCTAAATAAATAGATCCAGATATATTTCCAAATAATACATTACTATTATTATTATCTTTTATAGATATATAATAATTTATATTATCTTTTTCTATATTAACTGTATTAACCAATTTAATTACTATTTCTGGGATTTCATCAGATATTACATCAAATAAACTAGAAGTAATATTACTATATTCCGGTTTAATTGTTTGATTTTGGATTAATATCGTATCAATATAATGTGTCTCAATAAAATATACACTTGTAAGTACATCAATTAAATTAGATGTAGTTATATAATATTTAATAATGCTATTATTTACTACTCTTGTAATAGTACAAGGTATATTACTATTATAATATATAACTCTATTAAATTCAGCAATATAATTATATTTTATCTCATTAAAATTTATCATATATTTCCACATATTATTTACTTTTACTGGTTTTCCTAAAATATTTGTTTTTAAATATACATTGGCTTGTATTGTATTTTTTTTAATTTGATTTATTACTTGTGCAATATTATAATTTGGTTGTGATAATATAATATAATTATTCATTGTGATAGTAACAGGTATAATATTATGTAAATAAAATATAGAAGTATTTATATTATGAAAATAATTTACACTTGATATTTTAAACATATTATTTACTAATACTATATCAATATAATGTGTGTAAATATCATTATTTGATGTATTTTCTAATAATAATATATTAGAACCAATATCGAGAGTTAATTCAATTTGTGTAAAAGTAAAATCATTTGAATTTATACTTATTGGGATCATGTTATCATAATAATATGATTTATTCATAAGATTAAAACTATCAAATGTATTTAAATTTGCTAATTTGGGTGATGATATATTACTATTATTAATCGTAACGTCATTTAAAATAAAAGACAAATTATTATCATTGTTAGTTATATTATTGGATAATAACATAACAACTATACCATCCTCTTCTTTATTTGTAATAATAGGATAATCTAATTTATATCCATCTTGTAAAATATAGTTATTGACTGTTAAATTATTTATGTTAATATTGGCAGCAGAAAATATAATAGTATAAGAATGTGTAATGTCCATTGAATTACTATTTGATAACAAATCAATATATATTTTTGAATCAGTTATATTGATTAGATGGTACCAAATATTATCAACTAATATATATTGATAATAACAATAATTAATGTTAGTAAAATTAAAATCCCATGTTTTATTCAAATTTTTATTCTGTGTAAAATAAACATATATTTCGTCCATATTAATATCACATTCAATAGCAAGAGGTAATTTGTCATTATTACCATTTATTTGCATTTCTGTAAATACATTATAATAATTAGAAAAGTCTTGTTTGATATCCATTTTATTTAAATCTATTAATCTTACAGTAAATGTTCCATTCAAAATGGTGCTATTTATTATATTCATATCAATTACTTGATATAATGATAGAATATTGTTTGTATTTATTTCAATCCAACCATTATATTGACTCATATTAGTTATAGTATTATTTACCACTGTTATTATATTAGTAGTAAAAGGTTGTAATGATAGATAACATACAATTATATTTGTATCAATATTTAAACTATTTGATTTAAATGTTACTATATTTCCATTCACAGTATCTACTATTAATTGATACCATGTCATCATGTCATGATAAATTAACATCATGTTAGGAATAAGAGTAACAACCGTATCATCGTAATACCAAATATTATTAATATTCATCATAGTTATATTAGTTCCTGGTTTAAATTTGAATATATATGGAGACGTATATTCCGAATTATATATATACATTTTATTCATATCAATATAATAATCACCTATATTTAAAGTGTCTCTACTTTGATTTACAATAGTTCCATATAATAAATTATTTATTTTATTAGAATTGAGTAAAGTTTTTCTATCATAATAATTAGATAATATACCATAACTAAAATAACCACTTATAATATTAGAAAGATTATCATCCCCAGTTTCACTATTATTCAGTATATTTCCAATGAAAGCGTTATAATAATTTGACCAATATAAAACATGTATTATCCTATTTTCGATTCTTATTATTTCATTTCTTAATAGTTTTGACATAGGAGCATATATATATATCGTAGTATTCATATTAATACAAGAAAGTGCGCAATCAATAAATACAGGATCGTATGGATAAACAAATATATCGGCATTATTAATATTCATACTATATTTTAAATTTATAATATCACCGGATGTTGATACGTTCTTATTATATAGTAGTATATCATTTGAAATAATTATCATATCATTGAATTGTGATAATATATTACTAATTATTATATTACCATTTATTGAAATATTATCTATATATGTCCAAGATTTTAATTGACTTGGTATATTTTTAGGAACTTGTATTATACTATTCATATTAGTAGAATAAGATGTATTCGTATTATTAAAATTAATTGATTCACTAAAATTTATAAACATATCATTTTTAATTTCTAATTTATTTACGATATTATTAGTAATCGTATTAATCGTATTATCTATTAAATTGAAATATTTACTATCTACTGAATTAAAAACAATCAAATCATTATCAATAACAATGTCTTGTGATATATAATAATCTATAAATAGTGGCTCGTGAATCATATTACCACCACATATTAAATTAAAATTTGGATAATAATCGGTTATATATAACCACAATATAATAATATCATTATCAGCATTTATTATAATCATATGATTAATATTAGTCGTTAGTATATTAGAATTAACTATATTTATTATATATTCAGTTGTTGATATAGTTTCAATCTCAATCAAATTACTAATGGTTGATAGATTTGTAGTAGAAGGGAAAGTTAATGTTTTAAAATAAACAGGAAAACTATCTACCATACTAGTTAATAATACTCCATAACTATCAGTCAGTATATTATTACTATTATCATTGGGATCCGGTATTGATATAGTGTATTCAATCATTGTATTATTATTAGTAATAATTAATGGACGATTATATTGTATTGCCATATCTTCTATTATTATAATAGTTTCAATACTAGTAGTTTGTGGATATAATAATATTATTGTATCTTCACTTATTGTATTAATACTTTCTATCAGATTATTATTTGCTAGATAAGTATAATTACTATCTAAATTTATATTATAAGGAATACTAAAAGTATTATTATATGGATTATATTCTATAATACTATCTGTAATATCAATATTATCATAAAAGATATCTGGATATTTTTTTACAATTGGTTCATCTATCATATTGTTATAATATAATAAATAATTACCATCATCTAAATTTACATTATTGATGTCTGCTACCGTTATTTTTATTTGGTTCATACTATTTTTTATTATAAGATGTGCCATCTCATTATCCAACCAATTTATATCACCTAGGGAATTAAAGACAACGATACTATCTTGTTGAATTATTATGGGTGGTAATACTGTTTCTTCTACCATATATATATCAAGTGATATCGTATTTTGAGTTTTATCATAATATGATAATAATATTTTTCCTAAAATTATAATATAATCACTGTAAATTTGAGGAACTACTACCATATTATTCATTATAATAAATTGATTCCAATATATACTGTCATTATAATTTGTATAATAATTATAAAAATTAATTACATTTACAGATGGTTTAATAAATTGAAATGTATAAGGAAATGTCATCAAATTAGATATGGTATAACAATTTACAAGGTATTGAAAAATTTCTTCCTCATTCATCAATGTTTCATTATAATACATAGTAGTGTTAATATTTATTACAAATGATTGATTTAATATTAATACAAGATAATTACCAGTATATCTCATATATCCTAATATATTCATACCATCTATATTTAGTCTTAATAAATAATTGGTCATAATATTAAAATTTAAATCCAAATTATATTGTTCAATTTGATAATAATACAATGGTTTGTCCAATACATTAAATATGATATTTGAATAATTATTTGTAATACTTAGAGATCTACATTTATAATTAACACCAAGTGAATTACTATTATTATTAACATCTATTACCTTGTTATCATCGGTTACTATATATTTTATAGTATCACTTAATATTGAATTTAATTTTATCATTTTATTTATTATTTGTACTGGACCTATCATTATATAATCTTTCATAGTAATATCAATATTCACTTTATTATAAATAGGTTTATCGATAAATCTATCTAAATTATTACCACTATATAATTTACCAGTACTATCAACATTTATTATAGTATTATCTTTACTCCATATAATACTAATATCATCAGAAGATGTATTCAACATCATATCAGACCAAGGGTTTGGATCAAGTAATGATATATCAAGTCTAGTTACATTATAAGCAATATTAATATACTTGCTTCTTATTGTATATTCATTTGGATAAATTTGCGGAAATGTATCTGGATTAGAAATAGTTAATATATTAGTATTATTATCAATTTCATTCAACTGGTATTGCGCAAATAATGAATAATTTGATAGATAATTAATTAAATTAGATGATAATTTAAATGATGAATTATAATTTAACCATGGTGAATTAATAAGATTCATTGTCATTATATTATATTTATTCGCAAGTTCAACTATTATTGTACTATCATAAACAATCACGTGATTATTAATATCAGTAAAATTATATAATGACATAGCTAGATTTGTAAAAACGTCATAAGATACAATATCATATCGAGTTGGATTTAATACATATGATGATATTTTAGATGCATATAACATACTATTTAATGGTAAAATATTACTATATAATGTATTGATAGTAGTACCATATTTAAAAGTATTAGCAATATAAGTAACCATTTCATTATATGCTTCGGCATAATCTATTTGACTTGATTCTATAATATTTGTAATAGTATCATAAATACCAGTATAAACAGATTGAAATTGATTTAATATAATTGATCTTATCGTTTCCATATTTGTTGCATTTAATAATAACCCATCATAATAATGTGTTGCATATAATTCATTCTGTCTAATTAATTGATCACTATTCATATTATAAATTATATTAATATCTATATTGTCCAAGTACATTTTAACATTATTAGAATATTTAGGTATATTCGCTAAACAATAAATAGGTATATTATTATTATTCTGCAGTTGTATTATAAAAGGTTTTTGAACAATATAATCCATTACAGTACTTATATTAGGATTTAATGATGTATAATTATATAAATTTGGTAAATATGTATTATCCATTATATTTATATCTATTGATTCTAAAGTAGTCTTATTATTATCATAACAATATAATTCTAATATAGAATCAGTATTATTAATAATTCGAATAGATATATTGTTATTAGTTTTAATTGTATTCATTATACTAAAATCAGAACTATAATTAATATATAATTCAGATGTTTTGTCTATTTGAATATATGGATAAGTAGTACTAATATTTTCAATACAATCACTATCTGTTATAGTTAAATAAGTTAATGGTAAATATATAATAGTAATTTCTATCTTGCTGCATGTAAGATAATTTTTATTTAAATTATCAGATATTAAAATATTATTTGTACTGTCAAATTTTGCTATTACATTCGTCTTTATATTATTATAATAATAAGATACAATGATATTAGATTCACTAGTGAACATTATATTAATTTTATTATATTGTTCAAATAAATTTATTTTTGTATCAAGATCATACACAGTTATAATATTTGTATTAGATTCGGTTCCGATATATGTAGATGGTAAGGAAATGTACGGTATTGATTGTTTTGTAGTCTCATATAGGTATATTGTATTTATACTAGTAATATTATTTATAGATTGTTCTAAAGATTGTTCTAAAGATTGTTCTAATGTAAATACGATATAGTCATTATTTATAATATAGGATAACACATTATAAAATAAATTATTTATTTTGAATACATATTCACTTAAACCAGTTGTATTATAAACATTGGTGAATAACATAATATTTACAGAAATTATGTTATTACTAATATTATAATTATCAGATGTAATAATATAATCGATTACTATTTTTAATTCGTGAAAACAATCCATATTATTCAATGAAATATTATTCAATGAAATATTATTCTGATATTCTACAATAGTATTTGTTTGTAATAACATTGGAGTCATTGATATATCTATATAGCAAATATCACTTCTCATATTAAATAATTCATCAAGATAACTATTTATTTGATCTTTTGTAATATACTCCCTTATATCAATGTTATAATTAAATACAATACCATTAAAATTAATAATACTAGTAGGAGGTAGATAAGATATTCTAAAATAACGTTGATATAAATATGAATTAATCTTATTATAAAAAAATATCAAGAACATATCATTATAAAAATATTTACTATAACAACTGTCGATAAACTTGTTTAAACATACAGCATATATATTAGCAAGATCCATTGGAACTGTTTCAATGTATAATATATATTGATAATTTTCAATAATTGTTTTTATATTATCATTAAATGTATCAGTTTGATTAAATCCAATTAATGTATTTTTCATTTTATACCTATCTGATACTGTTTTTAATTCAATCCATAATTGTTTTAAATTATCAGCATTATCGGATATTGAACTAAAATTATTACCGATAGTATTCTCTTTTAAATTATAATTTTTAATAAAATCAGTATATAGATATATATTAATATTATTATTATAATTCATATTGGCAAGTGTTTGTATTAAATTATTACTCCATTCGGTATTAATATTAGTAGATGTATTAACTATACTAGTATCTATCATATTAATTGTATTATTATTTGTATTTACAATTATAGGTAATTCAACCAAATCTATTGTGTTACTATCATCAACTGTTAATTGATGAATATTATTATTTATTGTATATGTAATAGTATAACCATCTAGTGTTTGATATTTCATACTAGTTGCAAGAGTAAATGGTAATGTAAATGTGGTAATATCAATAGTATAAACAGGATAATAGGCGGCAATTAAATTAGTTGTAGTTATATTATTAACATTAATTATATTCTTACTAAGTAAATTAAATTGATAGGTCACAGGAAAAGTAATTATATTAAAAGTTTTATAAAAATTATAAACATTGTGAATATTTGGATTTAAATTTAATAAAAAGTATTGCAATATTAGAGCGTTAGTATATATTGTTTGTTTTAATACACTATCTATATTCGACTGTGTCGTATTATTTGTAAAATAATTATAACTAACAACTAAATCAAGATTTTTAGGAGGTGTAGTTGTATAAATAGAATTAAGATAATTATTATAATAAAAATTAATTTCTTCATTCATAATATTATAATTTATATTAACCATATCATATTTATTAATATCTTGATAGTTAAATATTAATATGTTCGATACTTTATTTGAAATATATTTATCAAATGAATCCTGGGTTAATAAATTTTTATAAAAAATATCCATGTTAATAATATCATTATTTAACAAATAACTCATCATTAATCTATTAAATGGCGTGGTTTGTTCTAATAATAATGGAATAATATGATTGTTATAATTATCGGGATAAAATGAAATAAAATTAACATCAGTATCATTACTTATACTAATATCCATAATACTATTAAAATATGTATTAATATCATCAAATTTTAATTCAGAATAAGAATAATTTATATTAGGAGATGTTAAAAATATATTTGGTATTAAATAATATTTGTAATTTGATATAATAAGGAATGTATTCATATTATTGTATAAAATTTCATTTATATTAGCACTATTTGTTGTAGTTGTTGTATAAGTAGTAACATTTTCTAATATTTGAAAATTAGGTATAGTCACTTTTAACCATAATGGACCAATATAATCTATATCTTTTGGTATTTTAAAAAAATAATTATCATTCCATTTGATAGATATATCCTGTAGAATCATTTCATCTTTGTAAAACAGTCCATTTGCTTTATATGCGTATTTAAAAAAAGTGATTATTGGATTACCAGTAATATTATTATCTTCTTCTCCCCTTGCATATAATTCTAATAATCCTGGTGTTAAATATTTTTGTATATCCATGTTATTAGAAGAAAATAGATTTTTTTCTTTATAATTATAATATAATAAATTATGTACTCGTTAAAAGCAAATGTATTAGAAGGATGTCCATATAGTGAAAATTTAATAATATTAATGAATAAATATAAAATACCGATTGAATATAAAAGAATTAAATACATGGATAAAGAAAAATACAAAACAGATGAAATACGAACTTTTCCTCAAGTTTATTTACAATATAATAAAAAAACATTACTAGTAGGTGGGTTTGATGACATGAATGAAATTTTAGATATTATAAAATTAAATAAATTAAATAGTATTAAAAAAAAAATATCTAATAAATATTCTGATTGGAATAATATGATGATATTACGTTTAATTCAATTACTAACTACTTTACCGTCTTGAAATTTCCCAATAATATTAGATTTAGTATCATATACTATATTTCCATTTTTTTTATCCACATAATATATTGTATTATGAAATATAATCTTATCTAAAATAGTTTCTTCTTCTTCTGTATTTACAAACATATTATTCGGTATATTATCTTCATCAATATCATCCTGTTTGGACCCTTTAATATATTTTTTTTTCAACATATCATAATCTAATCCTTCGCCCAAAGCAATATCTTTAACTAACTGCATTACTTGTTTCATTAATTCTTTGTTAGTTTTTTCACAATAATTCTCTATCAATTGAGCGAATATCGCGGTTTCTTCGTTGATTTTTTTAACATGTTTTAAACCTTTCATTAATACAATTATAATATGATATAAAATATGGATAAATCAATTTTTTTAAAAAAATACATAACTTTGACCCAACCGTAGATAATAATTATTTTTTCTTTTTATTATTACTTTTTTTACTAGTATTATTATCTAATGTAATTATTTTTACAATGGATTCTTTTATACAAGGTGATAATTCATTTGTAATCCAATATTGTAAAATTTTAGGATGTTGCTTGTTATTATTTTTATCATTATCAAGTAACATAGCATAATATAATGTATATGATTGATTTTATAAATATATATAAAATCAATTTTTATTTGTGTTCAAAAACTATGTATTTTTATCAATTGATAAAAGAACATTGTCTATTAATAAATTTAATCTATCTGTGTTAAATTGGAGTACGCTTGTTTTACCCAATCAGCATGTGTTGCATATAGTTTAAAATTAGTATAACTAGGATGATAGTCTAACCAAAAAGCATGTCTAGCATCATCTCCTCCTATTAATTTAAAATTATTAAAAATAGTATTACTATGAACATGATAACATTTAGTTACCATCCAGGCGTTATCAGTATTTCTTCTATCATCAACATAACCACCTAATATGGGATCGCCATATACAATGTATCCATCATTCTGAATTATATTATCGAGAGATTTTATAATAATTTTTTTTTCTTCTTCCGATAATCCTCCAAGTGCTTCTTCTGTAAATTCTTTTGCTGCTGTGGTAGGAATTAAATCTCCTTTTTCTACCATTCCACCAGGTAGGGCGAATGATCTATCGCTACTATCACCGCCATCTTTCCTCTCAATCGCAATAAATTGTAAAATGGGTGTACCGTTAATAAGAATATTATTATTATCACTATCTGTTTTAAAACGTGTAAATAGAGGATCAGCAGCAGTATTCGGTCCCCAACATCCTAATACTCCGCGTCCCGATACGCCAGTTCTTCCCACTGGATTAATCGGACGACCATCAGGAGTAAAATTAAATTTTCCATAAATAGTACGAGTTTTTTCATTCCAATCAATTGTTGATGGATCTAATGGATCTGCCCACACTGGAGGTTTATCGGAAAAAAATGACGGACGGTTATATTCTACTGGCATATAATCATCATATTTAACATACCAATCATTATATTGAGGTAAAACATGGAAACGTGGAGATACATCTAAATATCTAGACGAAATACAATTAGTATTAATAGTAGGTTGATGACAAGATTTTTTAATAAGAGTAAACATATCAATTTAATAATATTGTATTTAATATATAATATTATTAAAATTCAAATTTTTTGATTACATAGATCTTATTTCTATAATCATTAAGGATTATATGATAATTAAAGAGAGAAATATAATTAATTGTATATTTAATATGTCAAATTTAGAAACACAAGTTTTGGAAAATGGTTTGATAATAGAAGAAATTTCAATCGAATTACGAACAGAAATGATTTGTATAAATGCACTAAAATGGGGACTTTATATATATATATCAAATGATTATATAGTTCGAAGAGAGATGTGTTATCGTATTATGAATAATTTTCCAAAAGATATTTTACTTGCTGGATTTGTTAAGGGACATTTAACTCATTTTTAATAGACGGTTAAATAAAAATTGATTTGATTTGATTTAAGCGGAATATTAGTAATAATATTAATGTTTTTAGTTGATAAATATAACCAGGATTCCAATATTATTGCTATTCATAAGAAAATCCTAGATAATTTATTAGAATCATTTAATGTACATAATACTATCTATAAAAATTTAGATATAATTGTGAAAAAACCATATGATGAATTTTACAATATAATAAATAATATGGAACGCGGGACATGGAAATATGCTAATTTTACACATTTACTTGTATATGGTCCAGAAGGTTGTGGAAAAGAATATATTGTGCAAAATTTATTAGAAAGTATTTATGGAAAAAATGCAATTAAAGTTCAGGATGTTGAATATACTATTAATAGTTATAGCAATGTTAAAACAAAAGTAATGATTAAACAATCAAATCATCATATTATTATTGAACCAAATAATAATGGTTTTGATAAATATTTGATACAAGAAATTATAGAAGATTATGCTAAAATAGAAATTTTATCAATATTGAAATATAAGAAATTGTTTAAAGTTGTAGTTATAAATTTAATAGATAATTTATCATATTATGCTCAGGCATCTTTGCGTCGAACAATGGAAAAATATGCAAATACTTGTAAATTTATTTTCATTTCGAATCAATTATCTAAAATACACGAACCATTGAAAAGTAGATGTTTGGTAATTAGAGTACCTCTGCCGACCGATATAATGATAATGAATATTATAATGAATATTTCTATAAAAGAAAATATTAAACTATCATTAGAAGAAATGAAAAGTATATTAAATAAAGCGGAAAATAATATAAATAAAACAATATGGATGCTCGAGATGAAAAAATTTAATGTGAGCGATGAAACAAATTGGACTGATATTTTAGATCGAATAGTTGATATAATAATTACTAATGATAAATATTCTTCCAAAAATATGTTAGAAATTATAAAAACTATACGAGAACTATTATATATACTATTTATTACTAATATTGATTTTCATCTAATTATTAGAAAATTAATGTTATTATTTATAAAAAAGATACCAGATATTTCAGTACGATACAATATTATAGAAACAACTTCGTTATTTGAACTAAGGATAGCACAAGGTACACGATATATTATTCAAATGGAAGCGTATCTAATTAAAATTATTTATATTATGAATTGTTATTACAATAAAAAGACAATAAAAGATTTATCACATATTAATTTATAAATTTATTCTCTCGCTGGAACTTCATAAAATGCCCGCTTGCCCTCATAATCATATTCAATCTCTATTTCTTTACCATCTCTCAAAAAGATTGCCCAATGATCAGCACTGTCACCATAACCACATTGTTTGCGTCGCAGATATTTACCTGCGTATTCACGTGGAGTAGATTCTTTTGTATAATATGTTTCATTAGACCAATGACCATCTTTTCGAGTTAAAAAAGTTGCTTCATAATATTTTCCTTCAACTGGTTTATTTGTGACAACAATTTCTTTACCATATTTTTTTATTCTTTCAGCATCAAAATATGATTGTTTTGCAATTTCATCTGGACAAGTATGAATACGATGACCAACACGCTTACACGCTGGACAAATTAGTCTGGCGTTTTCTTTCATTGTCTCAGATAAAACATATGATGAAACTGGTGCTGGCAAACAACGTGTCTGTAATGGTACTGGAGGATTTCTAGGTGGTCGAACTACTGGTATATAATAAATATGATAAAATGCTGTTACTCTAGAACATTCTATTATAACTTCTTTGCCATCATCATTAATAAAATGTTCCCAATTTTTCATATCATCTCCCCAACCTTCACTTCGACCACCAGTATATCGTCCAAGATAGGTTAGTGGGTTAGTAGTAAAATATTTTTTGGTTAGGTTCTGACCTGTTTCCTCGGTAAAGGTTGTAAGAAAATAATAACGTCCTTCTTGTGGTCGACATACTACTTCCAATTTTGTGGCAATATTCGATTCAATACTGCGTTTTGTGATATTTGTACCTGATTTAACATTATAAAAAGCAGTTTTAGGTTGATGAATAACTTTAACTTCATTTCCTTCAGAAATTAGGAAAATTGAATAACAATCATTGCCATCGATCTCATTGCGTAAATGTTTACCAACATAGGAGAATGTATATTTACTAAAAAATTGACCACCTTCTTGATGTGACCACGTAGTAACATAATATTCTTCACCCTCTTCTGGTATAAGGCACACTTCATATAGTATGCTGGGACGATACATCTCAGTATCTTCAAATGGTATCAGTGAATCAACAAATGAATCACCTAGTCCAAATGAACTGCCCGATAATTTTGGGGTTATTAAATCGTTAGATGTTTTTACTTTGATAGTAGACATATTTAATACAATCAAATTTGATATTATGTATTTAAATAAAATAAAAATTTCAATTTTTTATGAAAAAGGTGTGGGTAACAAGTTTCTCCGCTTAACTCATATATCTTATACCTAAAATAAAAATATAAGTATTATTATATATGGATAATATTGAAACTAAAATTAATATGTTGTATGATTTTAATTATTCTAAATCATATAATAATAATATAAAATCTTATAATATTAAAGAAGATAAAATTGAATTAGATGATATTAAAATAGAGAATAATAATTCATCAAATCAATTAGATATTATAACTGAATTATTCAATGCTAAATTTAAAATGATGAATAATGACACTGAGAATAATATGATTATTTTAAAACGTTATACGGATGGATTGTCAACAGCACTTTATATCAGTCCATATCAGACATTAGATGAAATTAACATGATAGATAGTATGAATAATAATGATTCATTATTTTCATATATTTTAAGTAAAATGGTATTAAATCGAAAAACACGTCATATTATGTTACCAATATTAAATATAGATATTGATTTTCAACGTATTGCCAATATATTGAAACCATATGATATGATATATAAGAATTACCATGAAATGATAGAAAATAACACAATATCTAATATATTTTCAATTAGAATAAAAGAACAATTTTTTAAAACTGTCACATTGAGTGAATTTTTAGAAACAACTGGTACATTTCATAATGATAATTCAGATATAATATGGAGAAAATTATTATTTCAAATAATATTCACACTTGCTATATTACAAAAAGAGTATAAAGGATTTAGACACAATATATTGAGTCCAAATAATATTTATGTGTATATAAAAAAAGAATCAAATAAAGTAGAACAATATGATTTTAATGATGTGAATTATTACATTACCAATAATGATTTTGATATTAAAATAACAAATTTCTTTGGTTCATGTATTCCATCATATTATAGTAGTAGTATGATGATACCATTTATAGATATGAAAGAGAAAAATGATTATTTTGATTTGCATTTTTTCTTAAATAATTTAATTGAAATGATTAAGGTGTTTGGTAAAGAAACAACTGAATTTTTAAATATAGTTATTCCAAAAAAATATAGAACAAAAAAAAATAATATGTATATGACAAAATATGAAGAATTATTTACACCTGCTGAGTTATTATCTCATGATTATTTTAAACAATATATGGATAAACCATTACAAGAAAAAACAACAATAGACGAATCTGATTATTATATGGGTAAAAAGAAAAAAATAAAAGTTCTATTTAATACCGATGAATCGAATATTGAAATATTAGGTAATCAAACGGGTAAACCACGGAAAACAAGTAATACTAGTAAACCACGGAAAACAAGTAATACTAGTAAACCACGGAAAACAAGTAATACTAGTAAACCACGAAAAACAAGTAAACCACGGAAAACAAGTAAACCACGGAAAACAAGTAATACTAGTAAACCACGGAAAACAAGTAATACTAGTAAACCACGGAAAACAAGTAAAGAGATGAAAGGTGGGAGTAAATTTTATAAACCACCTTACAATAAAGTAAAAAATTCACCATATATTTCAAATGAAAATAAAAGAATAATTAAAATGGAACCACCTACAGTAAATCCACCTCCTAAACAACCACTTGAAAAAACTACAATAGCAACACAAGAAATTTCAATGAATCCATTATATAAAAAACCATTTATTATGAAAGAAAAGCAGACATTTGATAGAGATTATGTTAAATTTGATAAACCACATGATGTACCTAAAATTACAGATGAAAAACCATATAGACCTTATGTTAAACCAGAAAATGATAAACCTTATATAAAACCAGAAAGACGTGATAATGTTAATGAAGAAACAGAAAAACCTTATAGACCTTATGTAAAAGAAAATATAAATAATACGAATGACAAACCTTTTAATAAAACATATCCAGAAACTAGAAAGATAAATAATGAATCACCTAATATCAATGAAAAACAAATCGAACGAACATATCATAAACCATATGAAAAACACTCAGAACACTCATATCATAAACCATATGAAAAACAATCGGAACACTCGTATCAAAAACCATATGAAAAACAATCGGAACACTCATATCAAAAACCATATGAAAAACAACCAGAACGATCATTTCATAAACCTGAACATAGTTTTCAAAAACCATATAATACTGATGCTAAATATCAATCATCCGATTATAATAGACAAGTAAGACAACCTAACATTAGTGAAGCACCTGTAATTGCTGAACAAAAAATATATCAAACAGCAATGACAGCACCTCCTATTGCGAATAGCGGTCACACGCATCCTAAATATACAAATCCATCTTTTATTAATTTGGATGATAAATTAATATATCCACCTGTATATGCTCCTGATAATATAAATTATTTTCCATATATGAAACCACTTGATAGAGTGAATGAAATACCATTACAACAAGTATATAATATTAATCTGGGTAATTCCACATTACATAGTAGTACATTGAGTAAAATATATGAAGACGCTTTACCTGGAGATCCCTATAATTTTTCAATGGCAAGTGTATATGAAAGAACTGCTTTAATTAGTTTTATGCGTAATTCGATTATAAAACGCAATGATGGTGAAGAAATGACCGTACAACCTAGTGATAATTCATTATTACAATTTATTAGATTGTTAGAATTTAATCCATTTGTATTAGGTAATAATCCATCATATGCAACAAAATCTAAAGGTAATCCTTATGCTTCCATACCATTGAATTTTTTAATTTATAATGCAACTTATCCCATTCGTTACAATCCTACTACACAAACAATTGATATTGCTCGATTTGCTTTAGGTTTAAATTTACGTATATATAAATTAAGTTACGCAGCACAATATTGTGAAAATTTAGGTAGTAATATTACATGTGATAATTTTGATGTTAGACGTGAAATTAAATATTATAATTACATAAAAACAGATATAGTAGATCGAAAGATATGTCCAAATTTTATAACAATGATATTATATAAATTAGATAAGATTTCAAAAATAGATTATAATGCTATTCATAATCTAATTAAGAAACATATAGGAGTTAGAACTATAGAGCGATCACATGAATATAGTTCTCAAATAAATAAATTGTTAGATCCTAGTCAAATAAATAATAATATGTTGGTATTTAAAAAACCCAAAGCAGGTCTTGCTACATTTGAAGTTAATTTAGATGATGATTCTGGAAATAGTATGCTTGTATTAACCGAATCGCCAAATTATAATATGGTTGAATGGATGTGCCCCATATATAAAAGTGCAGGTGCTGTAAATACAATGTCATCTACTGGATTTCATTCACCAGATGTATGGCGAAGTATATTATTCCAATTAACTTACGCAATGGCAATATTACAAGAAAAAAATATTTATTTTAGAGATTTTAGTATTGAAAATAATATATTTATAAAAGATTTATTTAGTGATAGTAATAATATTGGACATTGGGTATACAAAGTTAATAATATTGATTACTATATTCCTAATTATGGTTATATCGTATTAATAGATTCTAGATTTATTGATCCAACTACATCTTATAAAGGATCCTTACCATTATTACCAGTTATACCTGGTATAAAATTTAAAATAGTTGGTAAAAATTTGATACCCGATACTCCAACTGTTGTAATTCCAGAAGATAAACAAGTTTTTAAAATAATGAGTCCAATTTATAAAAAAAATGGTTGGGATAACCCTGCTGTTGTAGATCCAACGCATCCTACTGATCGATCTAAAGATGATTTATCTTACTATAAAAAATTAATACTAGAAGATTTTAGAAAACTAATTGATCCAATTAATTTGGGACGTTTACAAAGGGATTATAATATAGTTTTACCTGATACAAGTATTATGAATCTAATGAATAAATTATATTTTACAACTAGTACTAAAACTAAAATTATAGATTGTCTAATAGAATGCTTTCCTGAATTTCTTCATAATAGAGTAGGAACCCTCTTAACTAAATCAGAACGTGATAACTTGAATCCAAATATTGCACCTGATTTTAACACTATTAATGGAAAATTAATAGTGTATCAAGAAAGATATGATGAATATAAATGGGGTGTATATATAGGCGATACACCTGGTTTTAGTGGTAAAAAGAAAACAATATATGTAAAAAATAAATCAATGGATGTATTTAATCATAGTATTGTATATTATCCAGACGCCGAAACTATATTACAAACAAGTGAACGATCATATCGATTAACTAAGGATACATTGATTGAAACTTATACATTCAATTAAAAAGAAATATAAAAATACAATTTATATTATAAAATCTATCTTATATTAATGACATATGAAAATATAAATACTAATAATAATAATATTTATAATATTAGAGAATATAATAATTATAATCCAACTACATATGAACATGAATTTGTATCAAATTTAATTAATAGTGAACCAAATGATATATCATACATGTTTTTCTCTGACAATAATATAAATAGTATAAATAAACGTATTATTGATAATGTTTTGGAAATAACATTTGAACGTTATAATAAGAAGATGTTAATCGAACCTCAACAAAAACATATACTTATTACTATAATGAGACATATATATTTTAAAAATGTAAAAAATCAGGAATGTGCTGATATAGAGGTAGAATTATTAAATAGAGAGGTACTTAGACAAGTTATACCTACAATAATCACCGGTTTACTATCACAAATTCGTTATATAAATGATTATAACAATACATTGACACCGTATGATTTACCTATCAATGAAAGTACAAAAAGAAAAGCAGATCTTCGATCATTTTCATCTTTATTTGGATTTTAAAAAAATATTATTTTAATTAATTAATATTTTTTTATTTATAGTGCCAACATTCGTTCATCAGATGATTTAAACTTAAAGTTTTGGTATATGAAAATAATACCTTGTTCTTTAATCGCTTTCTCCGCTTCGACTTGTGAATTACCCCCAGCAATCGGTATTCCACTGGTTGTTCCACTAGTAAAAGCGTCATACATAACATAATCATTTTGATTGAAAGCGTTCCCGGGATTATAGTGTAATAATCTATCAGGTGTGAATGATGATTTGCTCATAGGACTATCATATTCATAAATATAGGTAGAACTTCCTACTACCAAATCAGTTGCTGTTGTAGTACCAGTACTGATTGCTGCGTTAGTTTCAGCCACTACTACACTTCTCAAACAGAATACATCACTATTAGATGTTGTTTGTCTAATAGGCATCTTAATATCTAGTTCAACTGGGAATTTGTTAATACGTTCAAATCCGGCAATAGCAGTGGGAAGACGAGATAAATTAAATGGCATAGCACCATCTAATAGATAAGCGCGTCTATCAATATAAAATAGTAATACTTCACGAGAATAAATAACATCTGAAATACGTTGAACCAACATATTACCCTCAATAAATGGTTGCGCTTGAGTCAAACAACCTTTTAGACTAATTGGTCCGGGGGCAGCAATACCAGTAATACTACCAAGAGTTCTAGTAGTAATATTTTGATATGAATGTAATCGAACATTGATCATAGGAATAGATGTCACAGTTGGTCTAACATTCTGCGAATAAGGATTAGTTGCAAAAACATTTGTCATTGGTAATGTAGCAACAGTTGTTGGGCGAAAAGAAAAGGCAGATAATATTCTTTTAAGAATAGTTCCATCGTAGCGACCATATACAAAGTCAGGATTATCATATTTATTAAGACGACATACGTCAACCGCAGTAATAAATTCTCGAAAAGATGAATTGTAATCTTGTCCATTTCTTAAATGAAGAACGGCATTCCATAGATGATTTTGTAAATGGCATCTATTTAATAAATCAGCAACCGGAGCACGACTATCGCATACTACATCATTAGGATCAGTTACTAAATTATAAAATAATTCATAATCCGGTCTGGTTGTAAGAGGTTCTTTATTATATCTTGATTTAACAATATTAGAAATATTGGCATACAAAAAATGACTTTCAAATAAATCAATCTTGGGTAAGAACATCGCTGCAACAACGGGATGAACATGTTCACTTGGATTATGCTTGGATCTATCTATCCTACCAGATGTTGCTTGTAATGCAAGATCGGTATATTGTAAAGATTGTAGAAGAGTTTGAGCGTGAATTGGTTTGGACATTTCATATAATTTTAAGATTTCTTGAAGATATTTGTAATCATCTTCTGTAATATTAAAATGATCGTTTTGACCAAAAGTAATATTACCAAGAACTTTCATAAGATTAGTAATAGGTATAACAACTTCATTAAAACGAGATGTACCTGCCAATTCTTGTTCGTAAGTTCTTTGAAATTCAGCAAATTCATTTTCAGATAAATCATGTTTGTTGGCATGAGCGCGAGCTTTTCCTAATAGTTGATGAAATGGAATATTAGAATCACCATATCTTTTACGAATAGCATCAGCGAACTTTTTAGCACCTTTTATAACACTGCCATGGCGTTTAATGAATAATTCTTGAATTTTATTAACTAATTCTTCATCTTTATATTTACGACGAAGTGCTAATAGGGCATTAGTATATTGAGTTTTATCTTTTAAACTAAAAAGATTTGATACTTCCATATCAACGGTATTACCATTTCTTTGAGATGATCGAGAGCTTCGTGACATATAAAATAGTATAGAAAAATAAATTTCTATATATTTATTAAATTATTATTTTTAATAATAATTTAATAATTTATGAATTTTGTATATTATATAATTTACAAACCTAATAATCGATCATCGGATTGTTTATAGTCTTTGTTTTGGTATATAAATACAACACCTTGTTTGGCAATTTTGTCAAGTGCATTACTAGTAGTATCTACAAAGGTCTTAGTTGATTCATTGTATGTTTTCTTGACATCATATATAACTGCTTTATTTTGTTTAAAAGCATTACCAGGATTATAATGCAATATTTTAGTGCTTGCCATAAGGGGAGAAGGTGTCAAGGCACCGCCTGCCATACTATAACCAGATAAACCAGTTCCTCCAGGAGTACCAGGTGGTGCTACTGCCAATGGTCTTGGAGCAGGAATAGGTTTACCAGATAGGGATGCTGGAACAGCACTATAATCAAAGATATAAGTGGAACTTCCAACAACAATATTAGTGGGTGTTGTAGCATCAGCAGAAGAGTTTGTTTCAGCAACAACAACACTTCTCAAAGTAAATTTATCATTAGATGCAGATGTTGGTCTAATTGGTATTTCCAAATCATAATTAATTTCAGTATCATTAATACGTTCAAATCCAGCAATAGCAGTAGGAAGACGAGCCAAATTAAATGGCATGGCACCTTGTAAAAGGTAAGCACGTCTATCAACATAAAAGATTAAAACTTGACGAGAATAAATAACATCCGAAATACGTTGAACTAACATATTCCCTTCAATAAATGGTTGTGCTTGTGTCAATGCGTCTTTCAAATTAGTTAATCCACCTAACATTGGAGCACCACCCATAGTACGAGCAGTCATATTTTGGTAGGAATTTAATCGAATGTTTATCATAGGAATAGAAGTAACGGTTGGACGCATATTTTGAGCGTAAGGGTTAGTAGCAAATACATTATTTATGGGTAAAGTGGCAACTGTAGTAGGACGGAAAGAAAATGCCGACAAAATTCTTTTAATTATAGTACCATCATGGCGTCCATATACCAAATCGGGATTATCATATTTATTAAGACGACATACATCAACAGCAGTAATAAATTCGCGGAAAGACGAATTAAATACTTGACCGTTTCTTAAATGAAGAACAGCGTTCCATAGATGATTTTGTAAATGACATCTGTTTAATAAATCGGCAACAGGAGTACGACTATCACAAACCACATCATTAGGATCTGTTACTAAATTGTAAAACAATTCGTAATCAGGTCTAGTGGTAAGTGGTTCTTTGTTGTATCTCGATTTAACAATATTGGAAATATTAGCATAAAGAAAATGATTTTCAAATAAATCAATTCTAGGTAAGAACATAGCGGCAACAACAGGGTGGACGTGTTCTCCGGGATTATGTTTACTTACATCAACGACACCTCCGAGTGCTTGAGAGGCCAAGTCGGTGTATTGCAAAGATTGAAGAAGAGTTTGAGCGTGAAGTGGTTTGGAGGTTTCATGAAGTTTCAAAATATCTTGGAGATATCTGTAATCTTCTTCATTGATGTTAAAATTATCATCTTGTCCAAATGTAATATTACCAAGAACTTTCATAAGATTAGTAACAGGAATAACGACTTCATTTTGTTGAGCGGTACCGGATAATTCTTGTTCGTATATACGATGAAATTCAGCAAATTCACTTTCAGACAAACTATGTTTCTTAGCATGGGCGCGTGCTTTTGCTAAAAGTTGATGAAATGGAATATTGGAATTACCATATCGTTTACGAATAGCATCAGCAAACTTTTTCGCTCCTTTCACAATACTACTGTGACGACTAATAAATAATTCTTGAATCTTATTAACTAAATCTTCATCTTTATATTTACGACGGAGTGCTAATAAGGCATTTGTATATTGAGATTTATCTTTTAAACTAAAAAGATGAGATACTTCCATATCAACGGTATTACCACTTCTGTGGGATGATCTAGATCTTCGTGACATATATATATCTAGTATAGAAATAAAATCTTATATATTTATTAAAATTAAACTAAAATTAAATTTTTTTATAGTTTTTTTTTATAAATTTATTTTATCAAATATTTCTATATATTTTTTTTATATTATGAGACAAGTATTATATATATCAAAATGAATTGATAAAAAAATGAATAATATTTTCTAAAGATTAAATTACTATATATTAATAAGAACATGCAAAATGATCTATGGATTAATAAATGGCGTCCGAATAATATAAATGAGGTTATTGGAAACAAATCGACAATAAGTAAATTAGATAACTGGATTAGTAATTTTAAACAGAGTTCTAATAGTAGTGTTATAATAAGTGGTAAACATGGTATTGGGAAAACATTATCTGTACAATTATTATTAAGTCGATATAATTATGAATACAAGATAATATATCCAGATGAAATTAAATCATTTAGATCAGACTTAGATTTTGATGATTATTATAATTATGATAATTCTATAAAATCAAAAATGAATATATCATCAGTCAAAAATAAAATTGCTTTGGTATTTGATGAAACTGAATCAATATCATTGGCAAGTGAAAGAAAATATATATTGAATATTTATAAAATTAATTCTAAATTAAAAAGTTTTCCATTAATATTTATATCAAATACAAATCATAGTAAATTAACTAATGATTTGAAGAAATATTGTCAGGAATTTAATTTTTATTCACCATCTACATATGAATTAATCGAATTTATTAAAAAAATATGCGCAACAGAGAAAATCGAAATTATCGATGATAAAAGTGTTGAACTATTAATCCAGTTTACACAGTTTGATATTCGTCGATTAATAAATATTTTACAAGAATACCATTATAATTTCAATACATTAAATATAACTGATATAACTATATTTATCGAAAGATCTATCATGAAAGACATTGATTTGGGGTTATATGAAACATCATTAAATCTTATTAATAATAATTATGATTTTGAACAAATATATAAATTATATGAAATTGATAAAGTATTAGTTCCTCTTATGATAAATGAAAATTATTATAAAAAAGTACTTGCAAGTAAAAATAAAGAAAAATGGACCGATCAATTAAATCAAATGGTTGAAATTAGCGATAGTTTATCGATTGGAGATAATATAGAAACTAGTATATATACTGATCAAAATTGGTATTTACAAAATATTCATGGATTCTATACATGTTATAATACATCATTTCATATTAATAAATCTGATAAAAAATTAGTTAAAACTGATATTAAATTTAGCACTGATTTGAATAAAACATCACTGATGAATATTAATAAAAAGAATATAAATAATTTACAAAAAATTATATTGAATAAATCTATAGATGAAATATTAATGTTGTGTAAAATAACAAATCATTTAATTTTAAATAAAGAATCTCATAAGATTATTGATATATTAAAAACTTATAAAAAAGATATTGATATTAAAGATTTAGAATTATGTTTGAAGATTGATAAAACTATTGATTTTATAACTTTATCAACAAAAGAGAAAAAAGAAATAACTAATATAATAAACTAAGAATTTATTCATAATTTTCTATTATTTTATTAATACCAATAAATTGTATAATATCGTGTTTATTCACAGGATTAAAGATAATCATATCATTATTTAGATACATTAATAATTTATTAATTTGTTTAATATTATTAGGTCTAATCTTAATCATATTATTAGTTAATAATTTGTAATAAAAATCTAATTCTTTTATATTGTGATTTTTAAACATTTCATTCATGTTTTTTAATTTATGTATATTTTTAATAATATTATCATTTATACCATCAATTGAATTAGCCCAAATCCACATATCATCTTTTACTATTCCATAAAAATTATATGTTGCCGAGTAGACAGTTTTATTATTATTTTTAAGATATAATAATTTTTTATTTAATTTATCAAAATTAATACGATAGTTCATATTACTATTAATTTTTTTATTACTCTGTTTCTTTTTATTGATATAATTCAAATCAATATCATTTAATATTTCCATATAAATTATTATAGATTTAAAATCTAATGATATTTAATGACATTTATTACAATAGTTTTGATTACTATAATAGTAATACTAGTACTATATATATTATTTTTTAATAATAAGTATACCACAGAAAGTATAATTAATTTGGACGAAAGTCGTAAAAACATGCTAAAAGAATGTTGCAAAGATGAAGAATGTTATTCAAAACCACCATTTCTACAAAAATATAATAAGTATGTTACTATACCTCCCAATAGTTGCTATAATAATAAAAAACTAGTCGCAGAATCGTTAGATAAAATGTATAATATGATGTTCACACAAGATCATTATAATAAATTATTAAATGATTTAAATATAAGAACTGATATCGACTCGAGTGTAATGGATCGTTATGAGAAAGAAAAAGAATTAATGAAGAGTAAAATGATTGCGATTAAACAAGAAATGGGTACAGATGCTTTTGATAAAATGATAAATGATAAATATGGTATAACTGGAGGTTTTGATAATTTTTATACAAATTTTTCTCCCTATGAAAAAACAATATAAATATTTCGTTAGAATATTAGTTTAATATTTTCTATTTAATTATATAGATGAATATAAATCTAATTATTGAATTAAAAAAAGAATTCGCATGCCAAATTAAAAATATATTAATTCCCTTAATATATGAAGGTTTAATATATATATATAGTCAGGCAAAAAACAATAGTAGTGAAATATTAATTTTAAAACTATTCCAAACACTTTTATCAAATATTAAAGATTGGTCGGATGTTACTATTAAAAAAGAATTAACCAGAATTTATTTAAAAACCAAACAATATCCTTGGTTTGTACAATTAGTACAAGCGTATTTTAAAATAAATCAACAAGTTTTGGGTGTTGATATTGATAACGATATTATAAGTGAATTAAATATGGGTACTTTTATTCATTATATTTATATTGAATGTGCTCGTGTTTTTTGGATGGATCCATTTTTATTTTATCATGATTATTCATCTCTTGAAATTAAACGTAATTATAATAAAATAGTGTGTAAAATTGATATATGTATTGATAATGCTGTGAGAAGATTATTACCAATGGGTATTATATTAGAAAAATTTTTAGGTGATAAAGTAAAAAATACAAAACAATTAGATATTAATGAACTATATAATATACCATTATTATTGGATATTAAATTAGATTCTCGTTATTTAAATACTAATATAGAACAAAATATCCCTATCGTAGAAGAAGTACAACCTATGCAAATAGCACAACCTATGCAAATAGCACAACCTGAGCAAATGTCACAACCTATGCAAATAGCACAACCAGAGCAAATGTCGCAACCGGAACAAACAAAAGAACCTATACTTCCTCCACCACAAAATTATATGAATGGAGGAAATGTGGTTAATAAGAAACATAGTATTAATTCATCTAGTGATATTAAAGATAGATTAATTAGAGAATTAAAAAATACAAAACAAGATAATTCAAGAGGTGGAGGTGGATTAACAAGTGATATAAATAATAAAATATTAAATATAATAAATGATAATAATGTTAAATTATCAGATTCTAATGATAATATAATAAAACAATTTGTTCAATTATCTAAAGAGGATAAGCATAAAACACACAAAGTATCTAATGATAAAAAAACATCAGATACATTAAAAAAAATAATAAATGAATCAATGCAAAACACACATCATTCTATGACTAATTCTATTGGTATTGATAGTAAGGTTAAGAATCAATTGTTAAAAAATTTAGATTCTGAAAGTGAGTCTATTATAAATAATAATGGTGATAATTATCAAGATATTTTTTCAAATAGTGAAATTAAAAGAGATACTGTTAATTTAGGGGATAATAAGAATAAAACTAGAGAAAAATTTTTTAATAATTACTTGAATATATAAACTCTTTAATTAGTGGAAATATTGTTTCAATTACATTGGCGCACATTATAGCAATATCACGATGTTCTTTCTGTGTACCATTCGATGAACGTAATTGTATATAATGTACCCAAGATCGTAATGTACCATTCATATACATTCTTGATACAGTTATACCTTCTGGTAGAACTGCTCGTGCTTGTTCTTTAGCAATTCCATTTTCAAGTGCCCAATTATAAGCATTTTGTGTTGAATCTATTATAAATTCTTGTTGAACTCGCCATGATTCTCTTAATTCATCATCTTTGGTTGATGATTCTAACATTATACTATTTTGTCTATTTTTAGTATCTTGTAATCTTGCTTCTCTATATTCAAAACCTAAATCGGCAACAGCATATCTCTGAGAAAATTCTTGAAATGAAAAAGATCTATGTCTTAATATTTGCCTAGCGATATCTCTAGTTGTTTCAATTTCCAAACATATACTTACCATTTCAAGCGGAGACCAATGTTGGTTTTTAATAAGATAACGAATTAATTTTTCATTTGTATCAGTATTATTTTGATTAGATGGATTCGAAACACGCGCACAATAAGCAACTAAATCTTGTATACTTTGATTATTATCATGTGGTTTAGAATAACTAATAAGTTTTACTTTCATTATTCTAAATAAATTTTTTGTTTTTACATCACTTTGTAATAGAAGGCATTATAGTATCTATAATGGCATAAGCAATTGATACTATAAAAGATATTATTAAAATGTCTTCCTGTAATAATGTAGTTGTTGGAATATATCTAATAGCTACATAGGTAATAATTCCGATTAAAATGTATTTTAATATTAATTTAGGTTCCATTATATTATTATAGAAAAAAAATCTAAAATGATTATAATGATAATTATTATTATCTCTATAATTAGTTTTATATTAATAATATGGATGCAATATCCTTATATTAAAAAAGAAAAAACATCAGAAAATATATATAAATATATATATGATACGGTAAAAACACCATTCATTGTTGTATGTTTAATATTATTTATATATAACTTAAATTCATGTATTTTACCTAGTAACAAAATATTAGATATAGATTTATCATTACCTAGTTTTTAAACGATGAATTAACTTGAATAGAGATTAATTTCTAAGACTAATTAATGACTACACGAGATATTAAGTACGGAGGACATTCTTTAAAAATAAAAAGATTTGATATTAAATCGATGCCAGATAATGTAACTATTGCAATGATTGCTAAACGCGCTTCGGGTAAAAGTTATTTAACAAGAGAGATTCTATTTCATAAAAGAGATATACCAACTACCGTAGCAATTAGCAAGACAGAAAAATTAAATAAATTTTATTCTGAATTTATTCCAGATATTTTTATTTATGATGAATACGATAATACTATATTAAATAGAATCTATAAAAGACAATCATATTTAAGCGAAGACAATGAACAAAAAGTAAAAGATGGGAAAAAACGCAAAGATCCTAGATTAATGCTTATAATGGACGATTGTATGAGTTCAAAAGGTTCTTGGGTTAAAGAGCAACCCATATCTGAGTTATTCTTTAATGGTAGACATCATAATTTATCATTTATTCTCACTATGCAATTTCCATTGGGTATACCACCTGAAATGAGAAGTAATTTTGATTATATTTTTTTACTAGCAGATGATTTTATATCTAATCGGAAAAGATTATATGATCACTACGCTGGTATGTTTCCTGATTTTAATACATTCCAACAAGTATTCTTAGACTTGACTGAAAATTATGGATGTATGGTAATAAATAATCGTGTACATTCAAAAGATATTACTGAAAAAGTATTCTGGTATAAAGCAAAAGATACACCTGATTTTACAATGGGATCTAAAATATATAAGAAATTTCATCATAAAAAATACGATAAAGATTGGAATAAAAAAATAGAAGTATTTGATCAATCATCTTTAATCTCAAAAAAGAAACAAGATTCTAAATTTGTTATTGAAAAAGTAAAAGAATAATTGTTTTTTATTGATTATTATATAGGGGTAAAGGATTTTCAGATAATTTTTTTAAATTATCTTCAGTTTCTTTACATTCCTTTAACTTTAATTCCAATTTCTTCATTTGTTCATCAATATTATCGATACCATTAGTCAATGTCTTAATTTCATCTTCAGTTTTAGCATTACTTAGTTTCTTACTCAATTCAGTCTTATTTTCATTTTGTCGATTGATATTCTCATTAATATTATCAATTATCTTTTCATTTGTTCTCATTTCATGAAAAACCTTTGCTTTTTCTTGACTATCTTTATGACCCTTCATAATTTCATTTAATTTATCATTAGCATATTCAGAATCCTTGACTGCTTCCGAATTAGGATCAGGGTCAAATGGCAACCATTTACCACCTTCTCCTACAAATACATTATGATATGGATCTAATAGTTGAATTTGTTTAGCATGCTTACATGCTTCGTCGTATGTTTCAAAAGCACCACCAAACCTAACACCTGTTACAGAATATTGTTTACTAGTTAAAAATGATAAACATACGTATTTCATATTACTAGGAAGATTAGACAAATTATCTAGATTACTCATTATATTATAAACTATCTAATGTTTTAAATAGTTTATATGTAATATTATATATAACATTATATTACATATAACATTATATTACATATAACATTATATTACATATAACATTCTATTAAATATATTTGAATTTTTTTTACATATGGTTTTTTATACGTTAATTCAATAAATGGTTTAATACCATCTAATTTATTCATGTCGCTTATATTATCATTAAATCGATAAGATAATATATCCTTTGTTTCTGTTAAAATTGGTTTAAATATTACATTTGGAGGTAATATTACTTCATACATATTTGATCCATATGCTGTTTTCATATAATCTAAAAATAGAATAGGAGTACCTATTTTACATTCTATTTCGAGCATACAACAACTATCTTTTGATCCAATAAACATACCAATATTTGTTTCTCTACTACATGTAACAGAATTGATAACCAGTTGTTTAGTTTCTTCGCCTATTACAAAATTAATATTACCACTTTTAACTGTTTTATATAATTTTATACATGTTGTTATTTTAGGTGCATTAATAGTAATAGTGTCAAGAACAGCAATTAGTTCAGTTAATAAAGTCGATACTATATCTTTATTTATATTTTCAGTAATAAGTTGTAAGAAAAATTCATAAAGATACTTCCTATCAAAGATTATATTACTCATATTATTTAAAATTTCTTTTTTCTTAATAATATTAATTGGTCCCTGTAATAATTCAAACGTATTACTTAGTTTTATAAATTCATCAAATTCATTTCTAATTGCTGTACCATCATTTTTATATTTTTTTAATAGTGTTTTATATTTTTTATAAGAAGATTTAAAATGAGAAATTATTCTTTCTATTAATATATCATAAATTTTATCTATTTTTTCATTCACATCTATTTTAAATTTGTTTTTAAAAATAAATATTTGTAATATAACTTTTAATAAATGATCCAATATAGTATCAACATATTCAGTTATACTATCTGAAAATAAATCATCTACTGTATATTTATTTAATTTAAAACTATTTATAATTCTAGCAGTTGACCCCATCGTGTACATCCATAATATAAAATTTTGATAAAATGATAAACTATCTAAATATGTTTTAGATTCAGTATATAATGTATTAAAAATTTCAGAATTACATGGGGTATCAATTATTTTATTATCAATTGAATTAGTCATACCAATGTAAACAGATTTATCGACACCATCTACTTTTACATTATAATTATTTTGAAAATTATCAGTACAGTGATTTCCTCCTAATTGTTTTAGTAATTTCATATATTTGTTTTTATTTCTGGAATCGTAAAGTACCTTTCGATTCTCAGGAATATTATTAAATATGCTCTCTTTTAAGATAGCATATTTATTCTTGTATTTCATATATTTATTATAATATAATTTTTCCATATATAATAATGAGATAATTATGTGGTTGGATAAAATTCCCATTTTAAATATTTACAAAATTTATTCCATATAATATCTTGTTCCATTAATTTTTGTGGTTGTAGCATTGGAAAAAAACGCAATAAATCATCTTTTTCTAATAATTCACTAAATTTATACAACACATAAGGATATGAAAGAAAATTTTTTCTATTAGGAGGTTTAAATAATTCCCATGGTTCTTGGATTATAGTAAACATATCTATAAATTTTTCTTCAGTATCTCTGTCTATTTTAGGAGGTAGTACATTTGTAATTTTATTTATTATAAAAGGAATATGTTCATATAGTTTATTATAACCTAATTTTTTCAAGATATCTTGCATTCTAGTTCTATTTATAATAGATATATCTGTATTTTTATATTTACGCAATTCATTTACAATTGTTTCATATACATCATCGGGTATTTCAGTTGTTTCTTTTGCTTGAAGTTGATTTAACCATTCTTTGAAATGATTAATACGGCGATATGGGGAATATTCTTTAATCTGCGTATCTTCGTCGAGTATTACAAATTCCATATCACCACAATCGGGACAAATATACGATGATTCATACTGATTTAATGTTTTTTCTATATTACAATATGAACAATATTTAATACGATTCGTACCATCATCTTTATTTACTCTAACACCGTCTACTCTTTGACAAAATCTTTCAAATAAATTTGCTTTTGTATTTGTTTTTTTAACTGTTTTATTATCCTGTGATAAATAATCTAATATATTTTTTATTTCTAAAGTTTGTTTATTATCTCTGATGTCATAATATTCATTTAATAAATCTCCTGTCAAATCATAATAATTAATTTCATCTATATTATTGGTAATAATATCTATTTCTTCCTCTATTTTTTTTTTTTCATTTAATATTTTTGCTCTTTTTTCTAAATCTATTGTTTTATTTTTATCTCTCAATCCATTGATTATAAATAATTCATCATTTAATCGATTTAACTGCGTTTGTAGTTTATCAATAGATATTTTTTTATTTTCAATCTGCATTATTTTTTGTCTATGTTTAACTTCTAAAGTATTTGAATCCTTCATATTGAATTTATGTGTAATTTGTTTTTTGATTCTAAAATTAGACATATATATATTGATAATAGATATACTTTAAATTATATCATATCATTATGTTTATTATAAGATTGTCGTATAATAAATAAACGCATATAATTTAATACATATCATAATTTTATTATATTTGTCGTCACATATGATTTATATATAAGAATTTTAATATATTATAAAAAATATATAGAAATATTAATTTTATATAGAAATATTAATTTAATAAAAAAATATTATAAAAAAAAAAAATATATAGAAATTTTATTAATTTATAATTTTTATTAAATTTTTTTTCTAAATCATATTATATATAATGGCCGGAGCTCTTATGCAACTCGTCGCCTATGGTGCGCAAGATGTTTATCTAACTGCTGAACCCACTATCACTTTCTGGAAAGCCGTGTATCGCCGACACACTAACTTTGCCATGGAATCGATGGTCCAAACTATGAATGGTACCAGTGCTTTTGGTAATGCTACCACTTGTCGTATTTCCAGAAATGGTGATTTGATGGGTCGATGCTACCTTGAAGTCACTTTACCTGTCCTCAGTGCCTCTGAATCGTGGTGCAATCGTGTCGGATTTCGTCTCTTGAACCAAGTCGAACTCCGTGTTGGTGGTCAAATCATTGACAGACATTATTCTAACTGGATGTACATCTGGACTGAATTGACTCACACCACTGACCAAAAGAGTGTTTTGGACAAGTTGGTAGGAACAACTGATCGTGCCGGAGCTGCCAATGGCTCTGATGCCAGTGTTTCCCAAACTTTGAATATTCCCTTGTTATTTGCCTTTTGCCGTCACCCTGGTCTCGCTTTACCTTTGATTGCTCTTCAATACCACGAAGTTGAAATCAGATTTACTTACTCTACTCGCACTCAATGTTTGTCTACCGGTGCCTCTTCCATCACTGGCACTGGAGATTTGTCGAATGTTAACTTGTGGGTTGATTACATTTTCCTTGACACTGATGAACGCAAGGAATTTGCCCAAAAACCCCACGAATATTTGATTGAAATTGTTCAATCTCAAGATACCTCTTTTAGTTCGTCTAGTCAAACTACCAACACTACCCGTCTTACTTTTAACCATCCTACCAAGTTTTTGACCTGGGTTATGAGAGATACTACTGATGGTGATACTTTGGATAATTTGGATAGTTTTACCGATTTTACTTATGCCGAAGGTGGTGTTAACACTGTTGCTACTTCCAAGATCTTGTTGAATGGTCAAGATCGATTCCAAGAACGATCTGGTGCTTACTTCAACTATGTTCAACCTTACCAACACTTTAGTGGATACCCCGATGAGGGAATCAACGTCTACTCGTTCGCCATCAAACCCGAAGAACACCAACCTTCTGGTTCCTGCAACTTGTCTCGTATCGATAACGTCAATCTTAACATTACCCCTTTTCTTGTCCCTGGTACTTCTACCAACTTTGCTCTCTCTGTTTACGCTTTGAGTTACAACGTTTTCCGTGTTGCCAGTGGTATGGGTGGGTTAGCTTACTCAAATTAATTTATAGGTGGATAAATATTGATATTTGTGTTTAAAGAATGATTGTATATTACTTTGATTGCCGATAATTGATTACCAGTCTAAAAAATTGATTTTCATTTATTTTAATATTATATCAATATAATATTAATAGAAATGTGCTTATTTAAACAAAAAATTGTCAATACATTGAATCAACATTTATCTAACCTGCAATTGATGAATAATTTTTATATGTATTTAGATGAAAATAATTTTGATATGATTATCAATATATTAAATGATATATCAAGTGGTATCACGAATGTAGAAATACTAAGTGACATTTTAAGTGAAAATCCATTATATCCCGTAGGTGGAATTGGATTTCATACAGGTAATAATATAATTAGTAATTATAAAACGTTGATTTTAGAAACAAACACAATATGTTATAATGATGGATACCAATTATATTTAGAATTAATAAATACAACCCAAGTTAAAATAAATTTCCTTCAAAATGAATTAAGAAAAATGATTCACAGATAAGACGTAATGTTCTTTTATTAAAAAAATTGAAAATATACCAAGATAAAATACTAAATATATATTATTTAATTATGTTTTATATATTATTATTTGTGTTTAATTGTGTACTCTCTATGCCTATTAGAGAAAATGTATCAATAATTAATACCACCACGCTGACTACAACATATACTACAACCATATCGTCAATCAATTTATTGGAAAGTATAAATAATACAAATTATAGTAAATCAATTAATAATATGGATTCAATAATATCATCTTGTGTTGCTGTATTCTGTATTGTAATGTTCTTTTTTATCATTGTATTTTGTAAATGTCAGGGGCAAAGATGTTATCTTGATACAGAATTATTAAAACAGACATGTTGTTGCAAATAAATTGTAATTTTTTTAATATAATCAATTAAAATATTAATATATATATTATATTAATATTAAATGAAAGGAACTTTAATGCAACTAGTATCTTATGGTGCTGAAAATATACATTTAACATATAATCCTGAAATTAGTTTTTTTATGAAGGTATATAATCGTCATACTAATTTTAGTATGGAATCGATTGTACAAACTTTTGTCGATAATCCTGGTTTTAATAAAATGTCATTTGTTACAATAAAGAAAGACGCTGATTTAATTTCATCAATGTATTTAGAAGTAATATTACCCTATGATATAACTCTAACGAATACCTATTGGACTAATCGAATTGGATTTAACCTTATAAATAAAATAGAATTATATATTGGTAAAAAATTAATAGATAGATTGTATGGATTATGGTCTCATATATGGACTGAATTAACACACACTATTGATAAGAAACATATTTTGGATCAAATTGTTGGAACCAAAGGAAATGATGGTATATCAGATGGATTAAATGCTAGTTCTCCGCATAAATTAATTATTCCATTATTATTTTCATTTTGTAGGAATAAAGGTTTATCGATACCAATTTGTGCAATAAGAGATAATCAGGATATTACTCTTAAAATTTTTTTTCAGAGTAAAAAAAATTGTATTCAATCCGGTCCAATACCAAGTGGTGATTTAGAATATGTGAATCTATGGGTAGACTATATATATTTGGATAATCAAGAAAAAACAAATATTATACAAAAACCAATTGAATACTTGATCGAAGTAACACAACACAGTAAACGTAATTTAATATCAAGTGGTGTAAAAACATTGAATTTACCTTTTACATTACCATGTAAAGAATTAGCATGGGTTGTTCAGAATAATAATTTGAATGGTGATAGTTTTACTGATTTTACATATAATAATAGTAGTATGGTAAATAGTGTACAATTTAAGTTTAATTCAAAAAATGTATTTTCATCTGGTTTTCGAAATAATAATTATTTTAATTATATTGTACCTTATTCGTGTCACACTGGTTCACCTGATTTGGGAATAAATGCATATAGTTTTGCTTTATACCCGGAAAAATTAGAACCATCTGGTTTTATTAATTTTTCTCATTTAAATAGTTGTACAATAAATTTAAATACAAATGGTAATGGCGTGGTTGATGTATTCGCTCTATCTTATAATATTCTTAGAGTTGAAAATGGTAGTGCAAAATTAATTTATAATTTTTAATTGTTTAAACAGTTTTTTATATGTTATATTAATGAGTGGAGCTTTGTTACAAATATCGTCTTTAGGACCCCAAGATACTTATCTTACTGGTAATCCAGAAATTACATTATTTAAAAAAGTATATATGCGATATACTAATTTTTCTTTAGAAACAGTTCAAGTTACTTTTGATGGTGGTTCCATTAATTTCGGTGATACTGCTACAGTAACATTAGAACAAACAGGTGATTTGATTTCAAAAGCAGTTTTGGTTATAACATTAGACCAAATTACATCAAACGCATTATGGGGTTATGTAGATCGTTTAGGACATGCAATGATAGATAATATAACAGTTAGTATTGGACAAAGTACAATTGATATACATACTTTTGATTGGATTGATACATATCATAATTTATATACAAATCAAAGTCATGAAGAAAGATATAATACAATGATTGGAAATACACCAGTTTTAAAACAATTAAATACTGTTCATCCTTCTTATAATTTATATATTCCACTTAATTTTTGGTTTTGTAAAACATCAACTTCTACATTTCCAATTTGTTCATTAAAAAATCAAAAATTTCAAATAAATGTAACTTTAAAAAATGCTACCGATATCATTAATTATAGTGGAATAACACCCCCGATATCATCTGATTTACCTACAATTGCTTCTGGATATTTATTAGTTGATTATATTTATTTGGAAAATAGTGAAAGAAATTTATTTCAAACGAATAATCATGAATACCTAATAGAACAAGTACAAGATATGACCGATACTTTAACTGCTCAAACTACTAAAATTAGTTTAACATTTGATAAACCATGTAAATATATGATATGGTTTGCCAATCTATATAAATATTATACTAGAACGCCATACTTGGCATGGGCATACGATGATAAGTGGGATGTGACACGTGATTTATTTGCTAAAATAGTATGGTTAGCGACACGTCAAGGATTAGATTGTAACGATCCAATAAATCCAATTATTAATTTTGGAGTAAATTTTGTAAATATTGGACAAGTACCATCCACTATAGTAGGAGGTAATAGTATTTTGGAAACATTGGCATCAAAAGTAAATGCTCTTATTTTATTTGCCGAATATGAAAATGGTGATATAATTGCGAAAGCAAATCCAGATAATGTTATTTTAACAAAAAATACTATTACAATGGAAGATATGTCATATACTGTTGATGAGATAAATGCTGCTACTGTACAATCTACACCTGATCAAATTAATTTTATGGATATTTATACAATAAGTATTATAGATTGGTTTAATACAGGAAATTTTATTAACAGGACAGATAACCCTATCGTACAATCTTCATTTCAGATAAATGGAAAGAATAAATTTCAACCAAGGGATGCATATTTTTATAATTATCTCCAACCTTATTATTATTTTACCAATACACCACCAGATGGTATTAATGCATATAGTTTTAGTTTAGATCCAGAAAATGTACAACCAACAGGAACTATTAATTTAACATATATTAATTCAAAAGATTTATTAGTGACATTAGGTCGTTATAATAATACAGACAATACCTATTTTAATACTTATTTTAAACAAGGTCAAATTAGAATATTTACATTGAGTTATACATACCTTAAAATTTTTGAAGGTAACGCTGCTTTGGCATATTAATTAAGATTCATGTCTCATAATAAATCTAATAAGGCGTTAAAAGTATATCCAACCAAACCTCCTGTTACAATAAACAGAAAAATAATTGCCATAATAGTAGTACGAGATGTAGTATCAGGTATTTTTATAATATTAGGTATAAAACCAAATAATTCAGATGATGCTTTCGGTGGTATATTAAATACAGGCTTTTCTACCATTTCACCACAGAATGGCATTTGATATGGTTTATATACAATATTAAATGAACTACATGATGGTTTTATTAATACAATAACAGATGGTTCAGTTATATTTATAGTAATTATATCACTTTTATCAATTGATGTAGTAATATAACTTCTCGTGTAATTATTAGGTGGTGGTGGTATAGTTCTCACCTCATAAATAGTAGAATCTTCAATAAATATTATATTTTTCCCTGGCTCAATAGCAGGACCGGTAGTATTTATTTTATCACCTACTTTTGAAAATGGACTAGGTATAGGTGTTAATGATTTGATATTCATTTCATCTATTATATCTTGAGCCTTTATATTTTCCGAATAAGCTTTTTCTTTTATAGTGTTTAGATCAATAAACTGTGTTTCTGGAAGTAATTTCAAAAAAGAGTAAACATAATTATAAAATGTTGGTTCATCATTATATGTTTTAGAATAATCTTCCAACATTTTAGTTGTATCAGTTGTAGTAAGCGTGACAGAAAATGAATAATGTATACAACCTTTCTCACCATAAATATTTGAAATTACTGTTGGTTGTTCTTTCCCTCCAAGCGGTGTATTTTGATAATAGTGAACAGTTCCAAAAAGTTCTCCCTTATACTCTTCCCCTTGAAATGTTCTAGGAGATGTGTTCGCTGGTCCTTGTCGATATTCTGTATTATAATAAGCAGATGTATCAAGTGTGAGAGGTATGTACTTTAATTCACGAGAGGGATTACCTTCTGATCGTGTTGTATATAAAGATACGTACCGAGGTAATATTTTATTTAGTTGT